AAAGAATACCATAAAGGTAATATAGATTTAAAGATCAGAAGAGGCAAGTCGCTTCGCGACGCAGCCGTAATGGGAATTATGAAATGGAGGTTGTATGAAGAGTTAAAATCCAGATACGACAGAGTTTTTATGACGTTTGGTTACATTACGAAACATAATCGGATTAAATATGGGATTGAAAAATCCCATACATCCGACGCGTTTGTCATTTCTAAGAATATTAATGCGAAACGAATCGAACGTCAATATTTAAAACGTTTAATTCGTAGACATAATAGACAAATACATAAAATGAAAATTTTAAAAGGGGGGAAGAAGAAAAACAATCAAGCTCCTTTTGAGGTTTTCGGTTTTAGGTTGTTTGATAAAGTGTTGTATAACAATAAAATATTCTTTGTTTATGGAAGGAGAAAATCAGGGAGTTTCAATATCAGGGATTTCAACGGAGAAAATTCAAAAGATGTTTCACGCAAAAAGTTTAAACTCATTAGAGGGAAGAGGCATCCGATTATATTAAAGTAAATGAACGGATTTAATAAATTTAATAGAAAAACGTATCATGTATAATAAAGAAATAGTAATATGCGCGGCCATCTGGGTGCAGGACGGCAAGAAGCGTCCTCATCAGCCCACCAATATACCATCCGGAACCGTATTTTGTGGATTGAGACACTGTTCCATAATATCGCAACTTGCTGCATACGGCATAGCCCATAAAAACCGTAGTATTCAAGGATTTTTGACAAGCAAGAACCGGTTTCTAACAAGAGAGGAAGCGTCTGAGCTTGTTAAGAACAATAATCAGGAGATGGTAGTAGATAGGAATGCTATTAGAAAACAATTGTATTCAGAAGATTTATATTAACTAAAAAAATAAAACAATATGGGATTTATAATCAGAAAGTCAATATTTTATGATATGATGGACGGCAATCAATTAAAGTATGAATTTGACAACAGGGATTTAGATCATATCACATTTAAAGGTGATGGTAAAGAATCTTTTTCATTAAACAGAGCACTTGTTGAAAATTTAATTGAGACATTTGAAACCATGCATGATATATATTCCGATAATTACAAGCTTAAGGTTTATACTGGTAATTGCATAATTCAATTGAGCGAAGATTCAAAGGACTTAAGTAAATCCTTTTTTGACGTATATGATAAAGATGAAATGAAAATGATATACACAATAAATATCAGTACCTTGAAAGAAATGTTTGTCATATGATCACCAAGCAAGATATACAAGCAGCAACATCGTATATTTTCCGAAGCAGTTTTGTCTCGGAGGACCAGGCAAGGAAAGCAATGGTAAGAGCCGGCAATAACGCTACCAAGAACCTTGTCAAGACCTTCAGAGGAAAGTTGTTCAAGAAGGCTTTTGGAAGAGCTTGTAGAGGAAAGGATATCAGTTCTTTTGAAAGACAAGAAAAAGAAAGTGGTTTTAATTTTCTTTATAATCCTAATAATGGTCGTATGCGAAGCGGTCATATTATAATAGACGGAATTGGTCTGTTTAAACAAATAATAGAGTCGGGTACGTAAGTTATCCGACTTTTTCATATATTTGTGGCATGACAAAAGGTTATTATTGGATACCACAAACAGATGAAACGTTAAATGGCAGAAGCTATTACGTAACTAAGGTAGTAGGAGATATAGTGTTTGATACTAAACGAAAAAGAATAGTGTTTCAAACTACCAGGTATTTCCCAGTAGGCTCCGTATTCCATTTTACTCACAACTGTTTTAAATACGTCATAACCTGCCGGCTCCGTAAGCCTGGGCTGTGGTATGAGGCAAGGAGGGAAGACTGCGGACCTATTGGACCGGATGATGTGGAAAGGTTCGAATCAGGAAGGTTTATTCATAGAAATGGGTACAAATACAATGCATAAGCGTAACTTGACGATTTGCGTCAGATTATAATTTTTTTTCATATTATTTTTAAGCCATCAGACTGAGAAGTTAGATGGCTTAATTTTTTATGATATGCTTGATTTTTAGCTACCTTTGTCTCATAACAAAAATGTTTTATCATGGTATCAACGTGTATTATTAAAAGAGATAATAAAAAGAAAGTTGTTTCTGTCTCTACCAGATCAGGGGACAGGTCTATGTTATTCGATAAGATAGCATCTATTCCTCTTATGGAAAATAGGGAACGGGCTACTACTGTTTTTAAAACCGTATTTTCTAATAAGTTCTTAAAGGCTTTTGGTGACTGGAGAAGGAATGTGCCTATCAACAAACAGGCTTACAATAAGGTAAAATCCAATATCGACCTTATTCCGGAAGCCTATAGAGAAAGGGTGCTGGATAAGGCTTCTAAGATGAGCAACCCTATTCTTGTGTCGAAATCAGATGCACCTTATGGGATTCAAGAATCAGGCTTTGGATTCTATAGCCAGGATCTGGGTGATAATATTATGTTGGTGGATGCTATGGTTCCTTCCGGTATTTCCATACCGGAAGGACCGGGAATAGACGCCGGCCAGTATCTACAAGATGCTATATCTTCAGACTTCACTCCCGTATCTATGGTACAGGATAAGGGTGTTGATTATATGGTCATAAAAGACGGTCTTAAGATATTTAGTCCAGAAGAGCTACCAGAAACAGATTCTAATCCTGTGGGTGTAACGTATCAGACTGGAGAACCTCGTTTGTTTTTTATGAATGATCGTAATCAATTATTTGAAGATTACGGAGAAGCTCTTCGCTCTGGAGGGAATGATATTAGAATAGGATTCTTATCAGGCATCGTTCAAGAATCTACCGTGGATGGAGTGGCAGACATTACTTACAAGGCTGGAAAGTATGTTCTTAATAATCCCAAGTCTTTTATACCGGTCATGACCGCTTCTGCTTCTACTTCTTTATCAACAAAAGGCGGTATAATTAACTACCTTATAAAGAAAGGTCTTTTGTCCGGATCCAAGATATTCGATCCGGAAACAAGAAGCTATTATATTACAGGAGAAGGACATACAGGACAAATTAGACTTTTCAATTCAGCCTTATCCTACACTGAGCTCCGTAATCATTTTGGTTCCGATGTTTCCATGAACGACCAGGGTATGATAACCATAAATTCATTGGATAATAGTAAGGTAACTATGAGACTCGCCACCGGGGGAACAGAAAGAGTTAGCAAGGAGCAGATAAAGAGCGATCTTAAGTCTGGAAGATACAATGAATTGGACGCCAAGTACGATCATTTTGATGCGCTTGTAGTTTCATTCATATTAGAAGACAATGATCTTTATGCTGATACTAAAGCTAAGATCGTATCGGATTATAGCCAAGAGGAACGTAATCAACGAAATTCTATTGTTGAGATACTGAAAACGCTGGGCGTTAGTGTCGTTGGTATGACCGATTATATAGAGAAGTACCAAACCAAATACGGGCACGAACCTTCTGCTAAGGCATTGGCGGATATTGCCAATAACGTAATAGCAGTTGGCGAAGATGCTACTTTATCTGATTTAGTAGAAGAAACAGCCCACTTCCTCGTAGAGGCGTACAGAGATCAGAATGCTGTTGAGGCTATTCTGCAAGATGTAGAAGGCACTGAAGAATGGAATCAGTATGCAGGTCAGTATTATAATACATACGGTAAGGTATATGAAGGAGCTGAGCTTGATAATGCTGTTAGGAGAGAAATTCTTGGAAAGATCCTCGCCAGGGAGATGCAGACCGGCACAGCACAGGCGCCGGTAGAGCCCACCTCCTTCCTGGGGCGCGTCCGGCAGCTTCTCTCTGGAATTGTAAACTGGCTTAAATCAGCTTTATCAACCCAAAGACAGGATTTGAATAACGTTATTAAAAATATTCGTGATCTTGCTATTACCGACATAGATAAAGGATTTGATACTTCTCTTTTGAAGGATAATGACTTTACATTATACTCCCTTTCTTCTATGAACAAGAACAAGTTTCTTGAGTCTAAAATCAGGGCATTGAGAAAAACGTTAAGAGACTTACGTCAGATAAGCTCTGATAGGGCTGTAACTACGTCTATGACCCTTGCTCAGCTTAAGACCATAGAAGATAAGATAAATAAGGTAGAGACCGAAATAGACAAGAATGAGATGGCGGCTGCCATGAACAGCATGATCTCTACAGCCGAAGCTCAGGTCAGATACTTAAGCAATGTGGTGAACACCATCCTTCATGGTGATACCAAAGACGGCAAGCTTCACTTCAATACCAATGATCGAAAGAACGTAGATATTATCAACAATCAGGTTCTTCCGATCATGAACGATCTTCGAGGATATATCCGTAACAGAAGTACCGAATTTGATGAACGTGAAAAGCAGGATTATACAAATAGGATCAATACCGTCATTGCAGACATCAATGGTATTCAGTCTGATATTAAATCAGTACAAGACCTTGATGAAAGCACGTTGCTTGATAAGTTAATGAACGAACTTCATGTGCCGGCAGATAAGGTAAAGAGAGTAAAAGAATTTTTTGACAAGGTTCAACACGATGTATCTTGGATAAGTAGGTGGTTCGGTATATTAGAGCATTCTTCCAGCCCGTTCAATAACGCTCTTGGAGCTATGATTGCCAAAGACAATTACAATGCGATGGTGAATGCCCAGCCCGCCATATCCGATTTCCTGGCATATGCGAAAAAGCATGGTTTTAACAAATCTGAATTTGAAAAACTGCTTCAGAAAGTAGACGGCAAAACTTCTAATTACCTTCGTAGTGCCCTTGATATGGCTAAATACGATCGTAATAAGAAGCTGGCGCAGATGCGAGCGTTTGCGACCGCCATGAACATAGAGATATCAGAAGAAGAAATCAATGATGTGGTTGACAATAACCGTAATTACGTATTTAAAAGAGAAGTAGTTGACAAGGACGGAAATACGGTTACCGAGAACGCTAAATTTAAACCGTCGTCCGATAGGGTTAATACCGATATTTTTACCATCGAGCAGGAAAAGATTTATACAGAACAGATGGAGAAGTGGGATGCTGAAAATTCAGAACTGGAATTTAGTGAAAGTTATGCCACAAGAATGGAATCCATATACAAAAAGGCCGAAGAAGAATTAGGGCATCCGGTTTCTCAAACAACCAAAGAATACCTTAATGCTCTTTCTCGGCAGAAGCGGATATTGAGGCAGCCTTTTATTGATAGCAATGGTAATTTTGATGAGGTTGCTTACTATAAGAGTAGTAACTACGAAGAAGAAGGACTGCTTCGTAAACAACGTAAGGAAGCAGCTTCAGAATACATATATGTAGGAACCAGGAGAGTGGAAAAAACCGGCGACCAACTTAAGATGGCCAAAGAAATACAAGCTATAAATGAAGTTTGGAGAAAGGAATCAAATAATGTCACTAATGTCGTATCAGAATCGTTTTTGCAAAAATTGAGAACGATTCAGAACGAGTCAGGAGGAGAAGCTGCGCTGAAGACACTTATGTTGGGGGGGCACCTGTCATTCAACGATCGGTTTTGGAATGACGTAGAATCAGAACAATCGGCGCGTACCGAATCAAATAACAAGGCTTCGTATCTTAAAATGGCACAAGACATCATTAGTTCTACGACAAGTGATAGAGATGCAACTGACGTGGATTCGATTGTAAAAGATATAGAAAAAAATAAGGCTATTATAAAGGAAATAATCGGAAACAATCGCGATGTGGCTGATATCGGAGAAATTAATGAAGCGACATTTACCTCATCTGAAAGAGATGCTTTTAGGGCCGCATCTGAAGCTATTGAAGCCGATTACGCTATCTTAATAGATTATGCTAAGATGGTGGGTCTTGAAGATATTGATAAGTACCTTACTAAAAGCAGTAAGGCTGAAAACGAAGTAAATCAGTCTTATTTAAATGCTCTTGCTGACTCCAAGGAAGTGGAATGGAAGTTCGTACAACGTCATACTACGGCGAAGAAAGCAAAAAGGATTCAAGCCTTAAGGGATAAGTTATTCAAAGCTGCTGATAACCGGTATCTGTTTACCGTATCTGAAACCAACTACTTGTCAGAAAAGCTTGGAATAAGCAAAGAATTAGACGGTAGAGATTTTAGGAATGCCGTCAATGCTAAAATGGCCAGCTTGTTTTTAAATAACACAAGAGAATCAGGTATAGAAGAGGCTAATGCTATTGTTAATGAATTTGCCAGGAGCCAGGTCTTTTCATACTATAAACGCATGGCACCTACCGGATATGCGGCTATGATCGACAAAATTGGTCGAGGTGAGATAGATGTGGCGCAGATGGTTAAAGACGTACAGAACGGAACATCCACCCAAGATTATGGCATGGACATATCGTACCTTTCTTTCGACCCTGCAAGGGCATGGGTGGCTGAATCTGAAGCCGAAAATAGCGGCCGTAATCCTGATTATGTAAAAGATCATGGGTATGGTCATCGCATGCCTAAGAAAAGCCTGTATCGTGACGAATCGTATTTCAATGACTTTGGTATCAAGTATGATGCTGACGGTAATGAAGTTGCTACTAAAAACGTAGATCAGTGGAATATGATTCAAAAACTCAAGGAAATAAAAAGACAATCACTTGATCTATACAAAGAGCAGAGCCCGAACCTGTATGCTATTCCACAGATATCAAAACAAGATATAGAACGTATAGAAGGATTGGGTATTAACTTCAAAAATACGGTTCGTAATTTTGTATCAGATCTGTGCCTGGACAGAGTAGACGATTCTTTATACGGTAAAACCAGACAAGGGGAAGTATATGATCCGGAAGACAGACTTAGGTCTATACCCAAATACTACATATATGAATTGGAGAACCAAGATGATGTATCTCACGATTTTGGCTACTCTTATTCTATGCTTATGATGCAGTCATCGTTATACAACGAAAAGCAGAAGTCTATAGAGCTCGCTCAAGGACTGGAGCAGATGTTACTGAATAAACAATTTGAAGGTGGTAAAAAGGCTGAAGCAACCCAAGCATATCAGATGTTCAGGGACTTCTTCAACGATCATTATTATGGCATTAGGATGAACACCAAAAAACTTACGGTGAACATCGGAGGATATACGGTAGACCTTACAAGAATTATGATGGCTGTTGAAAGATTTATGTCGGTCATGAACTTGGCACTGTCTCCGTTTGTGGCAGCTACCGGCGCCTTAACAGGTCATATCAACCTCATCATGGAATCTGCCGTAGGACAGTATATAAGCAAAGACTCCCTTAAATACGCATCGGCTGAATTTTCACGCCTTGCTCCATCTTGTATAGCAGAAACCGGAGACATAGATAGGAAAAGCAAATTATATGTCATAGGTGAGAGAATGGGGATATTCAATATCCGAAATCGTATGTATGGTGCCGGATACAATAGAGTGGCCAGGACCTTAATGCGTTCGCCTATGTATGCTTTTATGGAAATCCTGAACTACCCTCTTGATCCGCAGGTTATGATTGCTACTATGGACAATGTTCGTTATTACAAAGGTCGGTTCTACACGTTCCAAGATTTCAAGATGGAAAAAGAACGTAATAAAGAACAGAGTACCATAAAAAGAGAATGGAATGCATTAAAAGATCGTACTTTATGGAGTATGGTAGATGTCGTGGATGGGAAGGTGGTTGTAAAGCCCGGATCAGGTGTTACTGTTGAGGAAGTTGAAACCCAGATGGCTATAACCAGAAATCAAGTTCGTAGCTTGTCGCAGATATGTAACGGATCTTTGAATGAAGAAAACCGAACTGCCGCATCGCGCAACTGGATAGCCAGGTTCATGACCGCCCACCGAGGATGGTTGGTGCTGGCGGCTCAACGTCTGTGGAAAAGACGTGGCTTCAATTTCCAGACAATGCAAGAAGAGGAAGGACTGTCAATTACGTTAAAGAATATGATAGCCAAAACATTTAGCTTAGCTTCCGAGTCTGGTATGAAAAACATCATAGATGCCTGGAACGAAAATAAAGACAATATGAATGAGGTAGAAAAAACCAATCTCAAACGTCTCAGTGTCTATGCCGGCACGTTCCTTATCATGCAGGCCGTATCTATGCTTCTTGCCGGATGGCGTGATGATGATGAAAACGAAGAAAGTTGGCTTACTCAATTTGGATCCTATGTCGGATTCAGAACCATAAACGAAATAGCTTCACAGATGCCGTTTATTATGGAGCTTAACGTGGTAGATATCATTAACGATCCGTTCGTCATGGGACGGAAGCTGAAGGATCTTACCGATCTTAGGAATTATTCACTTGATAAAGTAACATCCGGTACATACAAGGGAGAGTCTAAGTTATTTAGGCAACTCGCCAAACAGACGTTTATCAAACAATGGTATAATATCAAGACGCCGGAAGACGTAGCGCGCGCCTATAATTGGTGGCAGCAGACGAACAACAAGTCAATGATGTTCTTCATCGGCGCCACTCCTGATTCGGAAGGAGACGATGATGTTAGCTACAAATAGACGAAGAATATCGGACTTGCATTGTTTTGGTATGATTCCAATATGCTATATTAGCATCGTCAAAGAGTAGATTGTACGTTTTTTGTTCTTACTTGAAAGATTATGTAGGTTTAATTTTTTCTGAAATTGTTTTCTTACCGGTTCTCAGTCAGGGATGATAGGGAACCGGTTTCTTTTATGTTGTACCAAACAATTGCGATATGAGTTTAAATAAAAAACAATTATGGCACCAAGAACTATTGGTGCCATAATTGTTAAAACCGTTTATTGTAACAAGAGTCCACTACCTTTACCCTCTTTTCTTCTTTCTTACTTCCCCATTAGTTGATTTCCTTTCAACTATTCTAAGAGGAATATGAAACAAGTTTCTAAGCATTAATTTCATGACCTTCCCTATTTGTGAAAACTAAACCAATACCTTCTATAATATATCCTACTACAGGAGCTTTGTCAAATTCCTCCTTCGTAGCCCAGGTAGCATTATCAGGCATCAGATCCTTGAATGCGTCCGAAACATCACCTTGACACCAGCAGTTATTTGATACAACAATGCCTTTCCCTTCGATATTGATATACATTTTTCTTCCACCACATCCAAGGGTGTTCCATCCGCTCGGTACGTTTACCTTTCAAATCCATTTGCATCCATCGTGTGCGGAGAATGAGGCTGGTGAGGGGTGCCACATTTCGGACATACGAGTTTTAAATTATTTTTCATATTATTTCACTTTTACGATCTTAACAGAATCTCCGATATTGTATTCCCCTTGGTATCCACTGAATCAATAAAAGACTCTTTATTTTTTTTCTGAAAAGATTTAGGCATTTAACTCTGATTTATAAAACTTCATTGTTGTTTCTTTGGAGATATAAACTTCGCATCTATCAGCTGGGCCATAACCTACACGCGCTTGTATCCAAGGCAACTCTCTATGTATTGCTGTTTCAAGCTGAAACTGATTCCATTCTGAAAGATTTTCCAAAACAGTACTCACTAAATCTTTCTGGTCTGTTGTTAATTTGGCAAACTCAGCGTCAACATCTATATCACCGGGAGCATAACTATAGGACAATTCTGAGTATAAAATTGATTTGTCTTTTAAACTGTCGTACACTTTACGGCTAACCGGCCCATGAACCCACGCTTGAAATTTATCAGAAACCAATTCTGTACCAAAGTAAGCAAGATGGTATGCGTCACAATAAAACAACAATTTTTGCAATTTTAAGTGAGACATAGAGCCATAATGCTTAACAATATATTCACATAAGACTAATGAGTCTATCTTTTGAAGTTTTCGGCTCGTTTCCATTTTTCTATTTTTTTGATGACAAAAATACCCTTTTGTTTTTCTAAAACAAAGAAAATCCTTTATTTGTTTGTTAAACGTGTTTACAAACACTTTCAATAATAATCGGTATATATCACACGTTCACCATTTAAAGGAGATAGATCATATATAACCCATCCGTCATTAACCTGATTATCATCATGCGAACATGATGATAACACAAGTGCCATCAATAAAACAAAATACCTCATATTATTTTCAGCATAAAAATTTGTAACCTGGTTTTACAGCTTCCGCTTCTTCTCTCGTATCAAACATTAAGGTAGTGACAGCTCCTATTCCTTCACAAACGTAAGACACTTCCACCCACCACCTAAAAATCCCAGAGCCGTAATCATCATAGTACGGCTCAGAAAGAACTTCTTTCACGTACCCATCCAAATAATTCACGATCGTTCCTCCTTGTTTTTAGATTCTGCCTCTTCGAGTATGCTGATCACCTTGTCAACAATATCCGAATCAGACATTTTCTCAATAAAAACATCCATTGCCTTAGTTATGTCATTGGCTTCTTTTTCTTCAAGAGCTATTTCTCCACCGGTAATAGCATCAGATAATGATGTAGATAAGTGTCTTATCTTATCAATGCTCATAAACGTAAATGGATTACCACCTTGACCTCCACCCATTTCTTTCATGATCTGATATCCACCTGAGATAAGTCTGCCTGATGTCGTAGCCAAGGAGGATACGATTAGGGACAGTACCGCCGCTTCCGTCCGCTCCTCGGACACGCCCTTCGACCACACGGCTGCCCTTATAGCGCCGGCCAGGTCGTCTATGTATGGCATGAGGCAATCTTCCATCGCTTGTGTTATATCAGCTATAACCCCACTACGCTCTTTATTTATGTAGTAGATAGAAGCATTGTACCTCTTTATCTCTTTGTCCATGTCATTTAAAAGACGCTTGATATTGTGCTTATACATAGGACTGGTTTTAATTACTTCCTTTAGCTTAAGAATGTAATTATAAGCCTGGTCGTTTACAAATAATGTCATGGTCTCAACCGTTGAATGAAGTGTGTTAAGACTGTTAAGAATCTTATCGAAATTGTTTATCAAATAAGCCTTCCTGGCTTTTGCTGCGTAGTTAATCATCACATTCGAATTTTAGATTTTCAAGTTCATTCAATTGTTTCTTAATTGACTCGATCAGGTGCGTTCTCCGTTCCTCTGCATGTTTTAAAGCTTCTTCTTTGCTCTCAAAAGCATCCCTTCCTATTTCATAAGAAGTGATCCTATCAGGAATGTCGGCTAACAAAAGACCACCATAATCTTCTATTTTAGCTTTTACTTTTCTTATTACACCGTCTCTCATGCACGCATCTGTAATCCATATAAACCTATCACATTCTTCTAATTCCCTTTCGTACAATTCATACCATTCCGGTTTAGGAAATCTTAATGTGAATCTAATTTCGGTATCTTTCTCTAAGATATTAATATCATACGCCTCCGGCCACAGTTTTTTTATGCTGTCTTCATCTTCAGCATACGCTACCAATACAAATGAATTACTGGATTCTGCACTACACCAATATGGATATTTTATAGGCCATTTGACTGGACGGTAGTCGTTACCGCAGTCGGATTTTTTAATGTAAAATCTTGCTCTAATCATTATTCTTTTATTCTTTTAAGCATATGTTCAATCACTTTAATAGTCCACCCGTTTCCCAACATCTTGTACTGTTGGGTTTCGCTGCATTCCCATTTATACCAATCTGGTACAGTCTGTAACCTGGAGCACTCTGTAGGGGTTAATCTTCTTATTCTGAAATCGCCATGTAATGCTCTCTGTATGATAAAATTGTTTCTATCATATGAATTACAAGATAATGTTGGAGCCTTATCTTCATGAAATCCACCTTTGTTAAATCCTCTTGGTATTTGGAAAATAAGATTATCTTTCTGAACTGTTGTGAGACCAGATTCTCTACATGTAGGTTTTTCTGGATTCCTGCCTCTCATTGCTACACAAATAAGATCGTATATGTATTTACCCTTTACGGTAACAGTATTGGATTTCTCATCTTTTGTTTTAATATTAGCTCCATAATAATTTCCCTTGTCGTGATTTCTTTTTAAGTGAAAAGCTAAATTGTTTAAAACTTTTTCAGATAAGTAATATTTTTCATCTACTTCATATTCCGCTATATCACTTATAGTCAAACCTTCGTCTTTAGGTTGAGGGATAATGCCGCCTTGAATATTAGTCCAATAAATACGTTTCCTGGTTTGAGCGGAAACAAGTGCTGAATTAATATGATTGCCTTTACACCCTATAGCATCATCAAATACCGGCTCCCATTTCTTTCCCATCTTAACGTTCTCAAGAAGAAATAATACATCAGGATTAGTTTTTCTTACATCATTCAAAATACGAATAAACTCCCAGAATAAGTAAGACTGACCGGCAAACTTAAATCCTTGTTTTTTTAATTCAAGATACTCATTAAGTGATTTGATTTCTATTCCTTCTACGGTAGACAACCCTTTTCTTTTTCCAGAAAAAGACATATCCGTACATGGGCTGCCGGCTAAAATAAGATCTATGTGTCCAAGATCTTCTACATTCAAATCCCTTACATCTCCTACTTGTATCGTATTAGGAAAATTTAATTGCGTTTGTTTAATAGCGAACTTATCTATTTCTGACGCATAATATACTTCAGGCGTGATCCCTATTTCTTTTAACGCTATTTGACCACATGACATTCCGTCAAATAAACTTAACACTCTCATGACATTATACACATTTTTCAATTTTAATTGATTTTGATGATAGATACATATTCCATGTTCCTCTGCCTTTGTCACCTTTTTTGTTTTGTTTTTGGATTGTCAAGTACAGATCTCCGTCTTCACATACTTCAACTTTTTTCAAGAAGCCTATCATTTCATCTCCTGTTTCGTGTAAAATACGGATCTTATCTCCTTCTTTTAACCCATAATTGGAATCAAAATATTCTTTTTTGATTCTATCAATATTGTCTTTATGGTTTTTTATAGCATAAAGCTCTTTTCTTAATAAATAATTTAGTTGTTCTGTTGTCATTTCTTTTCCTCCTTATTTAATGGTATCAACCCTTTTCCATGCTTGTCATACCACAGCATAGCTATGCAGTTCCATGCACATTGTGCAAGATGAAAACATCCTGTATCGGAATCCACTCTTTCTCCTTTCATGTATTCCATCAGGTGTCGAAACATTGCAGCTCGATACCGTTCAAATCCGTTGTCAAGATTCTGCCAATTATTAGATCCATATTTCTTGGCTCCGGCATGATAGACTCTTACAATGTCTTCAATCTCTTCCATCGGAAGCAAATCCCATCGTAGTTTGTCGTCAATGATGTCATTTTTCACTGATTTTATTGAAGTACTTTTTTCTGGATCTCCTACACGAATAAGTTCCATAATGTCTGTTTCTATAATAATTGCGCCTCCATTGTAATAAACTTCAGCAAACTTGTCATTTTCTTTTATGTTTGTTGCTGAAGTCACTAAAGATCCTTTGTATATTATAGTGTTTTTATCTATCTTATCATCTTTCAGTGTTTGAAAAATAGATCCTTTTGGATAAAGGATGTTTTTAGTATTATTGTCCATTTTTTCCATCGTTTTATCGTTGTTTTAATCAATTAGTATAATGATATAGTCCATTATTTTTCTTCTTCGCCTATAAAGCGATCAAATTCTTCTCCGCTCATAACAATGCGGTTAATGATAATTATGCCGTTATCGCTATAATCACCACTTTTAACTCCCATATCATCAAGCTCCTTCTTTAATTCTTCAAATGTGGGACCTGTCTTGCTTTTAAAAAATAAAGTAGCATGTACAATCTTTTCGTTGTTTAGTTTTGCTCTCACGGTATAGACATATCCTTTTTCCTCTTCATCCTTTTTGTTGACACCATCAAGGATGCTATTTATCATATCCTTGTCCTCACGTGATAGGTTGGATATAGCTATTCTGCCCTTTAATCTAAATACTTCGTTTTCGTTCATGACTTTCGGTTTTATTGTTTTCAAAATATTGTCTTACGGCTTCTATGGCTTTATCGTCATCAAAAGCTTCTTCAAACTCCGTGTAGAACCTATCTCGCTCCATGCAGAATGTGTTTTTCCCTTCCGGTATAGGACGGAACACAACCACCCTCTCTTCAGCGTGATCGGTTCCTATTATGTTATTATCTAAGATAATAGAATATCTTCTTGAACTTTTGTTGATAACAACATCATGTTGAAGACCATACAATTTAAGTATTTCCCTTAATTCACTTGTTTCCATTATTTGAAGATTTTATATTTTTAGAAGATACTGCTCCCGATCCCCACTTTTTCTTATATATAGTCCCCATCATGTTTATTAAATCGGAAAAAGAAGATATGGTTCCCATTTCTATACAAAATGCAAGATTGGATTGAAGCATTTCAAGTTCTTTTAACTGCTCTTGAGTCGCTCTGTTTCTTATCATGCTCTCATGTTCGTTAAAAACGATCCATTTGAGGCCTTTAGCCATTCTTGTATAATCTGCATCAGGAAATCTTGATATAGCCCTTGATAGGACATTATATTTATCTCCCGCCTCTATCCTATTTAAAATAAGTTTGTCCGTCAACCATGTTACTACTTCAGCATACAGCATAGGGTTAAGCTCCATAGCTACAAGAACCCATATATAAGGATTGCACATCGTTCTCCTATTCTCTCCTCTTCCCATAGTTTTATAAGCCCCCATCTTTTTCATCACTTTTATAAGTGATTCTTTTTCAACAGATTGGATAAAACCAGGAAATCCTGCTTCTATCGTATATCCTTGTTTTTCAAGGATATAGTATATTCGTTCAGCACTTTCTTTGTTGGACAGAATGTTTTCTATTCTCTTTTCATTCCATCCCATTTCTATCCTTTTTCTCGTATAAGCCTCTTGTAGGTCTGTTAAGGACATAAATGATGTTTTGGTGTCTTGTTTAATTATAACACCAAACAGTTCCCGATCTTTCGATACCATTGTAACATTTGTTTTCATGAAATATAACACTAAAAAAAATATCATGATGCAAATATATGCATCATGATACATTAATAAAAGATTATAGTGTTAAATTTTACTTATAGTGTTTTTATGGACTCACATTATTCCTTCCAAATTTACTTTAATAGAACCATTTATAGTTTTAATGCTCCCATCTATGGTTGAAATCACATCATCTAAATCATTTATAATACTTTCTATGTCATCAACCACCTCCTCCATATTAGCTACAGCCTGATCTGATTCCCAATATTTTTCTGAGTCTTGTAACGATTCCGGTATATTATCTCTCGCCTCAGTCTCTTCGTCTAAAATCATATCAACATCATCTTTGGCTGAATTTATGTTATACTTCAACTCCGATAACTTTGATTTGATGTATTCAAAATCTGTTTTATACTTATCTACGTTTTTAATAACACCCAATATTTTTTTTCTTCTCTTGTCGTTCATGCTTTTATTCTATTATAATATTCGATAATCTTTTCTTTTCTATCTCCTGGTTTTACTGCCATATTCTCAGCCAAGAACCTAAAATACGACACCGGTATGTCCTTGAATCTAATTCCTTCATATTTTCCAAACCACATTATTATACTGTCAAGATCGTCTTCTCTCCTACCATCTCCATTCACAGATTTAAGCGAGGCTGCCCGGCTAAGGATCTCGTCTTTGGTAATAATATCACCCATCCTTATATTGGACAGAAGTTGATCGCCGGCAAACATACACCAGCCTTTAGAAGGGAATTGTTCGATTGTCAAGTCTTCTATCCGACCGAAACGCCTCATGTTGTCGCAGCAATCAACTATCAGTGCCTCTTTCTTGTCAGGATGGATGCGAACGGCACGGCCTACAATCTGGTAAAATACTGAATATGAGAATGTTGGACGCCCAAACATCACACAGTCAAGTTCAGGAAAGTCAAATCCGGTAGCAAGCGTTGAATAATTAAAAACCACCTTCAACTTGCCTTCTTTGAAATCGGATATGATTTGTTCTCTTTTCTTTTTGGTTGTTAGCGATGTTACGACACCGGTTATGGCTCCCATCCTGGCATTCATAAACTCTGATATTCTATTACATGATTCGATAGAATCCATACAAACCAAAATGGCTTTACGTTCGTTCATAAGCTGAAGAAGGCGCTTGTAGATAGAGTTGTTTAAGCCATTTCGTACGATGCTTTCTTTAATAGATTCGTTGGTGTATTCGGCTCCGGTACTGTTTAACATCAGAGCCGATTCATCAAATGACCATCGTTCGTACTTAAGTGGACACCAAAAACCTTGAGAAGTTAGCTCTTGTATTTGTATTACATGAACTAACTTCTTGAAGAAGTTATGCTCGTCTTTTGTCAGCATATTAAGTTTGCTATAGTTTCCTTCCAGCATGGAACTGTAGGCTCTGAGGCGGCAGGGAGTGGCGGTGAAGCCCAGCACCTTCGCCTCGGGAAACTCGCTCATAAACTCCATAAATTCAGAACCTTCCTCAGGGGAATACCCCGAGTGGCATTCGTCCACCAATAAGGTGTCTATCCCTATATCTTTCAACCTTGCTACGTCTTTCTTTATGCTCTTTAATGTTGCATAAGTCATAGCCGACAGTTCCTTTATACCACATGAAGCAGAATATATGGTAGGTTTAGAACCGAATGATACAGCCTTAGCATAATTCTGCTCCAGAATTTCTTTTGATGGCTGCAATACTAACGTTGGTCTATTTATCTCATGCGCTATCTTGGATATCAGAAGGCTCTTACCCGCTCCGCATGGGGCTACGATTATGCCAGGCTTCTTAGATCTTCCTGTAAGAAACTTAAGCCCGGCATCTACTGCCTCTTTTTGGTAAGGTCTAAGTTCAAAGCCCATCGCAATCTATTTTACTGTTTTTTGAAAGTTCTATTATTGCCTCCTTTAGCATCTCTCTTGCTTTATCTTCGTTATCTTCAAGCAAGCATACACTGCACGATATGCCCATACGATCCCCATAAGCCTCGGCATTACCTAATGTGAATGCGCAGCAGTAATCATAATCCATGTTTTTTGCTACGGCAATAAACTGATTATCTTCTATCAGTACAGCATATTCAGCATCAGTTTCACACATGATAATGGCTTTATCTTTTTTTATAGACAACACCTTGTTTCTGAAAAGTCCGTTATAAATCCATAGTTCTTTTCCTGTATTTTTATAAAACACAGCCATATCTTCCTTGATTGTGACTTCTTTTTTCATGACTTACTTGTGTTTAACATCAGTAATTAAAATGTATTTTTTAACAATATCTTCAAGACTCACAGAAGAACGTATATATAGTTTTTCTTCGTACTCATATAGAACGTACCCTTCTTTTATGTCTAATATCTTAATCACATGCTTGCCTCTTTCAAATGGATCCTCAAAGTAGTTCTTATGTTCGTATCTTTGACCTACTTTGATTTTGTCAGTTTTCTTCTTTATCTTATAACGATCTACTGCTCTACCTGTTTTTATGAAAGCTGTCGTGAGCAAGTATAATAAAACTAAATACAAAAGGATCGCTACTCCACATATTAGATCTTCTTTCATTGGACTCCCTTTAAGTAGTTAAACCATATATCCTCCAGCTTCTCCTGAAGTTCAAATGCTTTCTTGAAATTCCCACATCTTACAGCAACGTCTCTCATATATTCTACGTTTATAACTTCCGGATCTTGCCGGTATTTTGTTCTTAACTTTTGAACGTCCTCGTATTTCATCGTTTTATCTTTTTAGACGGATCCCAATCCGAAGAGAAAGGGCATTCGTTTTTGTTATGTAATCCAAAGTCACAATAGTAACACAGTGCTGACGGGCAGGGTAGCTTGTTTTGTGGAACAGGCTGGCTTAGGGTGGCACGCCGCTTGCTATACCTGGCTCCTTCTGCTCCCTGGATGTATGCCTGAAATGTTTTTACACTATTATCTTCAAAATCATACATTTTAGACAAAGTGTCATTTAGCATCTCTATAGATTTTGTTTTACGTTCCTCATCCACCTTAACCTTTTGGTACTGCCTGGTTCTGGTAAAGAAATAGATGTTCATATCTGGCAGAACTCCACCATATTTTCTATAGATGTAAAACGAATATATAGGATGCTGTAAATTCGTTTCCAACTTCTTAGAATCAAAAACCTTATTCCCTGATTTCCAATCTATGACATAATGGTGAACTACGTTCTTGCTTTTTATAGCCAGATGAAGGTCTACCGATCCTACTATGTACACATGGGTATGAACGTCACCATTTATATCAACAGGCTTAGGAAGACGGTATGGCAGCACAAAATCTTCTTCGACTCCAACTATAGCGCCGTGTCTGATAAGTTTCTCGCAGGGATTAAGATCACTATCAGTTATCATAAACCTATTGCCGTCTTTTTTGAACAGATCCACAATCCAAGCAAGAAGTTCCCCAGATTGCTTCATGGCCATCATCATATTTTCCGGTGATTGCCAAGGTATGTCTTCTTGGTAAGCATAGTAACTTATCGCTTCTCCAAGGTCTTTACCAGAAGGCTGTCTTCCGTTTTTAAAGAAGTATTCCAGTGTCTTATGGATAACCGTACCATAAGATGTAGCTTCTTGTTTTTCCGTAGACCTTTTGCCCTCTACGTAAGTCTTATACCATTTCATTGGACAAGTAAGAAACGTATCTATCTGGGAATAAGATATGGCAAGACGTTTCACACCATTAAACTCCTTATATAGCAAATGTGTTTCCGGGACCATCATAAGTCATTGTCTTTAAATCCTTCCGGGTAATATACGACATACTTCTTACCGTCTTCTGGTGTCATGGCAAACTGCATGTAGTTATTACGATTACGATGCTTACCATCTAATCCTCGCTTCCAATACAGAATCCCGTCTATATCCACATAAGACCGTCCGCGTTCGGCTCTAACCACGTCCGTGTGCAGCAGATACCCGTCGGAAGACACAATCCATACTTTATCTCCTTTGTTTAAATAAGATATTCTTTTTCTTACAACAACCTTTTTCTTATTATCCAATACAAATTCCTCGTCAGTCATACTCTTCATCCTCCTCTTCTTCTGTTTCAAAATCAATTCCATATCTCATATTCTATTAAATATATTTAAAGCTATTCATATGTTTTAATACATCCCCTCGGAGACCTTCCGGTCTCCTTGGTAGATGTAAATCCCGTTAGGGATAAGTCAGGATTTCTCCTGTAAGTACCCATCGCCAATGTTATAAGAGGTTTTATATAATGGCAACACTGTTTCGTCAAATACACTACTCCTATTTAATCACCATCCTTAGAGCAAGAAACTTGGATAAACATTCCTTGGTAACTATTTATTCTCAAATAACGTAGCCTCTGTTTCAAGGCTTAGGCTAATAACCCGATCTCTGAAAGAGATGTATTAAACTTTTATAATAGAATTATATTGGGTTAATACTATTTGGGGCTATAACACCGATCATAATGCTTGGTCAGTTCTTCTGGTTCTAAATCTTGTCCAAAATCCATGTTAAAAATATCGTAATTAGTAAAGCACTTAAAATCACTGTCCCTGCCGGCAGGAAATCTATGAATGCTGCTTTTGCTTCTTCAATTAGGCCCAAGTGTAACCTTGGGCCATTGTATTTATTTTTTGTCATCTCCTTTTAACTTCTTTAAAGTATCTGCAATCGGAAGCTGATCAATGACTCCCAATGCCGGAGCGACGGTCTTAACAACATTGTTAAGAAAATTACCGGTACTGTTCTGACCGCCGTCAAATACCGTGATATTTCCGAGGTTAATGTGCTCAAATGCCTTAACCTGTTCTCCGGCAATTTCTTTCCACTGATTAACCATCTTGTACTGGATGGCGATCTGAGGATTGGATTCTGCTGCTTCCACCATAGCCTTAAATCCGTCGGCTTCTGCCATCAACGACTTTTTCTTACCTTCGGCTTCTGCCTCCAGCTTCATCTGAATAGCTTTTGCTTCCGCTTCTGCTTTTGCCAAATGTGCTGCTGCTTCGGCATCAGCCCGGCGTTTGATCTTCTCAGCTTCAGCATCAGCTTGCAACATAGCCTCCTGCTTCTGAATTTCAGCCGGCACAATCTTTTCAGCTTTAAGCGCAGCTTGAACCTTCTTAGCTTTAGCTTCTTCCACTTCTTTATCAGCAAGCTCTTTTGCCGTTTTCACAGCCGCTTCCGATTTAACTCTCTCTTCTCCGGCTTTCTTTTCTGATTGAGCTTTGATAACCTGTAGCTCTGATTCTGATACAGCAACCTCTTTCTGGGCATTGTTGTAGCCTACAGAAGCATTTTTCTCAGCCTCAGCTTTCTTAATCTGAGCTTCAGAGTCTTGTATTGCTATAGCTGCTTGTTTATCAGCTTCAGCTTTATTCTTCCCGACTTCTTCCATTCTTTCGGCTTCAGCTTTGTTTACTTCAAGTTCTGCCTTAGATCTTGCGATCGCTGATTCCTTATCAGCCAAAGTCTTTGCAATAACCGCAGCCCTATCTCTATCGGCTTGAGCTACACCGATCTGTTTTTCTTTATCGGTTAAAGCCAAAGCTACTTCTTTTTCTTTCTTTGTTTCAGCTACTACCGTTTCCTTTTCTTTTTCAGTATAGGCAATTTGAATCTCTTGCTCTTTTTGGGTATTAGCTACAGCCGTTTCTTTTTCCTTTTGCTGTACAGCAATCTTAATAGCACCCAGCTTTTCCTGTTCTTCGATATTAGCCTGTGCTTCGTTCAGGGCCTTACTTTCAGCTTCTTTGCCAAGATTCATGATATAGCCGGCTTCGTCTCTGATGTCACTGATGTTGATATTTAGGAGGTAAAGGCCTAACTTATTAAGTTCGTTATCAATGTTTTTTCTTGCCTTATCCAAAAACTCATCCCTGTCAGAATTAAGTTTTTCAATCGTCATTTCAGCAATGATCAAACGCATTTGGCCATAAACAATATCCGTAATAAGATTTTCAGTAGATTCAGTATCCATCCCCAAAAGCCTTTCTGCTGCATTCTGCATAATTTCAGGATTTGTGCTGATTGCTACTGTAATAGTAGTAGGTACATCCACTCTGATATTTTGAGACGACAAAGCACCGGTGAGCCTACAATCTATTTGCATAGGCTCCATAGACAAAATATCATAGCTTTGAATAATAGGCAAGACGAATGCCGCTCCACCATGATATAATTTCGCCGATTTCTTTTCCCCACCTGTCTTACCATAAACGACCAAGACTTGATTAGGCTTACATCTACGATACCTTGATAAGACTCCGATGATTGTCAAAATAATCACTACAGCTAAAATAGCTGACACGTACATGATTGTTGTCATAACTTTTAAAATTTAATTGTTGATAAAAAAATTAGATACTTAATTCTCCTTCTTCGTATTTTATATTCACCTTGTCACCGTTTTTGTAATTTTTTCCAGACAAGCACCTCACTCTCATCTGTTCCTGTCTTCCATTTTTCGAAATATTTACCATATAATGATTCTTACCTGATCTAAATACTATCTCCGCCTCTCTGCCATTTAAATCTTCCGGACATTCGTACACCATTTCTTGTTTTAACTTAAGAAGTAACTTATATACGTAAAACAAAACGATAAAGAAAAATGACCCTATTACGATCCCTACTAAATGGGAACCCGAAAAGTACGTAGTCCAGCTATATCCAAGAATAAAATGTGTTATGCCTTTGAATGATATGATGTCCGACAAAGACATGCTTAAATCAGAAGCGCTATCAATGTCAATATCCGTATCCAGATCAGATCCTAATATCGACAACAAAAACTGTATAACAAAAGCAAATGATGCTATTAAAGCCATGCATAAAATTATATCACTTCCCATATCCTTCTGTTATTATTTTGTAAACAAGATCAGTCATCTCTTTGATGGATTCTGTATCATAATCAATAATAACGATATTGAATTTTTGTTCCACCATCGCATCAAGCTCAATTCGATCAATAGAGTCTAATCCAAGTTCTTTAAACGACACATCTTCTTCATGAACTATATCCATTTCCGAATTAAGAAACTGAGTAATAATTATATCCTCTATTATCTTTCTAATTCTTACTTTTTCCATTGCTTTCTAATTTTGTTAAATAAATACGTTTTTATGTTTTTCAACCTCTCTTTGTCTGTTTCCGAACTTCCGGTAAACAAATAATCCGGATTGCCTTTAGCCGGCGGCGTAGGCAATTTAGATACGGCAAACAACCAATCCATTTCCTTATTCTTCTTAGGCTCCAAATAAGGCTCGGTAGCGATCTTAAATTTTTCAGCTATTAAGTCAAAGAGCTTTGAGTTTTTAAGGTTCATATGAACTGAAAAAGCCTGAGAAGGCGGTTTCCATATGAAGTTACATAAGCTCATTGTATAATCTCCTGACTCTGCTATATAAGATTCCGTTACCTGAAGTATGACCTCTTTCTTGAATGAGGTGTTACCCATAAACCAACACAATCTGGATTCCGCTTCTTTTCTGCTGACACCTATGTCTTTTGAATACGATTCGTACATTCCTATCATAATCTTCAACGTTTCCAGAACCTCGTCTGTCATTTCCGGTGTCTCTATATAATTCACAAAAGACGTTCCTTTGTTGGTCAATCTCATCACGCCTGATTTTAATTTCTCAACCAGGCCAAGCTCTATATACCTCCCAGCATCTTCTTCCGGCATGGCTTCGATCATAACCGTATCCTTCTGTCTTATGGCAAGAAGATTAGCAAGATCATTAGGAGTCATGTCTGATGCTGCAAGTTGTCTGAAATTGATGTACATACCTAATCAGCTTTAATGAAAATAACATTCTTGTTATCTTGTCTATCAATATGTTCACATGGACCAATAATCATGTCTGTACATGAACAATAATTGTATTTTTCAAATATACACCTATCGCATGTATCACCTTCCACACATTTTAATCTTACAAGTCCGGCATCAAACACTTCTCCTACTTTAAATTCCTTCTTTTCCATATTTCCTCCTTGTTTTTAACTGTTGTACCCTTCTTTGATAATCGAATTTCTACCGGTAGATACCGACTGTCGAAGATCGTCATGTACAGAATCTACCGTAGAATACTTGTTTCTGGTTGTAAAAATCACTTCCAGCATCTCCTTGTAATCACCTAAAGCTACTTCGTATCTCGGATCTACTTTGGCTTTTCTTTCAGCCTCGGCATTACTTTTAGCCAGCTCTCGGTCGAGAAGATCTTCTTTGATTCGGTCAGCAATCATATCAAGCTCTTTCTTGATTACTTCGCCGGCTGCCCGAAGTTGACCTTCTACGTCGCCAAGCTGATCTTGGACGGTTCCTATTTCTTTCTTTAGACGATCGTATTCGTTAATCATACCCATATCACCTGCATAGCCGGAAAAGTCCTTGATTATTCTGGTCCCTTCTTTAAGGAGCTCAATGACTCGTCTTTTACGTTCTCTGCTTATTAAAGACGGAAGACGATAATTCATATCCGCCACCGCCTTGTCATGTATGGAGTTGATTAAAAACATCTCTCTCTCATCCCCCGCAAACTCAGTAAGAACCAAAAGGAACTTACTTATCAGGTATTCGTTTTCTTCTACAGTAAGTCTCATACGTTTCTTTTTTTTTAATATACTGACTGTTCTTCCTTTACCTCTTGTTCTTGATCTTGATTGTTCGTAACGTCTTCCACAGTATAGAGCTTGGGCGGCGTCGGCGGCTGGTTGGGGTTCACGAACTTCGTCCCTCCCTCCCCGTACATCCATCCATGCCCCGGCAGGATCTCTGGGTGGATTGTATTAGTAAGCTCTTCCATACTAACTTGCCTTACCTTCAGTATATGATGAAACACCAGTCCGGCTGTCCTGAATGATGTTTTGTTTTCAGTTTTAAACCGGTCAAGAGTCTGATACCAATCTTTCCCAAATATCATATACTTATCCAGCCCGTACCTACGAGGATTGTGCAAACCTATCATTAACGTACATAACTGACCCAGCGTATCAGATTGGTAAAAATCAGAAAGACGCGGAGGCTGCTCTTGTGGGCTTTTTATCCTTCCTTCTATCTCTCTGTTGAATTGGGATATGATGAGGAAAAATATGTTTTTATATACTAATTTAGCTTCGTTCATAACCGCCACCAAATCATCTATAGCCGACTTAGGATCTAACCCCATTCTTTTTATCAAAGCAATATGATCGACTTTAAATATTATAAGACGTTTGTCTTTGTGTTTGGTAGCTATATGATACACAGCCGCCTCAAACTCTTTTACCGTACACGGAGCATCGATATATATTATATTATTCCTGATTTCACCTTGAAGGATTTCAAACATCCTCATCTCTTCTACTGTATTAGAATCTTGCCTTCTTAATATTTCAGGAGCCCGCTTTTTCATATCCTGGCTCATTCTGCGAAGAAGAAGATCTTGAGGATTCATTTCGAACTCGCAATTGACAAGAAAATAATCTTCTGCTTGCGGGTTGATCATCGGATTCATCACATTTTCCAATATCTTTTGGGCCACATACGATTTACCTACAGATGGCCGGGCTCCTATGGCAATAGCGTGCTGAGGGAAAATACCTCCAAGCAAAGCCTCATCAATATAATCGTATCCGGTTTTAGCGGGGATAAGCTCTCCCCGCCTGTATTTCAAGATATTCTCATACGCCTCTTCCATAACCTGTTTAGAGGTCTTGAATATCCTTCTTATATCTATCCTATTTGCTATCTCCTCGTGCATTTTTGTCACCTTTTGTATCCGATTTGGATCCCCTATTAGCTTTTACTGATTTATACCTAAGACCGTTCTTGGTATGAGAACAATCCTTGCCTTTCCTCCAGCCCTTGCCCTTCTTCTTGTCCGTTTCGTAGTTTTTACGACCAAGTTCCCGGCGTTTGGCTTTCTGTTCCGGTCTGGCATTTATCTCCTTGTCCTTTTTAGCCTTTTTCTTCCTGGCTTCGGGATGAGTCCTGTAGTACTCTGTTGATCTACCCATCTTCTTACATTTTTTTTGATTGATAATAGCACAAAGATAGGCAATTCGCGCCCTATTTCAATCTGCCGTAGCTCATATCAGGATCACACCAGACATACCCATCTTTCTCATCATGGAGATACTCAGGACATCCTCTACATGCGCTACTTCCTGACACTATTTGATTGTTCTTATTAGGGCACTTATCTCCAGGTTTATGCCATTCTATTCTCGAACCTGATCGTTCTTTGTTTACATGACAGAACTGAAAGACTTTTCCCATCGTCTTCTCGCCAAACATACCTATATGTGTGTACTCTTCCGGTATAGCGAGAAATTCAGATAAATCTTTATACATCCTTTCCCGTTCCTCCGGCGTAGACCATAGTCTGTCAAGTTCGGCATGAACTCTTATCTTAAGAGACCTCAGTGATGGCCCCGCAAGTCGGCCTTTAGCCTTTCCCTTATTCGGCCCTGATTCATGAACACCGACATAAGCATTGCATGGTTTACACATCATAACCATCCCTAAGCCTTTTCTGCTATATATTTTATCGGCATTGACCAACTCGGTTTCTCTTCCGCAATAAGGGCAAATTTCGCCTCTTAAAATCCGTTGTTGCCGCACATTGAGTTCCATACTCTATCCTTTTGTTTCTCTTTAAACTTTTCATACAAACTGCTTTCAGTTTCCATTTCCGAGATCTCCACCTCTACGTCCTCTCTTTTGAAAATTACTTTCTTGGCTGTCGGATACGCACATTTAGAGATACGAATAGCATTACGAATAGCGTAAACAAAATACGTTTCTGGTGATGATTCAATCACCACTACCTCATTTAAAGTGTTTTTGTAATTTTCCATATTATCTGCTTGCTTCAATTATATAACCAGGATGATCTTCACATGCCTCTTTGTATTCGATAAGAAACTTAAGAAATGAATCATAAGACCCCCATCCGTTTTCTGGTTCGTATCTCAAAAGACTCTTTCTCTTGGAGATCATAATATATATACCTTTTGTGAGTATCTTCACCATCTCCTTAGTATCTATTTCCCTGCCCAATTCTTCCGGTCTCCAAACATAATCGTATAGTGTTTCTTTGTTTTCTGATACGAATATTTTTTGTGCCATCTTGTTCATGTTGTGGGTGATGTTTGCAACCCATTTACGATCCTCTTCTTTCTTCTTGCTCTTAATATAAACGTCCAGGCTCATAATATTTCTCTTTTACTTTGTTATTAATTATCAAATCTGCCACATCATCTCCGTCCCCTACATTCTCAACACTCTGAAGATAGTCCGATACTTTTATCCTTGACTTCATCATCATCCCATCTATCTTTTTACTCCATGTGTCAAATGCTTGTCCTTTGTCCGGAAAAGCTACAGTCTTTCTATCTTTTAAAACATCTATCACTTCCGGTCTTAAGTTCTGCAACCCACCGGTAGCTACAAACAACTCATCTGGTTTATTCACGGCGCATATAATAGCCGTCTTTTCTGACTCCACCAAATTAACTACCTTATCTGGATACTGGCTTAGAAGATGTTCTCCAAACAGGCATTGTCTAAACAAGAAGTCTCTTGCATGCAACGAGTGATAAAACATGACATGAGGTCGCTCATTGTCACCGTCTTTTTCCTTCACTCTTTTTACATCAATCTCATTCCCCTGGCTGTCGGTCTTTATATAAAAATCCATAATCTTGCCGGTTCTGCATACAAAGTCCTTATCTATCTGCCAGAATATACAACACCCTTTCCATCCCCATAAGTCCATTGTTCCAACATGATACCTTCTAAATACGTCAGATACCCTTTCTTTTCCCCATAGAGACGATAAAAATCTAAATACGGTGTTTCTATCGTCTGGAACTACAGTCCTCTCAAACTCGCTAAAAGGTATGTAATTTACAACGTCAGGATTTACAGGAGGACGATAAGCTCTTATGCACTTATTTCCCGAAATCCAAAGATCTTTGTCACCTACATCCTTGCCGGTAGGTCGTTTATCATAACCGCAAGTTCGTTCATGATCGCATCTTCCAAACTCATTGCCAACGACCTGACCGGTCGCCACATCAATATAAGGGGTAAGGCACCGGCTTTTCCCGCAAGCCGGGCAGGTTAGCTTCAGTCGGCTCCTTCCGGGCCTGCGGTCAAGTTGAAACCGGGGTACGTTTTCGTATCTTCTGAAATCAAGCATTTTTAACTCCTCTCATTGCTTCTATGATTCTATCTGCTATAGTTATAGACCATGACACCACATCTGGTACATATACTCCGCAATCTATCTCTCCTTTTCTATCTTGCATTTTAATGAACTCAATAGAATAAGCCTTAACAAGATCGAATCTACGTTGTTCCCAGTCTACATCTTTGTTCTCATCATCCACAGGAAGGGTATCGAGATAATAATTTAAACTCTCATTTATCACACTTCCGTTGCTGTCATAGAATTGTATTTTGTCATAGTCTCTTCTTATAGTTGAACCATTGAAGGTGATTACGTCTATTATCTCCCCGGTTCTTCTAATTTTTCTTTTCATACTCTTCTTGTGTTTCTAACCAGTATAGGCATTGTCACATTAACAGTCTTGCCATATTTCTCGTAAGATGTGAGTATGCATATTGCATACTTATCCCCTATTTTCAAATCTTTCGATAATCTTAATCTTGACCCCCTTTTGATGTTAATAAAATAATCACCAAAAGGATTGATACATATCGGTTTTACAATTTCCACATAATCTCCTTTAGGAATAACAATATCACTCATATTACGAATCTTTTAGACATTTCCTCAGCAATATCATATACAACAATATGATCCTCTTCATTGTAAGGCTTATTGATATTCAGCACTCCTTTTCTCACTTTGAACCTCTTGTCTTTTCTAAGGTGATTCAACATCCCTTGTTGGAACACACAGTCCGCCTTTTCAAGTGCTACACTATCTTCTGTCCATTCTTTCAGCGTATATCCTTTACTGCTCGTGCTTTTTGGAGAAAAGTTCATAATACGCGCATCAATTCCGTACCAGTTTTTAACCATTCTTCTTTCAGCTTCTAATTGGAATGCGTATGATTCCCATATTCCTCCCGATTTAAAGTCAAGAATGACCACTTCTTCCTTCTCCACTTCTCTTACCTCCTTTTTCGGATCACCTTTTTTGAACTGCCCTGTAGCCCTTTGATATACGGCTCCAAAATAACCTTCTTCTTTGTACTTGAATGTCATTTTAACCATCGCATCTATCGGCGTAGCTACCAAATAATCTTCTAATGATAATATTCTTTCAATCATCATCGGCTTAACCTTATACTCCGAACAAAACTTAGCAAACTTCATAACCCTAACAATCATATCGTCAAGATCATCTATGCTGTTAAAGAATCGGTCAAGATTTTTCTTCGATATCTTAAGCTTCCCTTCTTGTACGGTTTTAACTATAAAACTTCGATTTAAGACCATATCTCTTCCAATTAGATACAATCCATATAGGTAATGCATGATCGTTCCTTTATCGGCTTCATACTGCGCCATCTCTTCCGGGTTGCGACCAAGCATCCTCATCTCCTGCTTCCATTCCTGAAGTGCTGTCTTATCATCTACATACCCATCTTTGATTAAGGTTGTTACCGAAGCATATATCTTGGCTGTCCCATCATCCATCTTCCTTACATAAAAACGATTGTCGTCTAATGTCAATCTTACGAATTTGGGAGTCTCAATCTTCTTTAACTCATCACAGATATAAAACGGTTCTAACGTTTCCTGATTTTCTGTAAACGGATTCGAATCCTCTTCTCCAGGGTTAGGAGCGGCTTCCTCCGCCGGAGCTTCCGGTTCCTCCTTCTGGGCCTGCTCTGGCTCAGGCGCCGGCTCTTCAACTACTGGAACCTGTCCACCTCTTTCGGCTATGTCTTTATTCTTTATCAAAGTCATAACTTCCTTTTTTAACTGCTCTGGTGTTTGATTAGGATCTGATACCGACATCACAACATCGTTCATTCTAAACAACGTATTTCCTTCTCCTTCCACCATAGGTACAAACCCTAAATCTGTTAATATTTTAATCTTTTCTTCTATCATACCTATCAATTATTTCAATAATCAACCTGCCTCTTTCTTTAATCATTCCCCTGCCTTCCATATCCAGCACCTTCTTTACCGCATACTTCCATACAAAAGGAAATTCTGTTTCAAGTTTATCAAATTCCATCCGGTCGAGATACATGTCGAATATCGTATGCTCCGATTCATGTAGGAAAACTATATTATCCCTGCAAGTAGCAACCGACTTATATATCCTTTTCGGAAGTATGTGACAGACGTTACATACTGTAGGAAAATGAATAGCCTTACCGGTCATAGACATCCGACTATTATTTAACTCTTCCAGCATAAGACGAAAAAACCCGGATAAATCCGGGTTCTCTAACTTTTTCTTCTTGCTGCTGTTTTTAATGGATGTAATTCTGTCTTTTTTCTTCGGAGTCAACTCTTTACTCCTGCAAGCCTGGCATAAGCCATGACTTCTTATCATCACTTTTCGTCCGCATCTTTCGCAGACGTATAATTTCTTTTCCACTCTCTATATTTCAATACAAGTGATATAATTGAAAAGGATACTGCCGTTAAAGATAACGTATATGGTAAGTTCATTAACCATCTCGGTACTTCTTCGGTCTTAATCACTATCAGCAAAGTAGCACCTGCTACTACCAATAATACAATTGCCGTCGCAAGTGCTACACGGGAAACAACATCACTCATCAGTTTTCTTTTCTCCCAATTTTTCTACACCTTTTTGCAGATCGTATTTAAATACTTCAATGATTTTCGTTTCTGCAATAGACTCGCAATTCCAGTCGCCCAACGTACCTTGCATCCCCTTAGTTAACACAGCCTCAGCATCTTTCGGATTGCCGGCCTGGACATACATATAGCATGGCGTTTTCTTTTCTTTACCTTTCTTTTCATTCAGTGTAATGTAATTAACCTTACACTTATACCAGTACTCAGCTTCTCCGTTGAAGAAGATTTCCGACACTTTAATAGGGTTAATTTTTACAACCTCGAAAGAATTGTACAAATCTTTAAAGATCTCCAACGATCTTGATTCTGCCTCTGTATAAGACAAGGCATCCACCAAATACTTTTCAGTTACTTTCTTTTTTTTGCCGTTCTCAATATTATCAATCTCGGCTTTTACCGTAATTTCAAACCAGCGATTCATTGTATTAATATTTAATTAGTTGATTTCTTTCCTTTCTCTATACTGTTTTTAAATCTTTCAGAACACCACTGCAAAACGTCCATCATCATCATCTCATTATTAGATAAGATACCTTTTATAACTAACGCCAATTGATGCTGTGACATTCGTTGGCTCATATCAAATCTTCTTTCCTCTTCATTTACTATCGTAGCCACGAAATACTTACACCCCTCTAAATGCGTCAGGGCTTCAATCATAGCTTCTTTTATCTCTTTTTCTTCCATTATGTTTGTTTTTTGGACAAAGATATGTCTTTTGATAATAAAAAAGATTCAAAATGATTTAATTTAGCTTAATTACTGCTCTTTTGATTCGTCCGGTATAGGCATGTCAAACTTTTTTCTGATAAACGACTCTGTTTCTTCATTGAATGGATAGGCTTCCTTAATAAAATTCATAGCTACCTCCATATCACCGTCTGCTATATCTTTATACCTTTCAAAGATACCAACCAGGTCATTGTTATATGAACGCTCTTGTTTTATGTTGTACACGCATTTCAACACCCTGTCTTTAATTTCATTGGCTTTTTTCACGGTGTCATTGAAGGTATTTATACTTGTCAATTCAGGGTTTTTATTTTTCTCATCTATCTTATCAAACTCTTCCTTGCTATATCCTGTTTCTCCTTTAACAGCCGGGCAAACACCCTCCTTCATGATCCAAAACTGTTCATACGATCCTGCCAGATATCTCGATTCTGTTTTAAATGCATTATACTTGACAAGCAAATTAGCCACCTCAGTTGCACCTTCTATGGTTCTAAAACCGATGCCGATATCTTTTAACATAAATACCGGAACTCCAGTTCTTGGATACACGACTTCTTTTTTGTTCTTTATATTCCAGTTTTTAGCTTCAATTGGAATACCTTTATTAGCAAGCTCTTTGTCTATATACAGACTTATGTCTTCGTCTGTCAATGCCACAATCTCATCTCTGCTTAAATCAAAAACTGTTTTCATTTTTCTTTATTTATTAAATTAAACAACTTACTTCTTTGTTCAGGCTCCGTATATTCCACCCATATATCGGCTGCCACATTTCTAAGAAATTCCATAAAGTCTTGATGATCCCTGTATTCAACAGAGTCAACTTTTCTCACAAAACTTAGAATTTCCTTTAACATCTTATTGTTTTCTTCAAGAAGTTCTCTGTCAGTCATAACCTTTCATATTTTCTTCTTTTCGCTTTCCATATTGTTTATCTTGTTTTAAGGTAATAAATCTTTGATGTATGCCCAACGCAAAATCTTGTTGTAATGGCAAGATTTTATCCATTCATATTCAGAACGCCAATCAATACAAATGCAGACATTTCCGTCTATATCCATGTGTTCAACCAAACAATCCTTTCCTGGTTCAGCTATGTCACTCGGTTTGTGCCATACGCTGTTAATGCGCCACTCTGCACCAGCTTTAAAAAGAGGAACAGCATATTCTATATCTTGTTTCATGTCTTATTATTGTTTAATTAATTTAAATATTTTTAGTTTTGAAATTATTTAATATGCTTATCGGCTGGATTGATTATCAATCCATCGTCACATGAAGGGAATGATATGTTAGATTCTCCATTATCAAGATTAGTCAGTTTAACCGTTCCAGCATATTCATCATCCACAAAAAAACAATTGACCCGAAGAAACCACAAACCTGCATTGATATGCATTCATCATTGCTCCAAGTTGTCTAATCTTAGTTTTAATCTCTAAAAGTTGAGCGTTGTTGATTATATTCTTATTCATATTTTTTTTAGTTTTGAATTAATGTGAAAAGGGCAATTATAGTCGCAACTGATATAATAGATAAAATAACATTTGCCAATGTATGCCTTAAAAGGCGTCTTTCGAGATTTGCGATATGCTTTCTTAGTCCTTCGCAATGTTTTTTTGTAGACCTGGATTCTTTGAGTTCTTTGTTGTATTTTTCCATATTTTCGTCGCACCATTTCATTATATCAGCACTTGCTTTGTCAAGCATATCTCTGATTTTTTTATCATCATAGAATGGTATCTCAACATCAACACAAGTATATGGATTGTATGATACTCCGTATGTATAAAAGCGCACTTTCAATGTGACAACTTCAGGCTTAGCCATTTCTTCGGCTTGTTTCTTTATCTGCTCATCTGTTGCTTCGGCTTTAGCTTTAAGCTCATTGTAGTCTTCTATATTCAGCAAAGCCATGTTTTCAAATTCTGTATTCATATCTACTATTTCTTATTTAGAGTGAATGTTTGCCAAATGCTTTATCCCAACGCCTGCTTGCTATCTGTACACATACTACCAACGCATCACGATATTTACGGGATTAGATGGTTCTTATGTGGCGGATGTTGATAATCCTAACAACGCATTCGTGCTGATTTTTGCAAACTGTTCACTCAATTATTTTTAATTTTTAATTAATTCAACTCCTATAATATCTTCGTAATCAATATAGTGCATCATTGAAACACCGTTGTCATCATCAGCCATTATTTCAACACAAGCAGAACAGCCATTGAACGCACCTTCGATTGTTATACCTGTTAATTGCCTAAAGAATCCGAGAAATTTCTTTGGTTTGATAACTCTAATACGGACAAGATCATTCCAAGTTATTCCTTTCTCTTCGCAAATAGATTTAAACTTCTCGGCTGTCATAATTCAATTATACTTAATCATTTAATTTGTTCTCGCATATAGTTAATCCAATTCAAATACCATTCGCGGGATTTTTCTTTAGCTTTTTCTTCATTCTCAATACCTTCATAAAATTCATCTTCTTTTGAAAACGGATCATACTCAATAAATTTCTCGGTATTGCAGAATGGGCAAGGAATATCTCCTTCTCCATATAAATTCCCGTTTTCGTCACATTTATCCAAATCCCATAGATATCCATTGATACAACGAGCATCTGGATAAGATGCACCAAAAAATGGAAATTCAGGACATTGCTTATTTTGTCCGCTCATGACTCATTTCTTTTTAGCTGTTAGTTATTTTTTGAAATCCAATTATCCGTATCACAGTGAAAGCAATATCCGGTTTTAGGATGCTCCGCACCGTCTTTAGCTCCGCAGGTTCCGCAATAATATTCCTTATCATATTCTGGGGAAAGACCTTTATTTCGTTCTTTGATAACAGCTTTTCTTTCTTCGAGTATCATCATTTTATCAGGATTACGACTCAAATAAAACTTTCTGACTTTATGTATTTGCTTATCAAACAGATCATCGGACTCGGCAATTTGTTTTGCTGTATATTTACTCATGCTCAATTATTTTTAAAGTTTATCTATTATTTTGTCACCCATTTCCTGCCATTCATCACTCACGCTTATAACCAATCCTATGACAGTTGATGATAATAACAATGTAAAAATAAGCCATAACAGAAAGCAGATAAAAACACATACATACCTCATGATTTTTTAGTTGTTAGATAAAAGCAAAATCGGTTCATTTGACTCCGCAATTGCTTTTATTTGTTCTGGATTGATAAAACTCTTAACTTGTTCGCTTATATTACAAATGGACTTGATCATATCAACGAATAATTTCGAGGTACATTCGTTACATTCCACTTCCATTACCGGTTTATGTCTATTGTATGATATACTTACTACACAATTCAGCCAGTGTGTATAAGTTCCTTTTTCTGTACTTAATCTATCGTATTCTACTTTTGTCTCTCCATTTCCATATTCAATTACTCTTTTTAGAAATGGTTTTGCATAAACACTAAAACCGAAAGGTTGGGTGTTTAAGGCATCTAAACGGGAAGTTCCATCCCTCCACTTTCCATTCTCATCATTTCCTGTCCATTCCTTAGAGGGGTTAGGGACAATATTTCCGTTTTTGTCATAGGAAAATGCACATGTTGTTTCCAGTTGATACTTAATAACAGGCACTTCTTCTACTATTTTATAACTCAAACATCTCTTCAGAACTTCCCTGATTTGACTTTCCAAATCAGAAAGTGCTATACTATTGAAATATCCTTCGTTGCCTAATCTGTTTGTAGGTAATTTGATCCCATAAGAATGAATCTTGTCCACATCTTCTTTTGACAAGGTAGTGGTAAACACTCCTTCTTTGGTGACATTCACTTTAGCAGTTACAGACAAACTGTTATTAGCGTTCTTTTCCGTTATATTTAGTGTTGTTAATACTGCCATAATCAGATCTTTTTTAAATCAATTTGAATAAATATAATGCATTCCTGCTTCATATACCTTATGTACATCAGGGTCATTCTTGTCTTCCGGTTCCAATTCACTCTCTTCACAAGTATAATCCCATTCAGTATTATAGTACAAATCCTCGTCTGTTTTCTCCAAGGAACAATCTTTCATTAGATTCATATTTTCTCCCCAAACTGCAACTTCTTGCTGTTGCTCTTCTTCTGTCATAAGGGATATTTTGTCTTTTAATTCTTTCCAGGTCATGATTTTTAAAAGATGATTAATAATTCATTCTACATCAAAAAGTTGATCTAACACCAATAATTCGGCATCCATATCTTCATCTTTCGGGAAACGAACTTTTATGTTTCCGAACTTAGATGTTTTGAATAAGATGTAGGGGTTCATGTCTTCGGCAGTCACCGGCTTATATTCCTTAACTTCCGACATCTTGAGATACCAGTCGCCTATTTTTACAAATCCGGAGAAGATAGAACACAGATGCGCTTTTACAGACTGTATCTCCTTTTTATCTTTGAAAGGTATAATTTCGTCCTTTCCCCTTATCCTGATTGACAAGAAAGGACGAATGTTATCTGTTTCATTTTGAAATTTGAAGCCTGTTATGGCTTGCTTGGGGATTCTTCTTCCCATTAATATAAAATAGCTCATTGTGATAAGTGATTTTGTTTTATATCAGGTAAGTAATTTGTAATAACATCAAGTGATATCCATAACTCTGGCTCTATGCTGTTTTTTATTCTATCACTGAAAAGAGAATTATCATCACAATCACAATGAGAGATTGTGATATAACAATCTTGATAATCCCACCAATGAGCCGATTTAAAATCGTCTCCTCCATTCCAAAACCCTATTCTTATACCTCTTGGGTTGAAATCTTCATCTATCCAACTTGGGTGATAAGCCAACACTTCTTCTCCCTCTGAAGGTTTTTCCTCTTTGAATTTCTTCCAGTTCATCTCACCTTTAATTAGTTAGACACAAATGTACAAGTTTTATTAAGATACCCTTCTGTCATCTCTATGAAATTCACACAATCTAATTTACTTAATTTGTAAATCAATGCCGGATTGTGTATTATGGCTATAATTTGTGTTTGTGGTTTATGAAATGACAATACATTGTGAATCTGCATTATGTTGTCAATGTCAAGGTTCCTGTCTGGCTCATCCATGAGAACCGTGTACTCAAAACTGCTTTCTGTTAATGTTATGCAGTTCCTTCTATAATACTTCAACAGGTTGTCAATTCTTTTAATCCAAAACGCATTTGATTTTTTCTTGTATTCTGCAAGATCTTGCATTGGAAACGCATAATCCTTTTGGTTGAACATTAAATTGAAAAGCGATTCCAGTGATAACACCACTTTTCCCCCATAAGATTTTTGAATACTATTCGCATACAAATCGAAATTGCTGATGTTTTTTAATACACTATCTCGATTTGTCTCCGTTGACGGCAATAAACGGAATACTTTCCCTATATAATCGGATGATATATCAATCCCATCAAGAACCTTGTCATCATCATCAAATATAGGTGGAAAATCCAGCGCCTCATCCGGCATTTCAGAGCACATGGACTTATCACATAACGCATACATTGATATGATGTTAAGTAAAGTTGATTTTCCACTACCGTTTTTCCCTATAATCACATTCACTCCTGGCTTGAAAATAAATTCTCTGCCATTTTCAAACGCCTCTATGTCAGAAACATATTCAAATGGAGTTTTTGTGTTGTCTTTTATTTTTACTGATGTTATCATATGTAATCCTTTTTAAAAATCAATTACCGCCCGAACCCTGCCACTGCCGTACTTGCTGTAGCTGCCCGTGTCGCCAATGAAGAAGTACACGTACCACGCGTTGTACTGACTGCTCTCAGTACTGGACCAAAACCACGCCGAGGCTAACGGTTCTGCGCCTATGTATTTAAGCGCATCGTTTATACTGTCTTTGTAATGCGCCATTAGATTGAGCTGTCTCAACGAAGGGATGTATTCGCCATCTTTCAGTAGATTTCTCAATTTTGGATTTCTGACTACAAGGCGTTCCGTATTGCCGCGTCCATTAATGTCAAACAGCGCATCACATTCACGTTCGTAATATGTCTCACTTCCGGATTCTTTACGGCTATCATCGTCAAGCAATTGTACTCTATCATGCTCCGTCAGCGAGATGGCAAACGATACGTCTTTGTGTTTTAATCCGATATAACGCACATTCTTTTTGAAATTCTCTCCAGTAAACGGCTCAGCGTGTCCGTTTCCGTAGATTAGATACAAACCATCTTTTCTTGATGGTACTCTATTTTCACATACGCATCTTTCATTTTTGGAACTTACAATTATGTTCAACTCATTCAACACATGATCTTTTATAACCTCCTTACATATTCTTCTTACAAAATCAGAATCTCTTTGTTTAAGTTCGTCATTAACCATACATCTGATCCAATGTTCTATTTGATTGTTATTCCCATATGTATTATTCATACACTGTTTTACAAGTTTTTCCAATAATGGTTCTATGTTTTTGATTATATCTTCTTTGGTAAGGTGAAGTTCATTTAGTATGCAGTTCCTTACCGCCTTGTATTCTTTACTTGCGCTCATAATATTCTATGTGATTATATACCTTATAAAATTATTCATATCGTTTATATTTTGCTGTTACCAAGCGAGATAAAAATTCCGCTTCACAATAATACAGTGAGTGTAATTGCTCAGGTTGATTCCGTTGTCCGTAAATGTATCCAGGACCCGTTTTTCCACGTATTTGAGTTTTACTACTATCCCCTTCTTAAACACTTCTATTAACTTATCATTGCACTCAATAGGTCCAATAAGACAGTATCTATTCGAAGGACTGTCTGATATACAATATGTCTGACATCCTAACATGTTGCTTAAAATATTCTCATACATATTTTTATGATTTTAATGTAGTGTCCACAAACGTCAAAACTGATAGTGAATGCGTTTTATCTACATTTTTTCGTAAATATATCTAACGCTAATATTTTCATTTCTCTTTTATTTATGCCTTTCAAAATGTTTACAACCGTTCTTTCTGGACGCTTTGATACGATGCTGTAATTTCGTACAGTACATAAAGAAATTCACGCACTGGTAAAACTTACATATACTACAATGCTGATCTTGTTCTTTTGATTCGTCTGTTTTATTCATGACCCCTTCTTTCTAAATGTTATATCAAAAGTCTGTAAATTCTTCAGTTCTGTTTCATGTTGTTTGTAGTTATTTATAGCTTTCACTTCTTCGCTCCACAAACGTCTCTTATATATCGGAGTGATGCCTATCAGAATGCCACCACCTTCACCCCAATACTGAAGTATTTTGGACTCAATTTTATGATGCAATTCTTGTATTCCTCCTTTGTTTCTGTCATAAGGAGAAAAATCAGATAACTTTACCGTTTTCATTTTTCTGGATTTTCAGCAGTTTCTAAAAGACATTCATTGCCCTCAAAAGGAATGCAACAGTCCCATAATGTTCCATTGGAACATTCATACTTATAAGATAATCCATCAGAATCGTCCACAATTTCCCTTGCAAACAAGCTGATATGCCATTCTTTATCGCCCTCGTCTCTTACCAGCACTTTGTCAAACGGCTTAAAATCATATTTCGGCTTTTCTTCAATTCCGAAGAAACGTTTCAGATACTCCTTAGCCTTTGGATTATTGCTTGCCTTTAATGCGCAAATCATCATCTGTTTTTCCGAATCTGTTGCAAGTCTATAACGTTCTATATTGTTTCCGTTTGCAGCAATATCATCCGATATATTAAAATCTGTTCCCGCTGCAAGACTCGCATACAAAGATGTTAAATATTTCCCATTAGTATTTAAGATAAAAATATAATCTCCTTCTTCGTTGCTTAACACATCTCCATCTTTGAATGTAGTGTATTCTGGAACTTCAAGAAGGAGGCGATTTTCGCTGCTAAATGATTCCCCCGTGACTGAAAACCAGTCTGTCATCACTACAGATATCGAATGAATTACAACCAATAAAGGGTATGCATTGCACAAATCATCTTCATATACTATTTCTGCTCTATTTCGCCCTTTCTCTGTCACAATTTGACCTAACCTTTCGCCTTTTCTTATTTTCTTTGCCGTTTCTAAATCAAACGGTATTGTCACCATTTTATGTTCCATAATCTTATTTGTTTTTATTAGTTCCTAAAAGATGTTCGTTCCCTTCGTATGGGATACACTGACTAAATGTTACGCCTCCCAAACATTCATATTCGTCATATGTTCCTGATCCTCTGGAGAATAAATGCAATTTCCACCTCTCTTGGTTAGTTCTTCTCACCAGCACTCGTTCAAATGGTTTGAAGTCGTGTTTCGGCATCTCATCTAATAGATACTCATATTCACTTAAATATCTTTTTATTATATTTATTTTTCTACTGTCTTCGGCTTTTATAATCTTTTCTGCTAAAAATTTCTTCTCTTCTTCTATAGCCTTTCTTACATTCCGATTTTTATCTCTGTCATACACATCAGTCCATAATGTGCAACGATCAAACTCAAGATCTCCATATGTTGTCATTCCGCATATACTTCCCATTGCCCCATTGGTAATAAGTCCATCATATATGAATTGACATCCTTTAGTGCTTGTTAATATATCTCCTTCCTTAAAATACGCTCCAGCCTCCACTTCCAATTCCAGAAGGTTGCCGCCAAGAGTATAACCTTCTGTATCGGCATATATAGCACTTATTCCAGATCCATCTTTTTTTACAAAAAGTAAATTATAATGATCTGCACAGTCTTTTGACTCATATACAAATTCTATTTTAATATTGTCAATTAATACCAAACCTTCTATTTCTCCACTTTTAATTTTTCTCGCCGTATTTAAATCAAACGGAACAACAATTGGATTTTCCATATCTTTTCGTTTTTAATTGTTATAAAACAGGATGGGTTACTTACACCCATCCCAGTTGTTTTGCAATACTTTCCATCTCGCTATACGCAATACGATGACACCCGGCTGTCAGTATATCGTTTTCATACCGGTTTATGCTCCACTTATTGCCATTCACATCCTCTACCAGGCCATGCCGGAACTGGCCTCCCCGGTGCAACAGCGACACCACCTGCCACATCCTTCTGGCTTCTTCTATCCCAATCTTTATTTGTTTGCTTGTTTCAATAATTCCTTCTTTTATACGCATCCAAGCATTTACGTCAGCAATATCAATAAAATAATATGAATGCAAGAAATTAAGTTCTCCTGACTTCCATTTTTCTAATCTTTCATAAAAATCCTTACGAAATTTGTCTAATTCTTCTTCCCTTGCCCTACGTTTTTTTTCCCGTTTTGTTTCTATATTTACTCTATGTCTTTCAACTCTTTCCCAATATTTCAACCAAGTTCCTTCACCACAAACTTCATCTACAATCACATTAACGGTTCCAAGGACTTCCAGTGCTTGATGATTCAACAATATCTGGAAAATACGTTTCAATTCACGGGCATGTTTACGTTTAATCTTATCTGATTTCCATGATAATTCATGGTTAGTTCCAAGCCATTCGTTTGCACTCTTTTTAAGAAGACGCTGGGGAGTCCCCATATCGAAAAACTCAATATAATCCATCAGATTTTTAAACGTTCCCCAAATATCTCGATAGGACAATTCGGCTCTTGCTTTTTTGTATTTTTCAATAGCATCTTTAATGGATTCCAACATATTGGTAACAAAGATCATGTTACCGATACAATATGATATATTACATTCAACATAGAACATCTTTGAGCCAGTTGGTATTGCTTTACGAACATAATATTGATGCTTGCTTGTAGTAGAAGAATAATATGTATCATTAATCAAATACGCCTTTTCTCCACGCTTGTTTCGCACTATTCTTCCAACCTCAAAATGTCTTCCATAGGAGTAAATACTTTCTCCTTCAAAATAGAAGTTACTACCATTTGCAGATTCTTGCTTTTCGTTTGCCCATAAGTGAGCGACCATTGAATTGTTCATATAAGTATCTTTTTAATTGTTTAACTTACCTCTACTATATAATCCTCTTTGTTCATATTTTTCAATACATTCGGTTATCATATCGCAGAACACTTGCCCTTCTTTTTCGGAACCTCTGAAGTAACCAATCATCTTCAGGATATTCCCGTTAAACTCATGGACAAACTTGTTGTAATAATGTTCTCCCATAACTTTCCCGTATTTTTCCATGAACAAATCCTTGTCCAGTGATTCATCCTTAAAGCAGCGGTTGTAATCCCATCTTACGACACGAAACAGTGTTTCGAAATTCAATCTTTCCATATCCTGTATTTTATTTAAGCTCAAACTTGATACCTTCCGGCAACTGAGAGCGGTCCACCTTGTTCACAAAATCATCAAACTCTTCCTGTGTGATTTTTTTTCCATAACTATTCCAGTTGAAAGATAAAGTATTTAAGTGAGGGTAATATATAGCATTATCAGTAGACAACCCATAATCAAACACACAGAGCATTATCTTCTTTTCTGCTTCTGCTTGTCTGATTCTCTTATCGTATCGCTCACAAATTTCAGCACGCTTTTTCAACATCTCTGCCTTATGATCCTCTTCCCTACGTTTTTCGATATTTTCTGCGGAATAATACCCGGCTTTAATGCGCTCTTCAATAAGCAAACGTTCCTCGTCCGTTAATGTCAAAGTGAACCTTTCCTTTTCCGGCGTATACGGATTTACCCATTTCTTGCCACACAGGTCTTCAAGTTCAACAAGAAGCTCGTCTGATTCACGTTTCCATCTATCCACAATCCCCAGATTGAAAAGCAGATACTTGAAATACATCTTATCCTCAGAGGCTTTATATAATTCTACGCATTCTTGTTCTGATATACGCAAATACTCCATTGCCACAGACATACCACTTCTTCTAACGTAATATATGCCATTTTCCACCGGATACATAGGAGCACCATAATGGTTACAAAGATGCAACGATATGAATTTCGCCAATTCCGGAAAATGTTTTGCAACTTCATCGTGGCAGCAGCCTCCTAAGTAATCCTCATATTTTCCATGCTTGTTTTTCCAGTCAACGTCGGCTGTTATGCTCCAGTCGCATATGTTATTTTTGCAGTCATCATCCAAAGAGATTCTAACTGTTATTCTATAATCTTCTTCATTTTCTGTAAAGAATTTTGTACCTGAATAAAACAGTTTGTTTGCAGTTTCCATATTATTTTAGTTTAATCATTACACTTATGAAAAATAAAATCTGCACACTCTCCGGGAAGTGTCCCTGCGTCATTACAACGGTAAAACCCCTGCGTTCCCCAGTCTACATCTACCGGATAACCTTCTGCTGCTTCCAAGAAGCGTTGGATTTCCTCACATTCTTCATCCGTTAATCCAGTGTAATCATCATTGATTAACGGACAAGCCCAATAAGATGGCAACCTGTATCTTATTACTTTTATGCTCATAGTTTTATTAATCTACAGTTACTATCTTCAAATACCGGAACCTTCCCTTGTTCTCTAAAATAAGCAGTGGCCACCTTGAAAGCATACAGCGGATTTACTTTCTGGATTTCCCGCTGTGATTTGTAGAAAGATAACGGTTTACATACATAGAAGTTTTCATTGCCAAGACTCCCAAAAAGCCAATCCATACTACCTTCATCACAATTAGTGCCACCCAGTATTATTAAATCACATCCGGTCTTTCGGGTTCCAAGAATAAATATCTTATTCTTGTTTTCCGGTTGCATAAATATCTCCCTGTCAATCCCAAACCAGTCGCCTTGGCAACTCTCCACATCCCGGCGAACAATTTCGTCAATTTCAAGTGCATATTCTTCTTGTGTTTTCATAAAATATGTTATTAAAATGTTCAATAATTTCATCTACTGTAGCCTTACGCCACGCAAAGCAGGCCGCGTCTCCTCTGAACCGGAGCTCTTCGCACTTTACCCACCTGTCTCCTGTGGCGTCCGTCACTATCAGCCATTGACCTAAGTCAGTATTATTTGCTAATGCTGCTATAGCCAGAAACATATCATCATTGGCTCCACAATCTATCCATCCTTCATCCTTCCATGCTTCTACTGATTTTTCTTGCAATTCCATGTATTTTAATATTTCTGGATTTGTGACTATGCAATTAGCTCCTTCTTCTTTCACCAACCAACGATATCCTAATGACATGAGGCTTTCTCTTAATTCTTTAGTGTTCTTTCTGATAATACACCCCCGTGATCTCCCCATCTCCTCATTCTTTCAAGTTATATTTTTTCATTATTTCTTCTATCAATTCGTCCGTTTCCATATAATAATCCCAACAGGAATCAACCTCTTCCCATTCTTCTCCCTCTTCATCCTCCCTGGATTCATCTTTGTATTTCTTGACAAATTTCACTTTCTTTTCAAGCACATACCCCTTTACATCTCCCCACATCCACATACCTATGGATTTCACTTCATCATCAATCAATTTGTCAATTTGGGTTTTCCAATCGGAAGTATTATTACTAACCATTTTTGTGTACCTCTCCTTTGTACAGAAAGCTATACCTTTAACATAATCCCCTTGACTGTATCCTGTTGTGGACCATTCTTTGACAAATATATCCTTGCCTAAGTCTGAAAGAATCTGAATCAATTCTTCACATCCTAAGTCTTCTATAAATTCATACGTATAATCATACGTGTAAAGATCTGATGGAGAAATGCTAAAAATTTCTTTATAATACCACATTTTATCATGGTTATCATATCTCAGTCGATAACCGTCAATCTTGCCTTTCTTAAAATAACTCAGCAAGTCTTTCCATTCAACATATTCACTAATAAGTTTATGTAGTGCATCTATAAGCGAGTGTTGTCTATCTCCGTATTTACCAAACACTTCTCTCCAATCGCACACATCTTGCAGTCGGGATGAATTGCTATATTCCCATAAGAAACATGCTGCCATATCCCAACTTTCACAAGGACATATACTGTCAGTATCATAGTATATTTTTATACGATAATTCCCTACTTCTTTTGTTGTAATAAGTCTGTCTTCCATGTTTTTTATATTTTAAATAGTTTTTAACTTCTCATCAATAAATGCATCTATTACATCATAGTATGAACATGAACCATTAAAATCATAATTTTCATATTTTTCCGTAAACTCTTTAGCCCACTCTTGAATGATGTTAAATGACTCTTCTCTGCTATATTCTTTTGGTCCTGTTAGATACTCTACAGCTTCCACCGATAACTCTTGCAGATTTCGTAAATAATTCAAATCTATGCTATACGGTAGCTTACCTACTTCTATACATACATGATGACCTTGTTTAAAGGTATCCTGTAAATCTTCCAAACTTTCTATCAATGACTCGGACTCATCATCTACCCTCACCTTGTATAACTCAAAATCTTCATTTTCTGCCGACACCCATATCTTGTAGGCTTTTTCGTTGGACAATCTTTTCCAAACAAATCCGTCGCTGAATACAATTAGGCTACCTGTTACTATCGTATTTTTCATAATCACTTTCTAATCTGTTACTCTGTAATAATAATCAAGCTCTTCTCCCTTAAAGTTGTTCATGGCATACTCGTCAGCTTCCCTCCACAACCGGTCATACAATGCAGCCAGTTCACAATTGCTTTCATAATGCTGCCAGATTTTATGATTCAATACCAGCGTCAATTCTGTAAAGAACTTATAATCGTCTTTCCATTCGCTAAACGCACGTTTGTAGGTGTCTTTGACACCTGCTATACCATACTTGTCGGCTATACTAAAATCCTCCCAAAAGGTAGTCATCAGGTCATAGCCGACTTCTTGCATAAATTCTCGAAATGTCATAAGCTATTATTTTAGGTATATAATTGCCTTATCTTATCAATGATCTCTTCCTTATGCCAGGGCGGGCGCCGCCTTACTCCGGCTGTTCCATCCACTCCCTGTATCCTACGTTAAAACCAATAGGATCATACCTTTTGATCATAGTGCCATAATTCTCTCTACCGCAATACCTGTTCTTTCCTCCAATGATCCATGCCTCATCGTCTCTATCTGGAGATATTGAGTTAAGAAACTTCTCATAATCTTTTCTACTCTTTCCCATCTTTGTCTTGATTTAAACAATAGTTAATAAAATAAGCAACCTGTTCATTTTCCCCTGTATTATCATAATCACCTAAAGTCATATCATCATAATCCAGCAGAACTATACGAAAATCGTTTTTTTTTGACATACACCTCCGTTAAAAACATAGGAATCCCATTAATTTCTATTATCACCGGAAACTGATCATCAAAGTCAAACGCATCATTAGTTTCTTTAAACTCTTTAAATTCTTTGAATTTTAGCTTTATAATTCCATTGTTTTCTGCTAATGCTTCTTTGATGTACTTTAATCTTTTTGCATTCAGACTGACCTCTGCTTCTTCTATTTCTTTATACAATTTATTTAGATCCATATTCCACTATATTTATGTTGTCAAATTTTTCTTTTATAATATCCAAGGCGCCACACTCGTTTGTTATCATAACATACTTTCCCAGCTTCATTCCTTTATTCTACTTATTTTTAAATTGTTATTCCCACAGTATTCCTTTAGCCAACTGTCCGTTAAATAACGATTGACTCTATCATATTTCTTTTTCGGACCCTTGCTCCAGAATTTCCATTCGTTTGTAATATCGTTCCCATATTTATCAAACCAATAGATATAATACACTACGTTACCGTATAAATCCACTTTGTTTCTCTCCTGTATGATTACCTCGTAAGGCATTTCCTTGTCTCTTTTCTCCATCTTTATCCTCCTTTCTTAAAAAAAAACGACACCTATCTTCACAGACCAGTGCCGGCAACTAACTTACATGGAAAACTACTTAACCTCAACTAATTCTACAGAGTTGTAGAATTTAGTGAAGCTACCAACAAATTCTCTTATATTTTTATATTCTTCTGGTCGTTCTCTGTTACCGTCTTTTATATAATTTACCCACAGTCTATCCTCTATGCTCTTAATCGCACTCTCTATAGTAAATTCGTCGCTGACACACATTAAGCACGAAGACCCGGTTTTCTTATGCGGTTTATACACCCTTGAAAAAGACCACATTTTTATCCTGTCGTATATATATACGTTGTTGGGATAAACGAATCCTATCCGGCTGTCACCTTCTTTGGCGTAAAATACACCCGGCTCCTTTCCTCCCTTTCTATATACCACAAATCCTTTTTCTTTTAGGATCTTAACCACTTTATCTAATTTATTTTCTACGTTCATTTTCATGCAAAAATTTAAAAACGACCTTCATTACATTTCCAAAGTTCTCCACCTTAACCCACTCATGAGCTACTGCTCTAAGTACGGATGTCTCGTATGTCGGAATATCGTCTTCTTCAACCACCTTACAAGAAGCCAGAACTCCTTCGGTCGGCTTTAGTCCTCGGTCATGCAGCTCGCAGAGACCGTCCGGCTGGCGGAATGCGCACCACCCGTCTTTCACTGTTGGCTGGATCATCGCTATTGGTTTTTCTTTCACTGCAAGATACCCTACCATCCACATTGTTTCTTTTAGCCTGTCAGCGTATCCGGCATCTATGATAGCTTCTATGTCTTTTGGCGTACCAATACAAGGAACCTCACACATGTTCTTGCATTTATCACATGTACAAGGCTGCTCCCATCTATTATGATCTATGCCAACCAACTTCTTTATCCGTTCTACTTCCTCTTTCATATTATACTGTCTCTGTTAGTTTTTCGTAATACAACTTCATTTCCGGTGAAGCGTATTCCATGAATGCTTCGAATAAGTGTGGTACCTCTATTATCATATTCACATTACAACCTTCTGTCTGTGAAAGCGATTCAAGATCATTACTGTACAGGCACGTAACATAGGCACCTATATTAAATACATGCAAATCTATCCTTACGTATTCCATACATAAAGATAATGACTTAAACAAATCCTTTACATCATTCTTATCAAAGAGTTCTACAAATTCTCTCAACCCCATCATTTTACCACCCTTTCTATGTGTTTAATTAATACTACTGCTATTCCCTTACCGGTTTTTATCGCACATTCCGATCCTTTTATCCATTCTACACACCCTACATACTTTTCCGTAGCATGAAATCCGGGATTGTATTTTCCAGATGTACTGAACTCTACCGTATCCCCTACCTTCAGATCATCAAAAGCGACAGACCATGTGGTCCAAATTCTATCATGTCTCCCAGGCTGAATGGCCCCAATTACGCCCTTCTTACGACCGTTTTTTATTGCCCTTAGTATTATCTTCCTATCACCTTCGATAAGGCTGCAAAAGCGCCCGTAAAAGGTCAAATCAACCTGTTTTCCTCCTATTTCTTCTCTTATTTTTGTTATTCTGTTCATTTTCTGATTTTGTTTTATTTTTTTCTTTGTTTTTTCTATCTTCTATAGAAGATGATAATAACATTATCTTTTCTATGTTACTTTTTGACTGTAAAAAAGAATCGCATTTCATTACTACTACCACCTTCTTAAGTTCCCCATTATCATACAGCGATACACGCATCATGTTTTGCACCTCGTCCACTATCAGACCTGGAGTAGTCTTAGCCATTTTGCGTAGCTTATTATACTCCGGTCTTTCCATTTCCTCTGTTTATTACTCTATAGTATTTATCCTTATCCCCTTCTTTCAACTTCTCCAGATAGAAAATTCCATCATGTAAATGAGACAAACAAAACCTGTATCCGTATTTCTGTACTCTTCTTACATGATCCCGCAGTCTTATCTCTTCACTTTTGTCTTGTACTTTGATTTTAATACTGTCTCCTTCTTTGATTGTGTATAAAATAGTTTGAATCTCTTCTTTTTTCATCTTATAAAATATTTTAACGGCAGCACCTATACTCACGCACCACTACTGCCTTATGTTTAACAATTAAATACTTAACTCTTCAATGGTCAAGCCTTTTTCTTTTGCCCACTTTAGCATCGCGCATAATTCTGTTTCTGACTTATATTTCGGATCACGCCACGCCCATCCGAATTTATCCAGGACATGATGATATAATTCGTCGGCCTTTGCCGTGTAAATGTCTTTGAATAAATGCTCCGAACCTTCCGGTATAAGCATCTCTGTTGTTGCAAAATCGGAATACGATAAACATCCGTAAGCATATTCTGTTATTTCACTCCATGCTTCTCCGGCTTTAAATCCAAATTCTTTTACAAAAGCCAAAGTTAGATACATATTTAATAATATTGTTACATCATATCCCGAATCTGACTTTCTTTCTATTATTTCCTCTTCAAATTCCTTTAAATCTTCAGGCCCAAAAAAGATGTATCCTAGTACCGACCGGTAATTAGCCTCCGCATACTTCTTGCATTTATCATCATTGACAATCTTACCAATGTTAGATAACATCTTTTGCCTCCATTCATCACAAAACTCTACCTCTACGTTCATCCAATCAGTACCATAATTATATTCTCTCGGATGTCCGACCGATGTTACCTTTATGTTATTCACGCCATATCCGTAAAGGCGTTCACTTACCTCATTCGCCCATTTCTGTACAAAAGGAATAAACTTATTGCAATAAGAATCAAAATCAAAATCCGATTCTTCCTCATATTCCGGCATCTCTTCATAATCTTGTTCAAAGAAATATCGAGGATCTGCTATTGTTTCATAGAAACTTACGCTGATGAAACAAAACTCGTTGGTTGTCGTTTTTAATATCATAGCTTTTTGTATTTACGTACATTTTTCTTGCCATAGAATCTACACATGGCACGAATCTGACTATAAAATACTTTTGTCTTCCTGGCCTCAAAGTATTTAAACATTTCTTCATTCTTTGTTTCCCAAACGTAATCCGTTTGGGAACTCATATGATTTTTGTCCTTGCGTGAATAATGGTAATATGATACCACAACACGTTTCGCACCATTCTTTACAGGTACGATATTCACATCTATGTTATTATCTGTCATATTATTATTGTTTTATGCATTATACAAATACAAAGAGCGCATACCTTCACAGGTCGGCGCTCCTTTCAATAAAAATGAAAAACTAACATTAACATAAAAATCCGTTTTCTACTTCTTATGTTTTAATCTTTTAATGGCATCCTTTCTTGAGTATGCCATTACTTTAGTACCATTAATATCAAATTCTTTTTCTGTTCTGACAATCTTTTCTCTTCTATATGTAGATTGCATTCCTTTTCCCCTTTTAGTATTTAACATAAAGGCATCATCTCCACACATTGCAGCTAATATCATAGGGAGCAACAGACCTCTGTATTTCATATTTTTCCTCCACAATTATTATATCTGCCATATTCGTTTCTTCCATCATTCCGTATTTCAAAAATCATCTTCTTATGATCTTTGCCTGGTAACTTATCTTTAACAGCCGATATTACGCCCGCTATAGACGTGAATCCTGAATCTGTTATTGAACACAGCAACACACCTCTGTCGGCGCCGGTGCTTATTGCTGACGCCTTTATAATATCATTTTTATATATTCTCATAATCTTTTGTTTTATTATCTACAAACTTATCTATATCATCTCTTATTCTTTTTAGCACTCCAGCTATAATTTCCGGCATCTCTCCTTCGGTACGGTTCAGAGTTTCTATCACCCCATCAATCCTACCAATTTGACGCCATAAGAAATTGGCGTCTTTCGCATTAAATTCCCCCATCATGTCTTATTTTACAGTAAACAACTTGCTTTTTTTAAGCACCAGTCTTGCGATTCTGAGAGTGAACACCGTTCGGAGTTGTTAAAAAATATACAATCTTTGCAGAACATAAGAGGATCTTCATCGTCACCAACTACTTTGACATCATACTCTATGCCATACAATTTTAATCTAAATACATCTCCTGCTTTTTTAGAAGACAAATCCATATCCGGACCGAATGTTATTACTTCCATATGATTATGATTTATTGTTTGTGAGATTCCTGGAATCGAACCAGAACCGGCACATACGCACCGGCACGCCGCGTCATCCCTCTATGATACAGAAATAGGCATGTCTATCCTCACGAACCGACATGCCAAAACCCAAAACTTAATTTGATGAATAAAATAGATTAACAAAAATATTATTCTAATTCTTTTATAATGTCTTTTACGATATTTAGCCTCACCTCCCTCGTTTCTGGACTAATACAGCCAAACCATCCATACATACCCCATTTTCCTTCTGGTTCTGTAGCCATACTTTTCTTTTTCTCCAATTCCGGGAAATATGTTCTCACCAGTTCATATAAAGGCATCCCATAAAAAGTTCCGGAATTTTTAGGAGTTACAAAAAATTTAAATACTGCATGTTTCAATGCAACGCATATATATTCTCCAGTACGTAATTCTTCGATTTCCCTATATGCTTCTTTCCAAATAAATAATCGCTCTTCTTTTGTAAACATATCCTTCTTTATTTTTGTGGTATTATTTGACTGTATGCAGACTTTTCCATGTACACAATATTATGCTCCTGTCCAAATATCTTCTTTGCCGCCTCTTTCTTTATCGCACAATATCTCCCTGTACGATACGGATTCTTTTGATCTGATCCATCCTCGACTTCGATAATAAAACAGCCTCCGTCATCTATTATCTTTTTGCAATTGTCACATACTCCGCCCGTGCATATATGATGCGGTGCCTGCCCTTTGATATTATTCCCTAATAAAGCAATCCCCATCTCTTCGCCACATATCATGCAGACTTCTATAGACGGATTCAATCCGTGTTCTGGATGCAATTTAATGCCATCTTTCATTTTCTTTCCTCCTTTGTTTTTAATGTTGTGTGAGATCGCCGGAATCGAACCGACCTACCGCACCATGAATCCCATAAAGCAAGTGCTCCGATCTTCGCAGACGGGAGCACTTTGTCTAAAGCATAAGAAAATTAATGAAGAAATTTTTCTCACTTACGCCATAGCATCTAAAATAGCTATCAGCACTATTTCTATGACAAGCATAATAAAAAATATCTTAAATGCCTTTTTCATATCGCTATCTCCTCCTTCTTTTTTACGTTCCACAATAAACTGTCCAGGCTCTGCTCCGACCTACGTTCCACCTACAACCGCAGGCCTTAGCCCAAGGCGCCGCCTACTCCCCCTCTATGGCAGCCTGTTCGTACCTACAAATCCAATCTCCATCTATACAACTATCACTACGCGATAATAAACATTTATCCTTATAACAATCATTAAAAATACACCCCTCACAACTGTAATCCCTAACTTCTATAAAGCTAACTACCTTAGCATATACTATACCATCACTGCCTTCTATTCCTTTCACCCCAAAAATAGAACCTTCTACTTCTTTACTCAAATCTAAATCGGGTGCAAAATCATATACGTTCATACCATCCATATTTTAATTGTTAAACATTCCGATTACCACTAATCTATAGAATATAGTTTTCAACTCTCAACCTATTGAATTTTGTAGAATAAACTCACATTATGCTGTTTTAAAGCACTGTAATCCTTAATTTTGTGGGAAAACCCTACATAATGTTGTTTTAAAACGCTTATCTATTGAATTTTGTTGGTAGGGAGTGCCCTCCCTCTCCCCCTCTCCAACTCCCGCTAATCCTCCGGCTTTCCGCATAGAACCCACGCCCTACCGCCTCACTACCGGCATACGGAGAGCGCTACAAGCTTATACTCTGGCATGGAGTATGGGGGATTTGGAGATAATATCATTCCATAGAGAGAATAGAGAGCCTTCAGCCCACGCCCTACCGCCTGCTCCTCCTATCAAGATAGATATTTAAACCTATAATCAAAGCCAACAAAGAAAAGCAAAAGACCATTACAATATTATACTGATCCGGTCCGTACTCCAACATAGAGCGAATACCAACCGACAGAAAATAAAGATCAGCTACTAATAAAAACCACCACATAGAATAAAAAAATACAATAAGTATGTCCAAAAATACGGGGATTATAAAACCTAACTAATTGATAATCAAGCATACCTCATTTTTAAGAAAAATACAATAAGCCTAATTTTCAATCCATAGAGATGAAAAAGGCGGCATCCGACACCCTATTTTGGGTCAGAAAACCGCCTCAAGTTTCGTTTTAGACCAATTTTAACGACATGATATAGACAAAATACCGGCATTATATCCGAACGCTCCTATTTTTGTTTCGTTTTAGACCAATATTGTCCACATTCGCCGTTCACTCTCAGAATATCATACCCGTAAATAGAAAGAGTAGGATACAAAAATAGGGCTGCTCCGATATTCGAAAAAACCCTACTCCTATTTAAATACTGTTTATATTTTCCTTGACGTATGTTCGTGATGTATGAACTTTACGCTTACATTTATCCTTTCCTGTATCGGCATGATACGCTTCTTTAAGATCACGATACAACATAAATTCCCGATACGCTCTTTTCCGCTTTTCTTTAGCTTCTTTCCTGGACAGACCGCGGACGTCTACCATGTGAGATTTAAATTTCCTTTTCATTTTCTTTATGCTTTAATTATGATTAACCCCAGCGGTTAAGTGCTTCAATATAGAAACCTTCCGCCTCTTTGTACTCACTTTCGCTTAGTGCTTCAACCGTCTCGATATAGTTACGCAATGTTATTTTTACGCAACTGTTTTTAGATTTATTGAACGCTTCAGTTAAAGCGTTGATCATTGCTTTCTTTCCCATGTTATTATATTGTTTATAATTTAGAGGTTGCTCCGGAATCGAACCGAACACGCATTCCTATTCTATACGAATTTTATGCTACAACCAACAGCCCGTAATTAGTACGTAGTTCTTGTGTACAGGCCCGTACTATGTTGTTATTATATTTTCCGTCTGCTACACAACTTAGCCACAAATAAAGGCGATTGTGTCCTTGCGTTTTGATATATCACGCTCCTACATGGTAGGCTACATGTTTATACCCTGTAATTTAATCTACAGCCTTGTCCTATTTTACGTGTAGGCAAGTAAGACACGTTTCGGTCTGGAGATAAACCGCGTACAACGGTATGTTTTCCAAACTGTACTAACATACCTAACATAAACCACACTTATTTAGTGCAGTTCATGCAGCAATACCAGCCCTTTAATTGCCAACGGCAAGGGCAAAGGTATATCTATCTCCAATATGTAAAATAACTCTCTGTTTTGTCAGCTTCAGTCTAAAGCATACGCGGGACGTGCACCCACTGACAACGGCGTACAGACGCGTTTAACGGTACGCGCCTAACCTTTTTTTACTGCTGGTTGCTTTCGTGCGCCAAATACTCACTCACACACTTTGCAACGGTACGAATTGAATAAGACTTGATCTTAACGGCTACATAAGTAGCTTTATACTCGTCCGTTTCTTTAACAAGCCACTTTGTGCTTTTTTTTGTCTCCAATGTTTCAGCGGTTGAAAAACCGAAAGATTTATATTCCCCGCCATAAACCACATTATCAGCGCACCAGTCAGCCGTTTTTGCCTCAATTCCTTTTTCCTTGTCCACCTTGTTATCCTTATATACTTTAGAGTATAAAGAAAACTTAACAAAGGTATCACCTACTTTAGGTAACATTTGGCTACACACGGCAACCAACCGTTTTTTGTCCTTTGCGAGTGCCGCAACCTTTACAGCATATTCGGTTGGTATTTCCAACGTCTTACAAATTGCTTTCAAGTCAGCTCCATTCGAAAATAAAGCGTTATACAATTTTACCGCGCCTACCAAATTAGAAGCATTTTCTTTAATAACAGTGTTTTGTAGTTTGTTAACGTTTTTCTTTGTAATCATAATCCAATATATTTTAATTGTTAAACAAATGATATTCAACTTAATAACCCACAACGCGGGCAATTACAGATACAGATATAGTTTGCCCAACGGGTACACTATATAGGATCATCATGTCAGCATGTGTTATCGCTTTAACACATTGCAAATATACTACTTTTATTGTTACTACAAATATATATACTATCTTTTTTTTGTTAACTTGTATTAATTTCGATTCTATTATCTGATTATTAGCAAGTTACAAAATACACAAGAGCGGTATTATACGCGTACATTAATATGTAGGATATATGTTTATTTAAATGGCTTATAATCAATAGGTTACAATAATACGTTGATTATCAATAATTTAAATAAAATGTTGATAATCAGCGAGTTTGTAGGTTTAAGGTAAAAACGCGTTTCCGGTTTTCCAGCGAAGGGGGTGTGGGGGGAGAAAACGCGTTTCGGGGGCGGGAGGTTCGTGATAGGTACCCCCTCTCTCCCATTACACAAACCTTTTTTATCTCTCTCCCATTATATAAACATTTTATCCTCTCCCTTATTACACAAACCTTTTTCATCTCTCACACCACATATGCCCTTCAGCATCATTTCCATTCCTCACACAAACATTATCTCACCCACCTCTTCCAGCTCAACACAAAAAAAATAGGATTGATGGCAACCAATCCTATTTAAAACACTACCTCATTGATTTATTTAATTGAAGTAAGTTTGTGGTTTTCAAGGAAGTACTTAAACTGGTCACTTGATACGTCTATAACGAATCCAGCAGCACCAGCATGTCCTCCACCACCAAATCTCTTACTTACCTCACAGCAATCTGCACTGTCTTCTACGCATTCATAAAGAGAGAACCGGACTTTACCACCTGGCATGATACAAAATGGCATCAGGGCTTTAATTTTTCTACCATCTAACCAGTCAGGTGTAAGAGAATCAAATACTTTGGAACTAAATTCTGTAGTATTCATCGCCACGACCTTAACCTCGTCTACGTAAGCTTCGAACGAGCACGCACTTACCTCTTGTTCGTTTTTGCCGGCCATGTAATTAATTATAGCACGTCCTTCTTTAGCGAGATCATAGAAAATTAAATCCACCTCATTGTCCTTCATATTTTCTTTAAAATGGTCATACAAATACGACAATGCTATTAACACATTGAGTCTTATTTTTGATCTCAAGGCATACTGGACGGCTACTACCGTATCCCAGCCTAAACCGGATTCTTTATTCCACACATCGTAGTCTGATAAGCACCTGACTATCGCCGGCACCTTCCCCATCAGCAGGTCCGAGGCCAGTGCGCACGCACCGGTACCGACTCTCCTCAACCCTGGAACTACGAACCCCCATGTCTTACTATCTTCGATAATTCCCTTGTGATGATCTATCCACATCAGGCTCTTTCCTTCATCAAGCCATTTCTTGAAAATCGTTTTAGAATCGGCTCCGAAAGACACGTCAAGAACGTAAACAACCCCACATTCATCTACTTTATCAATAACTTTCTTTACATCATCTTCATACGAATACGGGATATAAATAACATCCTTGTTTTTACTGTTTTCGTACATGGTTGCGATGGCTGCCGACACAACGCCATCTAAATCCGATTTATGATAAACTATCGCCGTTTTATTCACCTTCATAATATTGCACATAACTACCTAAAATTATTTACCAACAAACGTGATAACGTCCATATAGTCAATACCGGCATTCTCAGCACATACCTTATCCGAATCAGAGAACTGCCCTGGCAGACCACTGGCGTCTCCGACCATCAACGAACATCCCTTAAGTTGACTAAAGTTCATACCACGCATTACCGTGTCTTTACACTTCATAAGAATATCATCAATCATGCCCGTGTTAGGCTTCCTCATCGGATCTTGTTTGTCATTGGAATAACACAACCTTTTTTCATATAGGACGCCTCTTATGCCACGTTTTACCGCCAGATCATGTACGGACCTCAGTACGTATTCTATCTTAGCTTCAATATCAGCTCCAGAAACAAACCCAGCTTCTACTCCTCCTTGATTGCTTACGATAGCAAACACCTTAACACCGTTCTCCTGCATGAGGTCAAGAGCCTTATTCACCACATCCATCTTAATCCTCATATCTGTCAAGTCTGTAGCGAACGTATTCCCAGAAGCGGTTTCTATAAGCGTCCCGTCAAAATCGAATAGCAGTATTCTTTTGTTTTTAATATCTATATTGCTCATCATTTTTCACTCCTACTCTTTTTTATTACCCTAAACTGAAGACGGAATAGATTACTATCTTCTTTTATAATATCATACACAGCATAAGAATTTTCTCCTATATCCCATCCAAGATAATCGAGCAAGTCTTTTAAGTAAATCCTCTTGTATTTTACACCAAGGTTATTTACCTTAAACGATCTCTCGTCTTCAACATCAGAAGCAGCCAGATAAAAGACCGTATTTTCAACTCCTTCAAATATCTTCCCTTCTTCTAAGCCGATAACAACCGCATCCGTTACCCCCATCCAATTCAAATTATCGACAGAGATAGTCATTATCTTACTTTTGCTGATTGACAACTTCCGGATCTTACTCTCTTTAGTTTTAGATCCTAAAAAATCCTTACTGTTAAAAAAATCTACTTTCATGGTTATAATATTTTATATTGATATTGCAAACATACATAATAATATCAACAATACGATTTAAAAACAGTTAAAATATGATATTATAATGCAGGTAATTTTTTAAACTGCTCCATACTCACTTCGGATATGGTTCCACGGAAAGCGAGACGAGAACCGGAGTACGAATGCGTGCTCGAAACAACGTAAGACGCATACGCAAACGCCACACCGCCAAACGAACTCGAACTGTCACAAGAGCGCGCTAAAACAATGGAATTGTTCGATGTCCGACTATAGTAATCTGAATAATGCGTGGAATCGCTACCGCCGACATTTGTTGGCACCATATCGAAAAAAGGCCCATTTTCGGCTGCGACATTGGTTATATATCCGCTTGATTTTCCAGCATTTACTTTTCGTGTAGAACCGTCCTGGTCGGTGATTGTCCAAACATGGTTGTTAATTTCTACGCCTTCCACCCATTCGTTAATGCCACCAAAAACCCCTTCCAAACCTAAGCCGCAAACGTACTTTGAACTTTCGTTTTTAGTATCCGCACCACCGGTTGCGTTGCTGCTTCCAGTTGTTGTAGTCGGATCATAGGTTGCACCACCGGCTCCCAATACGCCTTGAAGGTCGCGTGTTTTATACTTAGCATACAACATCATAGCAATCACGCAATGTTGTTGAAAATCTATCATCTGATACCCGGTGCCACGCGCTTTTGCATATCTTCTAAAATCATTAAATGATATGCTTGTTGAAGGCTTAACATCACTCCAGCTATATAGTTTATTTAAAGACACATATCCTTTATATGCTCCAACAAGAGATTTCGGAACATGAATGTAAGTGCCATCGATATTATGATCAGCAAAATGATAAAGGAATCTATTGTCATCCACCTTATACCACTTATACCAAAATTCAAGGAAAACGACCATCACATCACCTTCTTGTCCGGTAAGAACAGCCGGACTGCCATCAAGATACAGGTTGCTGTCGCTATCTTTTAATCTACATACAAAAACCTCTCCTCCTCCCATAGCGCTCTTGCAAAGAACTCTATAGAAGCCACTGGTAATCAAACGATTTAAAAAATCACTGTTTTCGCTTATTGTTATATTGGCAGGATTTTGTACTGATTTATCAAAAACTATAAAATTATTAGTAGGGAGCTCCCCCCCCCCTTATTTTGTTAAAAAATCTTCTTCTCATAATTATCTTATTTTGGTCAAATATAGCTTTTAATTTATAAATATGAATAATAAGACTTACGTATAATAAACCTATATTTGTCAAGATATCAATTAACTACAAAATTATTTATGTCATGGCAGAATTGAAAATAGGTTTTGTAACCTTCAATCCGGGATCAGGTGATGGTGATCAGGCGGTTACCGTATCAGGTGAAAAATACGAAGGTCGTGTACAACGCACGCAACAAGTAGAATTTGGTGCCGAATCAGGGGGTGTTAAGAAAAGTGCTACCATCAACCAATCTCCGGTAGCTGAGTTCGTAAAAATAGATCCTACTGCATCTGTAGGGAAAGGAGGTGGTACTGTAACAATCAACGGTACAAGTAACTCAACTAAATTAACGTTCTCCTTAACTCCGGACGAAACTCATCCTCTGACGTTGGAAATACCTACCTCCTATCAGGCGGCAGGTAAGGCTACCAACAACGGCGCTGTTATCGCCGACGACCCTGGTGCAACAGGAGCCTTTGCTTTCAGTATCGTATTCTCCGATATTGCTGCGAACACTGATGTAAACGATCTGGTAAATACTCTTAAGGTGACGGCCGCCGGAGGTCAGACGGCTAATACGGTTATTACCCAGACAGCAAGTGATCCGTTCTTGGAAATAGACAAGGAGGTAATTAACTTGGATGCAAACGGTACTCCTCAGACTATCAACGTTAATGCAAACATCAGGTGGACTATCACTCAAGCTGTTTCTAAGTTGGTAAGGAAAGTAATGAAATAACAATTACTTACAGAAAAAAGAAAAGGGGCGTCTATTTGGCGTCCCTTTTTTCTATGCATTGTATGTAGTATTTATCTTTTTGCCTACTGACAAAAATCTTTTTAAAAATCATCTGTTTTATGATATGGACTCTTTTCCCGTCATCTAATTCCCTCCATATTTCATTAAAGATCAAATCTATTAATTCCATGACCTTCTTATCAGAGACAAGATTCTTTCTACCGGGGCTGACCCATCCATCATCAGTCATCTTACTGGCTATTTTATTAGCTATCCTGCTTAATTCACGTGGGGTGCTCATTTTAATACGTTTTTAAATATTCTACCTTTTTCACACTGAAGTATGCAGTCTCTCATGGGATGATCTTGTTCATGATCGTCACACATCGGAAATTCTTTTCCATAGGGAAAAGCGATGTGCGGGCACTGCGCCCTGAACGCATCCCAGGCCGACTTCCTTACAGCCTCAGCTCCGGCACGCACGCCCTTCTCTCTTTCCTTGGCTGGGTCAGCATACACGTTTGAAATAGCTCTTTTCTTCCAAGTAAGCATATTGTAGTAAAACTTATCCACCAGTTTCCTGCCCACTACATCAAACTTCTGTCTATGAATTAAAGGTGCGGCCTTAACGATGTTCTTCCTATTTTTACTAACATCGACATAAATCAGTCCAGCATAAGACGGAACTTCACTTACGTCAATCATATTAGGCGGACAGGCGTAGTAGAAATAGTTTGGAGGATAGCTTATGACACCACCTACCTTAATAATGCCGTCTTTAAGAACCTTATGTTTTTTATCCTTTTTGAAGTCGTTAAAGAAATCTTGTTTAGACATCTTGACCTCTACTTCATAAGCGTACAATGATCTTGTTATGGCCAGGAAGTCAGATTCCCAATCATATATATGAAGATTGTTAATAACATACATCGGATTACTTAACAGATCCCTATTAAGGATCTTAAGCATTTGTTGCTCTGGGTAGTTCATTGTCTTACTTTTTTTTAGAGGCTTGTGGCGGGATCGAACCGCCCTACGAGATTTTGCAGATCCCTGACTAAACCACTCATCCAACAAGCCATGTAGCCCATGCCTGAATCGAACAGGCAACTTTTGATTAGGACTCAAGGGTTTTATCCGTTAAACTAATGGGCCATTTAATGTTTGCTATGTTCACACACCACAAACACTTAGATAATTAACACTTTACACAAAATATGTACCGTTATCCAAGGAGGATTCGAACCTCCGCTAACAGAACCAAAATCTGTTGTGCTACCACTACACCATTGGACAGTGGTCCCAGAGGGATTTGAACCCACGATCTTGCGGTTATGAGCCGCCTGCTTTCACCACTAAGCTACAGGACCTTAAAAATATGCAGGAGCCTTCACAGACGCCTGCATATAACAGCTAAATTTTTAACCAATAATTATCCTAAAAACTCTCTCAACGCAAAGTTAAGTACTAACCCATAATATGGCAAACATTAAAATATAAAAAGGATTAAAATACCTACTTCTTTTTTTTCTTCTTCTTTTTAGTGTCTTTTACTCGTTCAGCTTCGTTTTCGGGCTCCACAATGTCACCTGCTTCTTCCTGAATCACATCTGTATAAAGAAGCGTATTGTATTTAACTTCCTTATTTTCATCAAATTTCTCCGATTCTGCCACATCCTTATCTGACTCCTCATCTTTATCCAATTCCGGCTCAGCGACATTGTTTTTATCTTTCCCGATTATACCTATTTGGTAGCCTCTTAATTCTACTTGCATTAATTTCAGCTTCGATTCTAACTCTTGTATTGTTTTGGACCCAACCGAAACCTCGTTTTCCAAATCTCCTATTCTGATCCTGGCTTCAATCAATGCATTTGATTTCTTTTTTAATTCAGATGAGATACTGTTTTTCTTTTCTTCCAAGTTTCTGATTTTGTAATTAGCCTCATCAAGATCAGACCTGGCTTTGTCAAGATCGACATTGACAGCATCAAGTTCTTCCGTTTTCTTCTTGACGCTTTTTATCAACTTTTTCTGATTTTCCTTCAAGGCGTCAATCTTTTCCTTAGACTCAGAAAGATCTTTGCCAACAGATAAAATCTCTTTATCCTTTGAAGCGATATCTGACTTGAGTTCGGAAAGCCTTTCCTTGTAAGAAGCGGCCTTATCCTGCATTTCCTCAATTTCTTTTGCAAGATTTTCGGATTTAATAGCTTTCTCCCTGTACATTGACAGCTTGCTGTCTGTGATGAATGTAAAACCTAACATGCTCATTTTAAAAATATTTAAACATTACTTAACTCCAGAACTACCAAGACCTTTTTCTCCACGTTCATTCCCGTCTTCTACCTCAATATCTGTTACTTCTTCCAATACCATTTTGTATTGTGGAACGATTTCCATCTGAGCTATTCGATCGTTTTTGCGGATTACGGTCGGTTTTTTATTGATTTTAGTAAGATTAACCATATACTCTCCTTTGTAGATAAATTCGCATTTGCCAGGAGCGTTAGTAACTACCACTCCCTCGTCAAAAGAGAATCCAGATCTTCCTTCCACATTCACACACCAACCTTCTGGTATATTCAACTTGAATCCTGTTCCGATTCTAACAGAATAACCTTGATATAAGGTAATTGATTCAAAATCGGAAGGAACATCTATTTCTACTCCCATGTCATTCATCATCTTCACTACTCTATATGCACGAATATCACAACAGGCATCACCATCATGTTTGTATTCAGGTGCCACGACATCAGGATACAGCTTCTTAATACCTACCTGAACAGTCTTCTGATACCCTGGAGTCAAATACGATTCAGGTATTTTATTAACGACCTTATCCTCTTTTTTATGTTTGTTGTTCTTTTCAGAAACAGTATCCTTCTTATTATCTTCTTTTTCAGAAAGAAGTCTTTCAATATCTTCTAACTTGTCCATGATCATATTTTTATAGTACAATAAACAATACCTTCTTTTTTTATGTCCTTCGTTGATTCATAACACTCACGAAAAGTACTTATGTCTGCATCATTAGGATCATCGACCCACTCATCTCCTTGCTTATATTTTTCTCTGGTTTCTGAGTAGATCATACATAATTTATCCCCATGCTTCGCCATAATCCTTTCTTCTGTCACTTTCCTACGAAGCTTAATAAGGGGAAATCTTGTAACTATTTCTACTGTCATTCTACACAATCTTTAAAAGCCCAAGAGATGTTATTCTCCTGGGCTGATGTTTATATTAAAATGGAAGGTCATCTTCTTCCATAGGAGGGAAGTTCGGCATCTGTGCTTGCGGCTGCGGCTGCGGCTGCGTCTGATGCTGCGGCTTGGTGCTCCTTGTAGTAGGTGCCGGGGCAGGTGCAGCAGGCTGAGCAGTCGGCTGTGGCGTATAAGCCGGTGCCTGATACTGTGCTGGCTGTTGAGCAGGTTGTTGGTAATTCTGATACGGAATAGCACTCGGAACAGACTGAGGTTGTTGAACCTGTTGAGGAGCAGCCGTCTGCTGGGTATAAGTCTGAGGAGCTGTAGGCTCTTGCTGAGTATTACTTCCTAAACCTAATTTAGCCATTATTCCAGCTCTTATGTCTTTAATAGAAGCATTGAATCTATTTGAATATTCAGTAATCTTCTGATAAGTAAAGTTGTTTTGAGCTGAATAATCAAGGCTTTTCTTACCATCAAATCCTGTAACCTCAACAGGATCAGGCCAGCCATTTACGCCCTTTTTATAAAAACGTTCAACAAGCTGATCTTTTTCTCCGTCTACTCCGGCATACGCGATAATAAGTTCCGAAGATCCAAACTCATCATCTTTCTTCTTCTTAAAGACATTGAAATAAATTTCACGACTGAAATCGATGTTTTCGTAGTATTTTACGAAGCTCTTAACAAAGCCCTTGATATTTCCTTTTTGATTGACGAGAGGTATGGAAATACAATAGTTTTCATTAAGCTCGTAATCTTTTAATACGATAAGGAAATTAGTAACAGTATTTCCATTAGAGAAAGTGCTTGACTTTAACCCGATGTAGTTGATGTATCCAACTACTCCATTATAATACTCTTTCCAATATCCCGCCGGCTGACCGCTATTAGGATTTATGTGCTGAACAAAACCTTCTTTTGGTTCGTTACTTTTTTCATACAAGTTACCATCTGAATTAATATACAGATAATAAGTTGTACCAAAACTTCTGTTTTCTCTAAAAGCCATATTATTATTTTTTTTATAGATTATACAATGTTTGATTTAAGACGTATGTTGATTCGTATTTAGGATTGAACATCTTTATCATCTTATACTGATCAGACCAATCCATGACAGTATCTCCTTTTATAAGTGATTTTACGGAAGACAGTATATTTTCCTTACCGATAGAAAAATTAAAACACGGACCTTCGAGCGCATTCAAAGGCATTGATTCCATTATCTTTTTTCTATTTCCAAAATCCTCAGACATTACCGTTATACCGTTTTCTTCATCTACCTTGACATTAACAACATTATCCACCAAAGTCATGGAATTAAGAACCGATATAAGTAAATCCCGGTCAAACTTAACACTCGACGATTTTTCGAATTTGTTACATACGTATTCGTAGTTAGGATACTGTTGCTCTACGTTCATATCCGATATAATCACATTATCAAAGCATAAGAACGTCCTAACGCCATCTGTGGAAATACTGATCTCCGTATCTTTATCAGATAGAAAGCGGTATAAAATAGAAGCTGCGACCTCACTTAACATAATCGACCTTTCTTCTACTGCATTAGCATATTCTTTCCTGTTTATAAACAGACGGAACATATCAGTAGAAACAATGTCAATATAGTCCTTCTTCACATTAAGAAGAATCGAGCATATAGCCGGTCTAAATTCATCCGATCCAACAAACGCAAAAGATCTTTTCATAGACTGAATGAAAGACGAGCTCATAACACGAATACCATCACCTACAGGATAAAAGAAATCGGGGAAAGCCTTATCCTCAATCCAAATAGAAGAAAAAGATCCTCTATCGTATTTAAAAACGATACTGTAATCGTTTTTAATCTCTATCTCTATATCCTGGTTATGATTTTTAAAAAATGAAATAAGAGTCCCGGCATCTACTAAAAGAGAAAACTTATAGTCACAAGAAATATCAGTATTCACATCGAAAATATCATCCGTATATGTTATACGTTCGTTCATGGCTTGTATCCGGATATGATCAAAATATAAAGTAATTTTTATATTCGATGTGACACAATCCTTTAGAACCTTATCAAACATCTTTGAAATGTTTGAAAGTTTCTCATTCATTAGTATGCCAGGAACTCTTACTTTCATTTTTTAAAACTTACGATTATGATTATCTAACACTGCAAATGTATTATTTTAAAATCTAATTACGAATTAATTTGATTTAAAATGATTTAAAATAGATTAAATGGTTCTTCTTGCTGCCTCTGCTATAAGCATCGCATCAACTATACCGTCATGGGCTGTCTTACATCTTTCGTTTTTAACGAACGTATCGTTTGGCCACAGCCTTTTAGCGCAAGCCAATGACGTTTTCTTAGTATTTACCTTACTGGCTTCCATGACCTTATCAGAATGCGTCCAAACCAATTTCTGCCATGTTTTAGGGGCTATGAAATTAACGGAGCAACTTATGTCCGTAAATGCCATGCAGAGGGAGAGGAACAGTCCATGCAGTTGGCCTTTGTTTTCCATGAGGGAGGCTGTAGAGGACGTGCTGACCCCGTACAGTGCGTGGACGTCCTCTATGACAAACACTACCCTATCAGGATTGTTTTCTACAATCGTATCCCGACAAAAAACATATTCTTTAGTCAAGTCTACCGGCCCTGAAGCTGATATTCTCGGAGTGGATATTCTTGATATTAGTTTGCTGTCTTGATCGATGCAGGCTATAGCTCCGTCTTTTCCAGGATCTGCTGCTATATATAATACCATAATATATCAATTTAGATTCATGTCGATTTTACCAATGCTATCGTCATTTTCAAAGCCTCCATTGTCTGTAAGTTCGTAATCAATAGCCACAGCACCATTACTAAGAATGTAAAATCCTTTAAACATCTTTCCTATTTCAATAGGATACACAACATTTACATCCCTTCCAATATCCTCAAACGGCATAGCGATATCTTCTGTTTCAGCTTCTTTTTGTTTTGCTAATACCCCAACAGGTATATTTTCACCTTTTATAGATGCGTATGTAACCATATACAGAACATCATTATTGACAAACGCCCTATCACTACTTACCTTATCCAAGCTAACATATATAATATGTTTTATAAAACTATTGATATCTCCACATATGTTAATAGCTTCTACTTCTTTAGGAATAACTACTTCAACTTCTTCTGGTTTTATATTTTTCTTTTTCATTGCATTAACCTTTTTGTATTTTGTTTTACTTCTTCAACAAGATCCTGATCTTTCATCATTTCCTGCTTAAGTTTCTCATTCTCCTTAATTCTTTTCACCCTATCGGCAAGAATCTTCTTATATTTCTTATCCGATATTTTAATAAACCAAGGACAGTTCCTTGATGGAATCCTTTTACATGGATAATCGGTAAGACCATTTGGTCCAAACTGCTCACATCTGTTACATTTTTCTTCTCCTGTCATTACATCATATTTTAGGGAAACATTCTTCAAGTTCTCTATAAGAACATTCTACGACAACAGAATCTCCTTTAGGAAGAAATACTAAAATAGAATCGATAGAAAAAACACTATCTACTTTTCTTACAAGTTGGCCATGTTTGTAAGAAGACATGACCAACCTAATTCCATATGAATCTGAATAAGATCCTTTCCTACATGGAATTATGTTTTCAACGACATAATCAAAACCTCCGACATTAACTTCATCGCCGGCATTGATTTCCATTAGGGGAACCATCTTAGCCCTTCTATCTATGCTTATTTTCATTTTGCAACTTCGAATTTGATTTGCTCCTTTGGTTCATAATTCCATACCTCAAAATCATCAGCTACAAAATCATAAAATCCTTTCCCTTCCATACGAGACGAGATAGTAACCTGCGGAACCGGGCCGAAGAGGGATCGACGGAGGAGCTCGTTTGCCTGTTCTTCGTGACGATCATACACATGCATATCTTGTATAAAATGAGTGAAAACTGCGGGTCTTAACCCGGCGTCGTGAGCGAACATCATCATAAGTGCAGCGTACTGTGCTACGTTCCATAGACCGGCAACGATGGCGTCTTGGCTGCGCTGGTAAAGAGTCATATACAACTCATCTCCTTTAACAGATAAATTGATCTGGAACGCGCATTCTTGAAGAGGTTTAATATTATTAGTTAATGGATCGAACATTGAAGCTAATATCCTCCTAGAAGATCTATCATTTTTTAATGACCATAAAATAAAGTCTGTTTGATTACTAAACCCATATGCATCATATTGTTCATCATAATAATCACTTTCATTAAAATCATCACGATCTAACAATACAGGTCTATCTATCATACTACCATAACATCCATCTATAACTCTAGCAGGATTCAAATCAAATCTGTTTAAAAATCCGCAATCATCTAAATCAGATGGATTAATTATATCTATAAATCCTTCTGAAATTAATTCTTCTATCAAAGGATTTATAATATTAAAATTAGCACGTATTCCTGACTTATCTGATTTTAATACTCTTTTACACCCTTTATCTCTTAGATATATACCAAGATCTTTTTTTGAATAAAAACATCTATCATCGCATATAAACCACTTATCATTAGATAAACATTTATTTTCAGATGGAGTTAATAGCGTACAAGTATCTGATGAATAACAATTAGAAGCATAATAATCTTTATCTATATTTAGCATTCCAAGATATGATTTATCATATCTTAAGTTTTTCATTACCCATCTCAAAAAATTTTCACAACAATGAAAATCCTCTCCTACAAACACTTCTTTTTCCTTATAATAAGGAGTTGTTTTAAAATAATCAGTGTCATCATAGCATCTATGAAAAAGACCAGTCCATATACTTATCCATCTTCTATGGTATTCTCCAAAAAAATCTACAATATCTCTAGAATATGAATTACCAAGATATCCAATTCCTGCTACACTCCTTTTATATCTATCCTTTATTTCTCCTTTTTTTATAAGGTTCATCGTTGTAGTAGTCTTGTATCCAGTTTTTATAAATTGAATATATACGTCATTACTACTTCTTTTTTCTATTATATGAAAATCTCCATCATTATTACTGTGACCTATTTCAAAATCACCTTCAATTAAAGGTTCTATTAAATCACTTAAATCACTATACCTTTCCTTTATTACAGGTTTTACTTTAACAATATTATTAGAAGTTTTAAGGTAAGACCAAGGAATCCAAATATTGCCAACATCTTTTATATTTGTACTTCTCTTCTGATATATAGCTAAAATTTCTTTTATGGAGTTTTTAAGATTAGTAGGTCTAAGTGAACCAAGAGGAAATTCCCGACGAAGATCGTACTGGTTACATACTTGTAGGATACGCTTCACCTTGACGCCTGTCCCGTCACCGTAGACCGGACGCTTTACCTCTTCCCACGGCTGGCTCATTATAAGAGCCAAATTGTCTTGAAATATTTTATCTACTCTTGCCATATTCTTATTAGGTACTTATATACTATAGTATCACCATCTCAAGGTTATGCCAACAAACAAGAATCATTAAAAATTCTAAGAGGAATGGTTATAAAGACGATTAATTTCTTCTTGTTCTAAACACGGACCACCTACAACTTTCTCTGTTGCTTTTCTTTGTCTAACAAAATCTTCAGCTTCGGAAAAAGTTGTAGCATAAATATATCCACCATACTTTTCTCCATTTATATCAAATTCTGTCACAAACTTCTTTTGTTTTTCTTCTTTTGTTTTCATAACTGTAATTTTTAAAAGTGAATAATTTATTGATTTATAAAAAATAAAGCGGTGATAAACTAAGTTATCTTAACCAACCACCATCCAGTCATCAGCCAACATATCTGATTGCGAAGCTAACCATCCGTTTACGATATTATCGTTAGCATCTTTCATGCACAGATAAGCGCAAAATTTAATCATGTTGGTTTCAGTTACGTCATAATAATCGTTTACGTATTTTTTAAACGAATCCGGCAATGACTTTACTTTATTAACTATCATATCAGTAGACAACCAATCTTCCGGGCGCTGGAATACGAACATACCTTTACCATTCCATCCGGCACGTGCAATCAACGCACCTTTTTTTACTTCTTCTAAAGCTTCTCCAAATTTCATAACTATATTTTTTATAAATTAAACTCTGCAAAATCTATTTCAGATCCGGTTGACAAATTAATCATTGACTTTTCAAGCTCTTCCATTGGAACCGGTTTCACAATACCTCCATTACCAAGAGTCCTTTTATAGAAGTTTATCACCACCTGATCGCTGGTTTTTACCGTCTTAGGAATAGGTTGACGAAGATATAATCCATCAAGAGACTTTACTCTTGAAAGAGCCGTATATAGCTGTCCTGTTTCAAAAGAATTAGATACGTCCATCATAGCCGCATCCAATGTCAGGCCTTGGGCTTTATGGATCGTGATAGAATAACCTATTTTTATAGGATACTGAATAATAGCTCCTACTACTTCAGATTCTATCTTATATCCGTTTCTTACATATTTTACTTTCTCAAACGAACATGGTGTTATAACAACCTTAGTATGCTCATCATCTTTTGGTTTATCAAGGACTACTTCAATCTCCCCCTTTTTTATAGATAATACAGTACCAAGAGAGCCATTGAAGTATTCTCCTCCGTTTCTTGTTATCATAACTCTTGATCCTTCTTTCAAGAAAAGAGTTTTTTCAACCGGAGCATCTTTAGGATAATCGCCGTTTATAACAGCTTCTAATTTTCTTAAAGAGCCTGGTAACGATGATATTCTCATTTCGTTAATAGCCGTAGCTTTTGAGTTGGTAGTTACAATCTCAACATATCCTTGATTATTATCAGACTGAATACATCTGCTGTTTATTGTATCAAATACATCATCATCCATCTGCCCTTCACGCACCTTATTAAGGATGCTAATGAATTTCTCATCTTTCTGACGATATATTTTTTCAAAAGACACCATTTCCATACCAGAAGCCATAAGAGACTTCGAACTAAAGAAATAAGATGTATCGTATATTTCTCTAAAAAAATCCTCCTTAATTACTGGCGGAAGTTGAAATAAATCACCTACCATAATAAGTTTCACGCCGCCAAACGGGTCCTTGTCTCCTCTTGCATGACGAAGTATATCAGCTACGTTGTCAAGAAGATCAGGGCGAACCATAGAGATCTCGTCTATGATAAGATACTTTATATTCTGTAAAATCTTTTCCGAACCTCCGTTGAATTTATATTCGCAGTTATCCATAAACGCACCTTTTCGTATTTCAGGTATATACGGCTGCATTCCTATTCTAAAAAATGAATGAATGGTTTGACCACCTGCATTAACAGCATCAACACCTGTAGGAGCTACAACAACCGCATTTTTTAATGCCGGTATAATACGCTTAAGGAACGTTGTTTTTCCACTTCCTCCTTTACCGGTTATAAACAGCGGTTTTGGTGACTTACAAATAGACTTAATAGCCTTTCCTTGTGCGACATTACCTTCGGACATAACTGAACGAAGAACGCACTCCATGATTTTTTTGTCGTAACTTATAGCCATCTTTTTTCTGATTTTGTTCTACAAAACAAAAGTACGAAAACAAGATAAAACATAAAATATAAAATGAATTAATTAGAATTAAAAAAGAAATAATAAGTTGGATAAGTAGTTTTGAATCAGACAGTAATATGGTTTCGTATAGATATGGTTATGGCATAGTGGTGGCTAACGGGTGTTTCCGTCGGTGTTCTACGAGATTATCGTTTTTCGGCTCTGTCGGCGACCACTAAGAACAGACCCTCTCTCAAGTACCAAACATTACAATGATGAATACTGAGATGAAGGATAAAGATAGGTATCATTATAGAATGATAGTTCTTCAAATGGTATATCCTTGAATACAGATTCACCATCTAATTCTTTATCATTACCTACTGTTGTATTGTGATTAGGTAATGATTGGATAGATATATCCATATTCTCTATCTTTTCCTTAAACTGTTCTGCCCTAACATACGTATAGATGTCTTCGCTTACCGACCCCACCGCTTTAGCCATCTCGCCGGCGAACTCAGCATACATATCCCGTACCTCATTAAAACCTGACTTTTTGTCAGTAGCGGTATTGTTATAGGATTTCATTCTCCTACTTACCCTACCACAGACCCCGGCAACGGACGTCCCCACCTCAGCACAGCAGGCTTCCGCATCAGCCATGCCTGCCTTTACCGTGGCTACCTTCTCCTTACTCCACGCGCTAACCTTGTCGTATGATTGTTTAAGACTGTTTAAGAACATGTCCATTCTGCGCTTCTTGTCTTCTGCTATGATAGCGCGATAGTACTTTCTTATAATCTGGTTTTGTGTACTTCGCTCATATCCGTCCCAGAAGTCTTTGTGCGCTTCTTTAGCCATAGAAGAAGCCAATGACCTTGCTTCTTCTTCTTTTGTCTTTTTACGATCTATGCCAAGGATTTCGCCATCTTCGGAAACAACTTCTTCTGCGTTCAGGAAACGTAGGATATGAGTATTGTCTTTTAAGAAGAAATTGAAATCGTCTTTCTTATTCACTTTTTCTTTTTCTCCTTTCTCTATATCCTTCTCTCCAAAATACCATCTGTTTGTTGCTCCTTTTTTATACAAGGTCCAGGTATTTGCTATTTGCCAGAAAACTGCTCCGTGCCTATATACCGGAATCAGCTTACCTATTGGGTAGTTATGTTCGTTTGCTTCAATGTAAGCACGAGGATTATCTACGTATGTTATAAATTGTATGTTTTCGAACCTTTTTACGAGCTTGTCTTGTATCGCCACACTGACAATCTCTTTCGCTTTTGTTAGTCCTACATTCAAGTACAAGGCAATTGTTTTATTACTTATCGTCGAATCAATTAATCCATAATACGAGTGGCTTCCGTCTACGACCTCAGCCTGAGAGTTTGTCTCTCCACTGTTCAGTACAGATTCATTGTTTCTGACTAAATTAACAAACATCACCTCTCTTATCCTGTCAAGGACTTTTTCATGGTTTGTTATTTCATTTTTCTTTATCTTAATTAAAATCCTATTCTTTGGAATATTTACTTTCCCGCACCCAAGAGTAAGTTGTACGCCATTAACACGATACCTTCTTGCAACGAACGTACTATCCGTCATACGGAACAGTTCGTCAAACATCGGATGTCCTGTCATGTTCTTGAATTTCGAATACCCGATTCCAAGTTTATGAAGAAGATCTTTCTGGTTTTTGAATCTTATTCTCGAATCCCGGCGGGAGATTTTTATCATACAGTATAAAGCATACAATTCCATGAACAGCGGATCATCTGACCACTGTTCTAAAAGTCTGAGACTTATGTTAATATTTCTACCTAATTGTAGCTTCATAATCTGTAACAAAAAAAATCGGATGGATTTTTGGGGATATCCATCCGATTTGTGTCTTTTTGCGGATAATCTCCAAAACCCCGTTACAGATGATGAAGAACAAGAATCAACAAAAAACAAGACACTTAATATTTTATATTCTTGTTTTTTATTTTATCTTATTTCTACATCTGTAACGTGCTACAAATGTAGAAACAAAATTCAAGAATCAAACAACAAGAACTTATTTTTTAATGTCACAGTGCAAATATCGGGACAAACCCTGAATCTATTGTCATAAAATACGTTAATTTTAAATTTATAAATCCTTAATCCTTATCTTTGTATCAAAACGATAATCTCATGAAAGAAAGTGATAATAAAGATGTTAGTAATAGGGCTTATAGGCTTTTAGTACCTTATTCCAATACGGTAGATATGGCTAAGAAGATACTTCTGTTTTATAACGGATACCTAATGGCTTCCGGCAATGAGAAGAATGTCATAGATGCGAGGCACTTAAATCTTCTTGCCTATTATTTTGTGTTTGGATATTCGTATGAGACGAAGAAGAAGTTTTCTCATTGTTTCAGTACCGATCTTCAATATGTATCGGTTTTGGATACGGAGATGAAGAAGCGTGGTATTTTGATTGACCGTGAAGGGAATTACAGGACAAGGTGTTTGTGCCCGGATATAGAGAACATGCGCCGTCTTTTTGTATTGGAGGGTTCAAGAGATCAATGTGCGTTGGTTTCTTTATTTTATAGAAAGAAAACTTTTGAATCCGATGCCGAAGAATGATTTCCCTATATCATTTGAGTCACATATTATAGATGATGTGATGGATAAGACCGGGGGCGTTTACGACCGAAACCAAATACGTGACGTTTTCAGAGCCAGTATTTCTTATGCCAATAACTTATGTACGTACACAGATAACGTGTCTGTATCGTTCCCGTATGTGGGTGATATGGTTTGTAACCTTCATGAGATGGAGAGGCGCAAACACAATCTTGAGCGTCTTAAATCCAAGGTAGAAAAATTATCTAAGTATCAGGAAAAAGAACTTCAGTGCCTTGGTATTAAGATAAGGATGATAAAGGATGCTTATGACTCAGGTGAGATAAAAGGTGGGGATATGTTGATAAAACACAACAAATTATCTATCTTTAAATCTCGTAAGGGTCATAGTTTTAGTGAAATACAAAATATTCAAGAACAGGAATTTAACAGATAAGTCATGAAAAAAATTTTGCAAGCGGAAGTTATATACGATGCTTTTATGGATACGATATTAAAAAAACTTCCAAGAAAAAAAGAAGATTATCCTGATTGGTACAAGGAACGTCTTGAAAAGTGTGAGGGATGTAAATTCAATACCAAGAACGTCCCTAACTCTATGCTTCCTCTTTCTTTGTACGTAAGCAAGAAAATAGGTAAAAATCGTTGTTCGGTATGTACGTGCTTCATCAAGCAGAAGGCCTGGAGCAAGACAGAGGAGTGTGCACTTGGGGAGGGGCTTCCCCGTCCTTCGTGGATGGACCGTCAGTATTCTATTGATTTTTATGATGAGAAGTCAAGATGGAACAGATTAGAGCTTATTACAATGGATTCTGATGAATTTAATGTTATTTCTACAGATGACAAGCAATACAATATAGACCTCTCTAAAGACGGTAAATCATTTGAAATCATTTTCGAACCGGTAGAAAAAGGGAACAGTATAAGGTTTTCATTTGTTCTTGAGTCGAAGCATGATATGAAGATAACAGCATCAGAGACATCTTGTGGTTGTACGTCATCTAATTTGAATATTATAGACTCCCGTCACTTTAAGTTCAATATAGAGATACATACAGCAGGATTTGGAATAGGAAGATTCGTAAAGCACATGACTGTTCACTATCAAAAAGATGGGTCTCAAAAAGAGGAAAAAATTCCGTTTAATTTTGAAGGTACTATAATTCAAAAAAGTTAAGTTATGGGTGGATGTGGTAAAGCAAGGCATTTACAATGCGAGGATAAAAGGAAGTCCTTATTTTCTATGTTGCAGGCATCTTGTGACGATCTCCCCGATTATTCTGCCGGAGACATTCTCTATGCCGTACTTAGATCTTTTGCAAAGAAAAGAGGATTGTCTGTTTCTTTTTTAAGGACGTTGACAGACAGCGAGCTTTTTGAAGTGGCTGATTATAATTTATCAATAGAGTTGATGGACGTTATTATTCATGATAAAAAGGTTCTTGACAATGAAGAAGATTGATTTTGATTCAGATATAAAGCATCTTATTTCTTATTACAACCATCTACTGTCTGCGCAAGACAAGGTGGGAGAGGAGATGGAAGAGATAACTAAGGATATTATTAGGAAGAAGGATGAGGAAGACAACATAGAATTGGAAGACTTTATTGATTTAGAAGAAAAGTCGTTTATGACCAACTTGTATCAACAAGAGATAATGAAAGTATCTTCTTCTGTCAAGACCGTCTACAGGTTGTCTATTAACGCCGGTCATGATCTTAACATAGATGATGACAGTAAGAAGGTTCTTGACAGGATAGTAAACGACGGAGAATCGGATTTTATTATGTACGTTGATAATAATACTGATTCTGTTATGTTCAAGGAAGAATTTGTTGAGGAAGGAATAAAAAACATGTGTAAGTATCGTGTTGATCCATCTTCTCTTGAAGACAGGTTTAATATGCTTAAGTCTCAGTATGAGGCTTTTTTAAAAATTGTTAATAATGAAGGTAAGAAAGCCGACTAACGATGATGTCTCTTACGTAGATCGGAAACTTCTTGTGCTAAGGGATCAGATAGATAAGGCTGAACGTTATCTATCTGAAAACCCTTGGGATAAAATAGAAGATTCCGATAAGAGGGAGAAAGAATTTAGGTTTCAAAAGAGCTTGTCTGATAGCTTAATGCAATGGACTGAATCTTATATTAAGATGTGTGGGATAATGGATGTCTATAATCAGCTTGAGGCTGCCAAAAACAAGAAAAGCCTAAAAGGAGGGCAAACAGTATCAGGTATTCAGTCTTTTGTTAAGAATGAGGCTAAGAGCAAGCTCGATAAGTAGTTTTGTCATGAATTTTGATAGTAAAGAACTTTATATAAATATGGGTAACGATATTCCGTTATGGAATGACCTTTATTCTTATGAAGAGCAAGACGATGATGTCAAGCAATTCTGGGAGAATGAGGCTATGAAACTCCTTAACGGTGTTACCATAAATGGTGTATTTATCCATCCTTGGCTATATTGGCATATCAATTTCTGGAAGATGATGATTGACGTAGGAGATGATCGTATTCCTGGAAATTCTCAGCTTCGTGATAATGAATGGATGTTTGCCGAATTTCTAAAGCAGGCTGAAGAAGAGAATAAAGGAATATTCATGTTCGGGTGCCGTCGTTTTGGTAAAGCTCTTCTTGACTCTGAGATACTTTATCTTGAGGATCGGGAAAAGATGATAGGAAATATCGTTGTAGGGGATAAGATATATGACGATAAAGGGAATTTAGTAGAAGTCGTAGGTGTCTATCCTCAAGGAAAAGTAACTACCTACAGAGTCGTATTTGAAGACGGTCGTAATGTTATTTGCTGCGGTAATCATCAATGGCGTGTCAATCATGGAGGAAAATGGCATGTTAGGAGTCTTAGAGCCATAGCCGGATTGGATTATAAGAGTATGTCTATTCCAGTAGGTGAGGCCCTGAACTACCCTACGGCAAAGCTGCCGGTTCCGCCGTCGGCCTACGCCTCGATGCTGGCGGCTTATCTCGGTGGTTATGGTGGGGATATGTTTTTCGATAAATACGTTTGTAAGAAGTTTTTAAGATCGTCCATAGATCAAAAGAAAGATTTTATAGAAAACTTCATTCGTTTTTTCAGAAACGTAGTAACCGGAGAAGAAGAACTTATGTTGTCTCATATTGACATGGATGTCATAAATTTTGTACAACGTATGTTTTGGTCTTCAGGCTGGTATGCTAAATTGGAGGGGAACAAACTTATACTATCAAGGAATCGTAAGGAATTAAAAATAAGATCCATATCGATATACGGAAAGGAGCATGCCACTTGTATAACCGTTGATAATGATTCTCATTTATTTTTGACCACCAATTACATCGTTACTCATAATACGGCCATAATGAGCTCGTTTTTGGCTCGTAATGCTACAATGACGTACAATTTGACGCATAATGTTATTGGGTCAAGTAAAGAGGACCTTATGAGTCTTGGTGAGTATCTTGAGTTTGGTCTTGATAATATACATCCTTATCTAAGAATAAATAGAACAGGTAATGATTGGTTTAAAGAGGTTATTATGGGTACTAAGACGGTGAACAATATTCGTGACGTTCACGCTCGTATTCGTATTACCAATATTGATAGCGGTAAAGCCGGTGCCTCTCTTAAGACCGCATCTGGAACACCATATACATCTATTTATGATGAGGTAGGTAAATTTCCATTTTTAGCAGCATACCTACAAGGTCGTCCTGCCCATATGATGCACGGTAGAATGAGGGGGATGATGATATGCTCCGGTACGGGCGGCAATGTTGAAAAGTCTCAAGATGCTCAAAAAGTGATGAATAACCCTGCTGAATACGGGTTTATTGTCATGAATTATGATCTGCTTAATAAACGTTGTTTAAAACCAACTTGGCGTATTAGTCAATCCGGTTGTTTTGTTCCAGCTCAGATGTCTCATGCTTATGATAAGGAAACAACAACCTTAGATAAGTACCTTGGAATAGAGAAAGCTACAGGTCTTAAGAAAATAGATATTCAGGTATCAAAATTTGATGATAATACTAAGAAGATAAAATCTCGTCTTGATGAACTTGTCAAAAAGGATAGAGCTTTATACGTCCAGGAACGAATGGCATTTCCTTTGTCTATAGATGATTGTTTCCTTAATACGAATGTAAATAGGTTTCCTGTAGAAGATGCTTTGAAGCACAAAAGCCGTCTTCTTGAAGAAGGAAGACCAGGGAAAACAGTAGACATATATCAGACTGATGGAATGAAAATGGGCTATCATTTTAGTGATAAACAGCTTGCTGATTATCCGTTTCAAGGTGGTAACATAGATTCTCCTGTTGTTATATATGAGGATCCACCAGAAGAAGGAGGTGTTTTTGATTACACTTATGTCTCATCTCTCGACCCCTATAAATCAGACAAGGCTGATACTGATTCTGTTGGTTCGTTTTATGTACTTAAAAGATATGTAAAAATCAATGATCCATTTGCTTATTGTATAGTAGCATCATACGCATCACGTCCTCCATCTTCTGATGATTTTTGTAGGAATTGTGAAATACTTCAAGAAGCGTATGGGGCCAAGTGTCTTATGGAGAATGCCGACCGAATGTATGAATTTTATCTTACGAGACGAAATAAGCAGCTTATGTTGCTGGAAGATGGCGAACGTCTTGCCGGTAAGATTATCCGTGCCGGCGCCCGTCAGAACAACAAGCTCGGTTTGGCTCCTACGGTTCCCAATCAGCGCATGCTTTTCAATACCGTTATTCAATATTGCTGGGAGGATGTTGTTGTTGGGTATGATGATGATGGTAATGAAATAACACAGAAAGGTATTTACCGTATCCCTGATATAGAACTTCTTGATGAGATCATAGCCTTCGGCCCTGGGGCCAACACCGACCGTATCATAGCCTTCGGCCATGCTCTTCTTCTGGCTAAGTATTATGATGATATGGGTTACATGCCTGAAAGTACGACTCAGAAGGAGAATCAAAAGAAGAGAGAGCGCAAGAAGATAGAACAGGTCAAAGGATTTACGGTAAGAAGACATAACCCTTACAAAATGAGATAGGTAGAACAATTTACCTATCTTTGTGAAAAAACATATAGCTCATGGAGTATTTTAACAGAGATCAGGCTTTTCCGGCCAGAGGAGTATTTTCAGGGTTGCCGGTGCAGGCTATACCTACCAAGAGAAAAACCAAGGAGTGGTTTAAAGCCACTATGGATTCTCTTGAATTGATTGGTTTGAAGCAGCTTGATGAGAACCAAAAGTTCAAAGATTTTTACAGGATGATGGAAGGGAAGCTGTCATTTATGGAGCTGAAAGATGTAATTCCTTATCTTAAGGATGTTCAGTCTATAAGGGACAACGTAAACATTCCATCATTCTTACGTCATTATGATATAATAGGTACGATCGTAAACGCTTTTGTAGGATGGTTGGGCAACCTTTCTGACAAATATAATGTAGTTGGATTGGATGAATCTGAAGTGAATCAGTATTCTGCCACGAAGGAAAATCTTCTTTATAATTACATTAGAGAGGAATTGGACAGAAGGGTTAGGCAAGAGTTATTAAATAGGGGATTGGATCCGGATTATAATAATTTTGCCAGCGAAGAAGAAAAGCAGGCTTATGCTCAGCAGATACAAGAGGTGAAAGCATCTATGACCCCTCCTGAGATAGAGAACTTCATGAATACAAAATGGAAGACTGCCGAGGTTATATGGGGTTCTCATACGCTTGAGGCGGACAGGGGGCGTTTTTACATGGATGAGATAGACACTGAGAATTTCATCGACTATCTTCTTACCGGTCGTTGCTTTAGAAATTATCATGTAGGATACGACTATTATAAGCCGGAAAGATGGTCTCCGTTGAATACGTTTTATTCTAAGACATTAGATAGCAAGTATCCTCAATATGGGGATTATATTGGTCGTGTTCATTATTATACTGCCAATGATATTATAGTAAGGTGGGGGCATCTTCTTACGGCAAAAGACAAGCAAAAGCTTATAGGAGGTGCTGATAATTTCAATGGCACTTATCATAATGGTGATAATGGAAGCTATGTAAGTTTATCCAAATCGGCGAGTGTAGGGATGTTATATCAGAATAAGGTAATACCTTGGAAAGGATATAATGATTATGCTTCTATAAAAGCTTATGAGGATTATTACGGTATTCCAGCCGGCACATATACCGGATACGATAGTAATGGTAACGAATATCACAGAACCAGATTCATGCCAAATTTAGAGCATGGTAATTATTATAACCGTGCCCAGAGTTTGAGCGACGAGCATGTTCGTAGTGATTTGTATCAGGTAACTGAATCATATTGGGTATCCCCGGCTCAGGTATATGTAATTACCTACCAAACTGAAACCGGATTAGTAACTACTGAAATGGTAACCGACGAGCTTCTTCAAGACTTTTTACAGGAAAATGGTATTAAGAAAATTACCAGGACCATGAGTAAGGGAATGGAGAACCCGGAGATTAATACCTATTTCGTAGATTACGTTCCACAGGTAAGGTACGGGGTTAAAATCAGTGGCGGGGCTCTCGCTCAGGACAACCTGTATCTGGACGGAGAACCTATCGATCACCAGATAAAAGGAGATAGCAATATCTATGACTTTGTTCTACCTGTTGCCGGATATATCGGTACTTCTATGGCTAACAGGATTCAGCCATATCAAATATTCTATAATTTCTCCATAAACCAGATCAACAATATTCTTGAAAAGGAGATCGGTAAATTCTTCTTAGGGGATATTAATTTGGTTCCAAGTGAATATAAGGATTTGGGTGAAGATGTGGCTGATATATGGGCAAACCTTCTTGATGTAGCTAAGTCTGTAGGTGCTCTTACATTAGATACCTCATCTCAAAACACGAAAGGTGGTGTTCCTTTCAACCAGTTTGCTGTCTATGATTTGTCCCAGACAGAGCAGCTTAAAACAAGAATGGAGCTTGCTGAATGGTCGAGGATGAAGTGCTTTGAAATGGTTGGTATCACGCCTCAAGTAATTAACGGTCCCAACAGGTATGAGACCGCCACCGGGGTCCAGCAGGGCGTTACGGCATCTATGTTACAAACACAGATATACTTTGATAACTTCGGTTACTTCAAGAAACGCGCTCTCGATCTTCATCTGGCTGTTGCTCAACAATGTCAGGAAGAAGGAAAGGATATTTCTGTAATGTACACAAAAAGTGATCTTACCAGAGCGTTTTTATCTATAGGAACCGACGGTCTTAGCCTAAGGCATCTTGGTGTTCAGGCTTTATCCAACTCAAAGAAGAGGGATGAACTTGAAAAGTTCAAGACCTTTATGTTGCAGTTAAATACAGCCGGAGGCGATATTTACGATCTTGCATCTATCTTCACATCAGATTCTATGGTGGAACTTATACAGAATGCAAGGAATACTCGCGCATACAACGAGCGTCAGATGCAGCAGCAACAACAGAATCAGATGCAGCTTAACCAGCAACAGATACAAGCTGAAGCTACTGAGAAGGATAAGCAACGTCAGCATGAACTTGCTTTGGAAGACAAGAAAGGTCAATACAGGATACTTCAAGAGAAGATCCAGGCGGCAGGCAGGGCGGCAGACGCCAAGAGCGACGCCACTTCCCTCAACTTCCTGGCCTCTGTTTCAGATCAGACCGTAAGGCAAGCTGATATAGAAAGCAAGGAAAGGATAGAGGATAAGAAAATTGAAAACGATTCCAAACTTCATGATGATGAAATGAGAATGAAAATGGAAGAGTTAAAATTAAAATCTAAAGAGCTTGCTCAACGAGCGAGGGAAGATGCCACCAAAAGGTATGTAGCCGGAATCAATAAGAATTAAGGATTAAACATCCCCAAATTTCATTAGAAAATCTCTAATAAAATTTGGGGATGTTTAATTTTTAGTGAAGATTAAACACTTATAAGTTTTTTGTCTGAAATATAGGTATTTAAATATTTTTGCAGTATGGGAAAATTAGAAAAAAATGGAATAGTAGAATTGGACGATATTTTTAGTATCGGTCCGATTGATGATGTTTATAATAGGGAAGAAGATATTCTGCCTATTAATGGTAATGAACCGGCTAAAAAAGATGAGAAGCCTGTAGAAGAAGGTTCTCAAATTAAAGAAGAGCCGGTTGTCGATCCTACTCCTGATCCTAAAGAGGATAAAAAAGGAGAAGAGAATGTGGTTGACGTTAAACAGGATCCGGTAGAGACCCCGGTTGTCAATTACAGAAAAGTATTGGATGCCCTTTCTTCAAGAGGGATCATTCCCGATTTGAAAGATGTGGTATTTAGCGGTGAAAACGGCGAAGAGATTACTATTAATGATCTTGATTTTAGTAAAGAAGATTCGTTGTGCGACATACTATCTACAGTCCTTGAAAGCCAGAAAGAGGATATTGTTAAGGATAAGATAGATGTTACTTCTGTTTCTGATATTACTAAGAAGCTTATTCAGGCTGATAAGGCCGGAGCTAATATCGTTGATATTCTTAAGCAATATGATACGAATGTCGCTCCGATAGAAAAGCTTGACATTGAAAACAAAGCAGATCAGATAAAGATCGTTCGCCATTATGTTGATCTTCTTGGGTTGCCCAAAGATGAAGCTGATGAGTTTTTCAAAGGCATTATCAATAAAGGAGAAGAGTATGTTGAAGCAAAGGCTATAAAGTATAAGGCTGAGCTTGATAAGAGAATGGATGATATTATCCAGCAACGTACTAAAGAGGCTGCCGACAAGAAGGCGAAGGATGCAGAAGATTTTAGAAGGTATAAGAAAGACCTTAAGTCTTCTATCCAGGCAAAGTATCAGCTAAATGACACTATGGTATCTAAAGCTCTTGATTTTGCTCTAAAACCTTCTGAATCGAATCCCGGAATTACCAAAGCATTTAATAGGGTAAGGGAGATGATGATGAATCCAGAAGAAGCGCCAGATTTGATTATGTTTCTTATGAACCCAGGAGAGTTTATAAAACAGAAGTCGAATCAAGCTGTAGTTGATGAGAAGAAGAAAATTTATAAGCTCATCAGCCACACAAATAAAGACAAGAGGGTAGCTCCGGTAGATGATAAAGGTGATCAAGTTCAAGGTGTGAAGTTCGATGAAATCAGTATAGATTAAAAATTAAAACATTTTTTCGTTCATGGCTAATGTACTTTTAACAAAAAATTTCCCGGCCACCATGAATGGTGACACGGTGATTGGATATACCGACGCTAAAGTCGTTAAGCAAAGTATCGTAGAACACGATCTTAGCTCTTTAGAAGATTGGTACTACGAAGATCCGGATAAGAACCATCTGGGTATGCTTGAGTTGTTTTCTAATATTACAAACTATCCTCTGCCTATGTATATGGGTATGATCAAACAGGATGCTACTATTACCGTAAATGGTATCAATGGTTCATTCCGTTATGATCTTCCGGTATCAGAAACGTATGAGGTGGTTACAGTAGAAGACACGTCTTTGAAATATGCAAAACCTGGTATTGATGAAAGCTTCTTCGAAATTGTGTTGAATGCACAATTCAAACAAGGAGATGTTATTACTTACGATGTGATTAACGGTTGCCAGGCTCTTATCTCTACAGAGCGCCCTCCGAAACAAGAAGGTGAAAACTGGAGATATTGGTGTAAGCTGTGGGGTCGTTCTCGTGCTAAATACTTCCCGAAAGACATGCTTCGTGCCGGTATTAAATACTGGAAGGTAACAAACGTTCTTGGTGAGTTCTCTACTCAGTTCTCTGGTGTAGGAGGTGCTTCTAAGGCTGGTTCTATGACTTGTGAATTTACGCTTGGTGGACACCGTGGTGTTGAAGGTGAAACGACTATGTACGCTGGTATTAAGTCTTTGGCTTATGCAGACGAACGTACACAGAATTTCATCGACAAGGCTTACCAGAAAGTTCGTCAGCTTTCTGAAATCAGAGGAGGTGATGCAAGTTATGCTATCATCGGTTCTCGTCTTGGTGATGGAAGCATTGATATGCGTACAGCTCGTGTAGCCAATACAGTATCTTTGTTTTGTTTGGCTGAGTTGGCTAAGATGGAAGCATACGAACTTATGTTCATGCGTGGAGGTAGAGTCAAGGGTCATAATGGTGTTTTGATGAAAAACGAAGGTTTGTACCATCAACTTCGCCGTGGTTTCGTTATCTCATATGCACGTCCGGGCGGTATCAAGCGCGAACACTTCCTGGCTGCTGCTGACTATATTTTCCGTGGTCGTAGCGATATGCCGATTGAAAATCGTGTAATGAAATTCAAGGTAGGTGCTATGGCTTACAAGAACATCGTTGAAATCTTCCGTGATGAGTTCTTCTCTCAATTGGGTGCCTTGGCTCCGCTTATGGGTACAGAACGTATTATCAATAATCCGGTAACAGGATCAAACGATGCTCTTGAATTAGGAACTGTAAAGATCAAGGGTGTTACTATTCCGGGTATTGGTAAGGTTATTGTAGAACACGAACCTTCTTTGGATTACGTTGATATGGTAGATAGAAGCCAGTTGGTAGACGGTATGACTCCTATCACATCATATTCATGTATTATGGAAGACTTGACCGCTCCTGAATATTCCAATGCATTCGCCGGCATCCCTGCTTCAGCCGAAGCTCGTATTGGTAATATCAACAGCAACGTATTCTACGTTAAGCCTGATATCGGTTCTATGTGGTGGGGTTACGAACAAGGTAGATGGTCATCCAGAGTATCGGCTCAAGAAATTGTATCCAGCCATCCTCGTATGTCAGAACAATTCTGGTGCCATTCTGTATCGGCTTGTTGGGTAAAAGATACCAGCCGGTTCGTAACAATTGAATTGTTACCAAGCTCTTTGTAATCATAACTTTTAATATTAACTTGCGGTCGGCTTTAAAACCGGCCGCAAATTTTGTTTCTAACATAGTCTTTTCATATATGAAAAGACGTAGGGTATATAAAAAAATGGGAAAAAAGATTTTTGAAGAAAGCCATGAGTCTAAGAAACTGCTGGCTACCGTAGGAGGAATGAAGATATATTCCGACTCTATTTATGTTATAACAGGTAAGATGGATGAAGAAGCTCCTTCCGGATATCAGGAAAGAGGTATTTCCAAGACTCCTTTCCCTGGGAACAAGACAGTATCTTGTTGTGGATGGGATAAGGATCTTAGGGTGTATGATACCGGTTTCTTCATCAATTCAGCATGTTATAAAGGTTACTCACTTGAAGACAAGAAGAATGAAATGGATATGCGTATTAAGAATATTCGGTATCCGTTTGAAGAAACTGTCAATGAGGACCTGGACCAAAAGAACTTCGATTTCTGGGATTCTTACAGAATTGACTTATATGATGGTCGTTTGTTCTACACTAATGACGTTCGTGATTTATTTGAGCTGTATATAGCTATTTTATCCAAGTCTCTTACTCCTAAAGAGGAAGACGGTAATCCGATGTACGTTGAATCTTATTATTGTGTAGAAGACAAGACTACGGCCGTAGATATCAGGAAACAACGTCAGATTGACAAGGCTGATATTTTATACGAGTTCATGAACAAACTGAAAGGATCCGAGGCTGAAAGGAAAAGCATCTACGATCTGCTTTTGTATCTTGACATCATATATAGCGTAGAGCTTGATCAGAGCATGGTTCAATACATATTCACTAATTGGATTGATGCTAAGAATACGAACGTTGACATGTATAAAGAAGCAAGCTCAAGGTTCTTGTCTGATGATGAATCTTCTGAGGGAATGCAGGTGATCAAATTCCATCGTATGATTAGGGAAATGATCGAGGGACTGGCTGTCACCGTCAACACCGACGGACTGTATCTGAATGGCGAGCTCCTGGGCGCCGACGCTATCTCTGCGTCTATGGCTCTTGCTTCCAATAAGTCGATGTTAGAAACCAAGTCACGTGTTCTGGAAGCGTATAATGCTTTAAAGAACAAGCATAAAAAAATAGAAGGAGCTAAGTCTGACAAGAAGAAAAAGGAAGACGAAAAAGGTTTTGATATTGATCAATACGCTGATAAAAAAGAATAATTTATGAAGATTGTTGATTGTTATCTTCGGGCCTTACAGAAGGCTGAAGAAAACATGACCAACGGTGGTATAAAACTTGACAAGGCACGTTTTGTTCAGCTTTTTAATGACGAACAAAACCGCCTTGTTCGTTATATCCTTGATAAGAAAAACGAAGAGGATATACGTTATATCCAAAAGTTAGTTGTGTATTCAAAAGAACTTGACGAGAAAGGAGATAAAGATAATCCGGAAAGCACTTTGTTTTCATTGCCTTCTGATTTCTTTTCTTTTTCAAACATATCAGGCGTATTTACCAAAGGTGAATGCACGGTCACTGATTTTACCATGTGGGAGGCTAAGAACGAAAACCCGCATGAGCTTCTTGCCGACTTTTTTAACAAACCTGATTTTGATTTTAGGGAAACGTTCTACACTATAGGCGAAGATTCGGTAAGGGTGTACAAGTCTGGTTTTGAAGTAGACACCGTTTACCTTACGTATTACCGCTATCCTAAGGAAGTTGACATCGAAGGATATGTTAAATCCGATGGTTCTAATTCAACCGATATAGATCCTGAATTAGATGATAAATTAATTGGTATTATCCTTAACATGATTGAAAAGCAATTTGCTTTGAATGAAAGCGAATATGGACGTTATCAAATAGACTCAAACAACGTCCAATCTCCTTTATAGCAGAATAAAGACGTGTCCTAAATTAAAGACTATCAAAAAGCATTAAGAATTAATTAATTCCTAATGCTTTTTGTTGCTTATATGACTATCGCTATTTTTGAGACAGATAACAGAATATTAATTTTTAAAATATTATAAGGCTATGGCTATCCATAAACCGTATGACAGACACATTATCTGTCCTCCGCACGCTAAGTTGGCGGACGTAGATTCTTTGTTGCTTCAAGAAGGTCAGATCGCTATCTATGATTTGGATGGTGAGCAGACTAAAGATGGTTTGAAAGCGTTGAAAGACTTGAAAGGATATCGTAAGGACGAACAACGTTTCCAGATCAGAATCGGACGTAATGAGATGGTGAACGACCGTGTATCTGATGATAAATCATTCTCTACACCTACGTTTGCTATTGATGAAATTATAGAAGTGTATGCTTCTGCTCCGAAGAGCAAAGAAATTAAAGTAGATGAAGTTATTTTCGGTTACAACGGAATTGACGACAATACCGCTATTACAGCAAGAAAAGGCGATCGTATCCCTATTCATATTAAGCTGACAGGACGTTTGTTCGAGCTTCGTGGTTATCCGATGGGTGAGGTGAATATCGATGATTACATCATTTTCGAAAACTGTCCTGGTCGTGAGGATATGTGTTCAGAATGTGATCCTTGCGAAGATGTTGATATTTTGGCTGCTATCTTGAAAACAATCGAACGTATCAAGAATCAGCCGATTGCAGGTGGTGGAAAGGTAGGTGATTTTGTAGAAATCCATCCTATCCATTCTTGTGACGAGTTGGAAAAAACTCCGGTGGAAACCGACATGAATTTCTATTGTATGGAAATGTGTGATACCGGTGATGCTTATGCCCTGGCTCAGCTTAAGGCTGCTTATCCTGGTTTGGATATTAAGAGAGTTGGACGTCATCTTTCTACTTCCAAATATCAGGTGATGAAAGAAGGTGGTAAGCCTGCTGATTATACTCAAAAGCTGTCTTCTATAATGAAAGGCTGCGAAGAGTGTCCTGAAGGATATACTAAGGTAGACGGCGGTTTGATTTATGCCGTAACGTTAGAGGATGATGGCGTTGATCAGTCTACTGTAGTAGAAAGCATTAAAAATGCCGTTAGTAGCACTGCCGAGAAAACAGCAGCCCAAGATGGCGGCGTAGGTATGTACACTGTGGCCGTAAGCAAGAAACTGACGAAGGCTGATATCGATGCATTTGTAGAAACCAATCCGACTGCCACAGTAACGTTCGTTGCTAAAACAGCAGATATGTGTAGCAATCCTACTGTTACTACCGTTAGCTGGGAAGCATGTGGTTCTTGTAAGATTTCGAAAGAAGCTTATGAAATCACGTTGCCGGATGATGAATGTGGTAACAGTGCTAAAGAAGAATTACAGGCAGCATTCCCGTATCTGACAATCGAAGATTACGGTACACCTGGTGGATGTCAACACAAATTCAAAACAACGGTCGTTACTAACATGGTTTGCGACGAATGCGATAAAATTTTCAAAGACTTCTTCGTATCTAAAGCTCCCGAATCTTATCGTGGACGTAACTGGAAACGTTTGGGTGCCGTAGCAGGAGATCAGTCCATTATCGCCGATCCGCTTCCTAAGAACTGCAAATGCGGTATCTTGTTCCGTGGTATTGACTACATGATTTCTCCGTCTGACTGTTTGATTGACCGTCTGACATTCCAAGAAGGATCTGTTCGTATTGCTGTAAATGGTGGTTATCCGGATGAACAGCGCGAGGCTGTCAGCACGTACTTCAACCCGATCCATACAGAATATAAACAGCACTGGGCTCCGCGTACTCACCTTGGCGCTGAATTGCTGGATAAAGAACGCGAACAACGTATGTTCTTCGACTTCCGTAAGACTCACCAAGAACTTATGGAACGGATGTTTACCAACGAAGAAACCCGCTTAGACCTGTTGGCTCCGTATGCTGATTATTCAGTAACGTTGAAGCCGGCGCGTTATTCTAACGGCTTCGGTAGGGTAATTGATGATCATATTACAGTACACTTCCATGTACCGTACGGTGCTCACGAAGGTATTCAAGACCTTATGGACTTGTTGGCTGCTTCGGCAAATATCAAGCCCTGCAAAATTTGATTTTCCTTTTTTCTATATATCCCAAGGGGGAGGAGGCTGGTCCTCCACCCCCTTTTTTGTAATAAAATAATTTGAAATAGATCAATTTCATATGAATGGCGTGGATTTTTTATCCGGTGCCTTTGGTAGGGGCATCGATAAAATAACTAACATAGTTGGAAAATGGGGTTCCTCCCAACCGGTAGATGACAGCAAATCCGGTATAAAAATAGGGGACAAAATCTACCAAGTGGTTGTGTCCTTAAATGGCTGTTATTGGTATCTTGACGAAGAAGGCAAGAAGCATCCTGTTTCTGGTATTCCGGCCACAACCGAATGGGAGTGGATTAACATAGCTGAGAAAGTTATCAAAGATTTCAAAACATGTTACCGTACACCTGGTGGAAAGGTTGAAGTATGGAGTTGGTATCTTCTTAATGATCAGATGGATGTTCTTAAAGAAACCCATAGAATTACCGACAGTACCGACATGGATAATCCGGTAGGTAAGGTTCTTACTAAAATACCGGACGAATGGGTTATGATCGACTGCGATCTTCCTGATATGACAGAACGTGACATTACGTTCGTCAACAGATGTTATAAAACTCCTGATGGTAAGGTTGAAATAGAAGGATTAGAAGCCATAGATGACAAGATAAACATCAGGGAATCTATTTATACCGTTATTCAGTCAACTGACGATAATTTCCCTGCCGGGCATGTTTTTAAGCTAATTCCAGAGAATTGGGTTCGAATGGTTTGTGACTTTCCTGACATGACAGAACGAGATGTAACTTATGTTCTTGAATGTTACACTACTAAAAAAGGAAAAGTGCAAGTAGAAGGTTTGGTAGCCATAGACAACATCCTTGGAGCCAGGGAAGAGGTTTATACCGTTCTTCAGTCAACCGATCCTGATATTAAGGTAGGAACCGTGATGGATTCCATTCCCGAAGATTGGGTGAGGATGGTCTGCGATTTTCCTGACATGACGGACAGGGAAATTGTTGAAGTGGACGAATGTTATAAGACTGATGGTGGCAAGGTCAATATAAAAGGCTATCAAGCTATTGATGCCGTTCTTGGTGTAAGGGGACAGTATTATTATATTGTTAAGACAACGGACGCCGCCTATCCTCAGTGGACGAGAATAGATAAGATACCTAACGAATGGACGAAAACCGAATGCGACTTCCCCGATCTTACGGAAAGACATATTATGTCTGTAGATGAATGCTATACAACTCCTGGTGGTAAAATACATCTTGGAGGATATAGGTCGGTAGATAGCATAATAGGAGTCCGGGACGAGTATCTTATTGTTATGGAAACAACCGATCCTGATATACAAAGAGGTGCCACATTCAACAAAATACAAGAAGGATGGCAGCGTGTTGTTTGTGATTTCCCTGATGCTACTACATCCGACACAGAAATAGTAGAAAACTGTTATAAGACGGAAAAGGGCAAGGTACAGATCCGGACATACATAACAATGGACGGATATGGAAATACAAGGGAATTGAGACATATGGTTCTTAAAACAACCGATCCTGATTACAATATCGGATCCAATATCGATCAGATACCGGTAGGATGGTTGAGTATCGAGTGTGATTTTGCGTCTGCTACACAGCGCCATATAAGGCAGGTGAAAAACTGCTACGTTTCTGACGTAGGGAGCATTTACATTGAGGGAGAAATCGTTTACGACAATGACCTTGACGTGGACAAGATGGCGCTGACGGTCATGGAAAGCACTGACCCGGCGATAGCCGTAGGGACGGAGCTGGCTGCTATTCCCTCTGGCTACGTGAGAACAGTTTGTAGATGTAATTGTTGCAACCACTAAATCTTATTGTCATGAGCTGTAACGAATATTTTTTAGTAACACTGGAGTCTAAACCGACTCCAGTCCGTCATAAATACACGAATTTAACAGACGAATGGTATGGCCCTGATGGTGTTAAGTACGAAGATCCTGATACGATATCCAAAATAGAAGAACAAGCTACAGATAAGAATCGTATAGGGGATAACACCTTATATCAGAAACTTATTGAAATACATTCTCAAGGAGAGTCAATAAAATCAGACATCGGAGACATAGGTTCGGTATTAGATTATATAAATGGGGAGGAAGTGTAATGGGAACCATATCAGATAAGTTAATGAGGATCATAAATACCAAAGAGGATATAAGGCAAGCCCTTATATCCAAAGGGTATGATGTACCTACTTCCATACCTTTTAAAGAGTATGCTAAAATGATATTAGACCTGCCATGCAAGGTAGATTCCTTCCCGGATATAGAAGGTATCGTAGCCAGATATTCAGCTTCCGGTCTTACCAATGAGCAGATGGCTGCCAATCCTGTATGGGTTGATAAGACAGGTAATGGGCATGATTTGCAAATGAAGAACTTCTTTTGGGGTGGAATGAGTGGAGTAAATGGTTATGTTCAGAATTTTAATTATTTCAGAAACAATGCTACTGTAGATAAAGTAAGAATTGATGAGCAAAGTAGCAATTCTATTAAAGTAACCCTTTTAACCTCAGGAATGAGTTACGCTATTTATATACCAAAGGATATTTACCAATTTAATAAATCTTATTTCATAAAAATATCAAGTGAAGGATACAATGAAGGTGATCTATTTTTGTCATTTTATGCTCCTTCTACATCAACGGCTACAACAGTAAAAGTACCTTTAAATCCTAATGGCATCACTGAAATTCCTGCAATAAAAGAAGATGATTTTTTAGCTGTTTATCTTTTTAATGCTGCGGGTAAAGTGGGATCAATTACAATTGAACAACTTCCCCTCTACCCCGGCGCACTCGTCTTTGATGGTGTAGACGATTATGGTGTCTGTGATAACTTCCCCATTCTGACTAAGGAAAAGGGATATACGGTTGTGGCGTTGAGACAGTGGATTTCATATAATCCAAATGCAATATCTGCTATAGCGACAAACGCATCCGATCGATCTTTTAATGGTGCGTTCACTTTTGAAAATTACAATAAAGGAGCAGAGCAAACTATTTCGTATGGAGCTACTCAAATATCATTACAATATTCAAAATCTCCTTTTTCTTGGCAAACAACATCTAAGTATAATGGAGTTAATATTGCCAATGGAAACAAAGATGCGACAAATTCACTTGTTTTAGGCAGGTCATATCCTCAAAGAAATGAATTTGCTAATTTTGCTATCTGGGAACTTGTATTTCTCGACCACGATGCCACCGAAGAAGAGCTGACCAAGATCAAAGACTACTTCGTTAAAACCTATCCCTGGCTCTTCCCCGACCAAGCATGGACTGTCACCGGCAAAACCAACGAGGACGAAGATCGTGCTACTATTGCCAACATTACGGGCAATGGTAATGATCTTATACTGTTGAACTTTGGGTTTAGTGAGAATAGTGGGTATGGGTTGTATCAGCAGAATTATGCAATTTGGACTAAAGTCAGTAACAGGGCTACATTTACTGTTACATCATCAAAAATACACGTAACATCGGTAACAGCAGAAGAACATGCTGATTTTATTTATACCACAGGGCAACAATTAAAACAAAAAATTAGAATAACTGGATTGCCAGAAGGGGTCAGTTTTGTAATTGGTAGATCGGGTGTAAATTTAAAAATAATATCACAAGACGGAATATATGATGTAGATATATTAGATGATTCTTCTGCGAATCCTATAATTGGATATAGAATAAATAAGATTTTAGATTCATGCGACATTACTATAGAGCAAATCCCCGAATACGAAGGATACCTGGTTACTGATGGAGTGGATGATAGAGTTGTTAGCAGCTCCTTTACACTTAATAAGAATTGGACGATTGTTGGCAATTGGAAGATGTTGCAGCCTGAAGCTAATAAGTTATCTGGGATTGTTAAACAAAACAGCTTATTCATATACAATCATGTTGATGGGTTAAATATATCTATAAATGATGCTTGGAATTTTTTTAAACTTAAAGACATTCGCTCTGTTAATGCTATCTGTTCAGATGGTAGAATCTATCTGAATGATTGGACTGAAATAATAGACTCAAAACAACAAACCGTAAATGAAAGTGTTGGGACATTGGTAATTGGTATTTTAGGTAATGTTTATACAAGTTTGGCTTTCAAAAACTTAAGCTTTTATAACAACCAGAATTTATCCAAAGACGACTGTATCAAAGCATACAACTATTTACAAACCCTAAAATCAAAGTAATATGAAATTTATTATCATACCAAAAAAAGTATATGATTCCGTATCTGAAGAAAAGAGACGTGAATTAGGAATAGGCAGCCCAAGAGCGAGCGTAGATGGCTCTAAAGTTATTTTACATGTAGAACATTATGACCTTCTATTTAAGTCTTTAGACATGCAGGCTGATGATGATCCTCAATATCCGTATCCGGTATATGACAGTCCTTCTTCTGAGTTTGAATCTGTTCTTTCATCTAAAGAATGGGTGTCCGATGTTAATAACGAGCGTCTTTGATCTTGTTATGGTTGAGACAATTGCTATATTTGTAAAAAGTTGAATAATTAAAGCGTGTGGTAGCGTTATCTACCATATAATCATCATGTTTCAGATAATAATCGGATGCGTTTTGGCTAATATCCTTACGATAGCAATCATCGGTTTAGCCCTGTATTTAGTGTATCGTAAAAACGAAGATCGTTTAAAGGCTTTGGATTCTAAGATTGATCAGAAGGTTGAGGACGTAAAAAACAAGGTTGGTGCGGTGATGGACATCGTAGACCAGGTCAAGAAGTTGTTGGATAAAATTAACAAAAAATAAATATGGCAGAAATAGGTTATAACAGTAAATTCGAAGGCCAGGAGGTTGATTCCAGACTTGAGAATGTGGTGCAGGCTGCTCCTGGAACAGGTTCGGAGTCGGGGAAGGGAGGCCTCATCCCGGCTCCCCCTGCCGGAAGTCAGGACGGTAGCAAGACTCTTCTTAGTAATATGACATGGGGAGATCATGTAACAAAACAGTACATAGATGATGCTGTTTCGGCAGCAGGGTGGAAGAAACAGATTGTTAGCAAACTTCCTACTGTTGAAGAAGCGAAGGATAATGTCATGTATCTTGTAAAAGACGATGTGGCATCTACAGAAACTAAAAACGTGTATAACGAATATATTTTGGTTACTGAAGAAGGTGGAACTAAGGTGCTTGAATCACTTGGTATGGTAAGTACAGGAGTAGATTCATCTTATCTTGATTTATCCATATTTCCCAGTACTTCTGGAACTCTTGATGAGGATTCGTATGCAAAAGTTCTGAATGCTTACAATAACAATATTACATTAGGTAAGCTTAGTTTTTATTATTTTTCTTTGGATTATTTTTTAGACAATGATAATTCTGAATTAAAAATAATAGCTGTTTTATTTAATAACACCAACTCAAAGGAAGACGTATCTGGATCTTATATAGACATTGAGATGGTAACTTATGTTGTTTCCCAAGATAAGACATATAGAGCTATAGCTAATACGGCTACGTTGTCTAATGACATGTTATCTTATTTGAAGTTTATGGCTAAGACTCCTAATGTTGTCACAACATTAGCAAGTTTGCCAATAGATGCTCATAATATCATAGCCAACGTAGCTTCCGCTACGAACCTGTCTATGGCCGTATCTGCTGAGGATGTTGGGAGGGAATGGCAGGTGCGGGTCAACAACACTACCGGCACAGACATCACGCAGCCGCTTCCTACCTCTGGCCTGTTCCAGAGCATGTCAGGCGATAGCGTAGTAGTACCTAAAAATAGTTTTATAGAATTAAGTATCTGGTATATTAATGATAAGTTAGTTATCAGAGTAGGTGAACAAGCTTAATAGAAAGGATAGAGTATGGTTTATGTAAATAAAAACGTAAAAGGTTTTTACTGGGAGGGATACGAGTTGGACTCCTCTTCTTACGAAGTAGGGTATTCTTACCAAGATTTCTTAGATGGTAAATGGGTCCAACTTGATTCCGATCAAGAAAAATTCCATCAAGACAATCCGGATGCGAGTGTGAAAGAAGTTATTGCCATGCAGCTTGACCCGGAGCCTCCTGGACCAACTAAAGAGGAGTTGCTTGCCAAGGCTAAGGACAAGAAAGTTTCTGAGGCCAGGGAATATGCTTATTCTGATGCTGTCCGTTCTTATAGTTTGGATGGTAAACAGATATGGTATAACAGCAGCATGAGGCAGAAGGTTAAAAACGATATTGATGTAGCAAAAGGGAGCGGGATATACACCGTATCTGTAGCAGATTCAGAATACGAGCTTGATATTGCTAATACGGCAATGAATGAAATGCATGTATATGAATCTGAATGCGATGATCGTACTGCTGCCATAGAAAAGGAAATAGCTTCTAAAACTGACAGGAGTGAAGTTGAATCTATGAAAGTGGATGAAGGATATCCTGAGAAGTTGGCAAGGACAAAGGATCAGATCATAGAAAAAAATAAGATCCTTGAAGCTAACGATCCGGAGAAGGCTACAGCCATGTACATGAGGGCGATGATCAATACGCCGGCTATGTTGGAGAATACTGACCAGAGTCTTGCTCTTAAGATAAAAGGATTGTATCCTATTTGGGATAAGGATGGAGTTTATGGCGACAAAGGTCTTCCTATGGGAACTGCTGTTGTAAAGGGGCAGCGTTTTCGTAGTAAAAACCAGCCTTCAGATTTGGATTGGACTTTGTTTGAAGTAAGGCAAAATCACAATCTACAAGCTGATTGGGTTCCTGGTCAGGGAGGTGGAGTCGAAAGTCTGTATATGGTTGTTCAAGAAAAGCATTCAGGTACCGTAGACGATCCTATTCCTTGGGTATATAATTCTATTTTAGAGAACGGAAAGTATTACATAGACAAAGAAATTAAGTATCTTTGCATAAGAGATTCAGGCATCCCTTTGGCTTACGAGAATCTTTTTGATCTTGTATCAGCCGGATACGTAAGGGTTGTTTAGGTCGTAATTTGTTGTTAATGTTATGGATGGCCCCTGTATATTTATTTATGCAGGGGTTTTTCTTTAATCCAAACTCTGCTTATTTTAATATTTGGTAAGGTTCTGATTATCTTTGTGAAAAAGGTTAAGTTATGGAAAGAAGTGATATTATAAAAGAATTGAGTCAGTATTTTAGTATTGTTGAATTAGTTGGTCCTAAAGAATATGGTAGAGACAAAGATCTTTGCTGGAGGTATTTAAGAACTGAATTGCTTCACACGATACTGGTTTTAAGGAAAGACATTTTGAAAACGCCGATGACGGTTAATACCTGGAAGTCGGGTGGTAGGTTTGATGAGCGTGGGTTTAGGAACAATATCTCGGATATAGTAAAATCAAAGACCGTATCAGGGTCGTTGTATATCAGTCCTCATATGCTTGGGGCAGCCATCGATTTCGATGCTAAAGGTATGACGGCAGAGGAGGCAAGGAATAAAATAATTCAGTCGCAGGATTTACTTCCTTGTCCTATTAGATTAGAATCAGGTACCAATTGGGTCCATATTGACGTATATGACTCTCTTGGAAGTAGCAAGAAAGTAACTATGTTCTAATATGGCTTACAGATTTGTAGGAAGGATGAATTTAGAAAGTTTCTGGGCTTTTCTCATTTCCGGATTATCAGCATTGTGGATGAATTTCCAGGAGATTCACCACCTTATATATTCTATATTGTTTATATTAGCTATAAATCTTTTGTTAGCTACTATAAAAAGTATCAAGCACTGCTATATCCGAAGAAAGAGAAAGAGACCTTTTAAGATATTGACATGCATAAGCGAAATGGGAGTTTTGAAAATTCTTCTTGAGTTCGCGGCCTGTTCTTTCGGGTTGTTTACCATATCCGGAATGGACCTTATTATGTCTATGGGAGGGCATAAATCCCCAGAGTTTATAGACATGCTTCTTCAGTGGATTACGATATTCGCCTTAATATTATACGGTGGAATGGCATTCAAACGCCTCGGCGACCTTGCACCTGATTTGATGATAGTAAAAGGCGTTAAGTATTTCTTTAGCAAAGTAAGTTGGTGGCAAAAAGTTCCATTCGGAGAAGAGCTTAAAGAAGGTATTAACAACGGTGATATACAAGAACTTTTAGACGAAGATAAGGAGGGTAAGAAATGTGTTTGCAAAAAATGAGGGTAGGGCATGTGTTAGGAGTTCTTCTACTGTGTTTTATATCTTTCTTGTTTGGTAAAACATGTAAGAAGAAAGAAATAATACACAATATAGAAATAGATACGGTAATAGATACCATTATCCAACCTATTCCTGTTCCTCAGTATATAGTTGACGTAGGGGAGGTAGAAATACCTTTCCCTATGGATGCTATAGTTAAAAAAGACACGATAAAAGACACTGTTTATATCAATATCCCAATTCAAAGAAAAACATACAGCACAGATGATTATCGGGCTGTTATAAGCGGATACAGACCTAATTTGGATACGATGATCATCTACCACAAAAAAGAAATAATATACGAAAAGAGCCGGCGCTGGGGCATAGGGCTGACGGCAGGGTATGGAGTTGGGCGCGAGGGCTTCTCTCCCTACTTAGGCGCTGGAATCTATTATCGGATATGGTAATAATCACGTCCTATTTTATTTAATACACAACATTTTAAACTTTTATCACCCCATTTACTTATCTTTGTGGAAAAAGGTAAGTTATGAATTATATCGATATTTTACCACAGATAAGAAATAACATTTTCTATGTCAGGATAGTAATGACCGACTACGATGTAGAAAATCAGATGGTTATTAGAATAGTAGCCAGAAGAAATGATGGTCTGTACAAGACGGAGGTAGTACAGTATCCAAATGAAGGAACTGATTACAACGGTGAAATCATTGTTCCTATGTTTGGTATGGCTAAGTCATTGGTGGCCCAAATAGTAGGAGTCAAGATAAATGGTACCGAGGTACGTGTTAATAGCACTGAGGTAGAGGGAGCTGATATAACAGCCAGATACGATGATTCCCTTACCAGAATGGGGTGGGAGGAGAGTATGAACAACATCCATCTTGATTTTGAGGTTATAAGCACCAACAACCCTAAAACGCTTCGCATAGCCGATCAGTCGGAATGGGGGATATTGGCAGACAGACCGGCTATTATAGAGATTGTACCACCTGAAGATGAGAATAAGTATGTTTATTATCTTGGTAAGAATCAGCTGAATGTATTCAACAGTAAGACTCTTGGCATAAATCCGGGTCGCGGAAATGATTTTGAAAACCTGAAAGATGGTATATACGATATTACCATAAAAGGCAGTCCTTCCTCTTATTCATTTAACAGAAAGTATTTAAAAACAGATCTGATCCGTCTTAACATAGATAAGGTATGGGCCAGGTCAACTGTGTTATGTGATCATGAGGATGATGACGTTATTGACAAAATAAAAGAAATAGAGTTTCTTCTGGCTGCGGCTGAAGCTAATATGAGATTAGGGAATTTTGAAAACGTAAAACAATTATATGAAAAAGCATCTAAATTGATTTATGTTCTCAATAATTGTGAAAATTGTGGTTGTAAAATATAATTAATTAAATATCAATAAATTATGGGATGTGGATGCGGAAGAAGCAACATTGCTTCTGTTAATAAAAGTCGGGCTATAAAGCCTCAGTCGAATACGACACCTAAAGCTGATTCTAATGCGGCTTGTATTCAGAAATATGATGAACTTGCTGTCTTGGACAAGAAAATCATAGACCTTCATCGAAAATTTAGGTTTGTAGGGGGTGTAAGTAAAAGATATGCTGATATTCAAAAGTTGGTAAGAGGCTGGATTGTTAATTTAAAGAACGGGTGCCCGGATCCGGATGATCTTGCTACTTATTCCGAATACATAAATAAAGAATACGCCAGGTATTTTACCGTGAAATGATATGGCAGCTACCGGAAGTACACAGCAAATTCTTTTCCCTTCATCTTACTTATGTGAGTGTGCTGATCGTTTTATAGCATGTAAGGCTGATCAGTATCTACAATATCATAAGTATAAGGTAGGTATTAAGCCTGATATGGATACGGTTCTTAAAATAGATCGTATGAGAAGAATCGTATGTGAAGGGGAATGCGGGTTGTGCCCGGACGAGATTCAGAAATTCAAAGAAGAACTTAATAAGATCTTGTCATGAAAAAGATGTATTACAACAAAGAATACAGAAAAGCTTTCAAGAAATCGGATTGTCCGGAAGATCTTGGTTCTGAAGAAACGTTTATCGTTCATGAAGCTGAATTTTGTTCGGATATAAGCCAGGATGATGCAGATAGGAAAGCGGAAGAGTTTGCGGAGAAAGAAGGTCCGTTGTATGCTAATAAAGTAGGTGGCTGTTGCGAGGTATATTATAACACAAGACAGGAAGGAGATTTCTTTAAAAATGATTGTCCTGATGGTCAAAAACAAGAACAACCCACACATTACGTGGTAGAGGCCGGGCGTGTATGGTCTAAGTTCAGTACCGAAATAGCCAACTACGAAGCTGCGAAGATTCTTGAGCAAGAAGGGCAGGCTGCCGCTAACGAATCTGGAGTATGTAAAACCGTTTATTACAACGAAGATCAACATGGTTGGTTTAGTAAACGTTGTAAGGAAGGATGGAAGGCTCCTGAGAAATACAGGAGGATATACGCCGGTACCGTAACGTCTTTCATTAGCGTTGATGATGCCAATGAAAAGGCTAAGAAGATACTGGAAGAAGAGGGCATGAAATGGGTTAATGAAAATACCAAATGCGAGCCTGTTGTTGATGAATGCAAATTTGATTTTTGAAAATGAGCAACGTAAAATTTAATCCGACAGAAGGTGAGAATGATAAACTGGTGTCGGTGTTTTCTGAAATAAATGAAGGTCTTGATACGACTTTGAATTACACTATTTCCGATGAAGGGAATAAGGCTAAGAAGAGCATCGTAGTTAATCAAGTTGGTAAAAGGGAAAAGTTTTTATCGAAGAAAGGGGAGGAATCTGAGCCTTTTGTTTTGTCTGATGGTAATACTTTCAACGTTCTTAAAGAAGGTGCTTCAGGATCGGCATCCGCTTGGGCTGAGGATCAGCTTCCTCCAGAAGCCACGGAATCAGTTGGCGACAAAAGCCTTCTCCCTTCTTGGGATTTTTACCTTATAGACATGACTCAAAATACCGGAGACAAAGTGCGTCCGGTAGGAAAGCTTCGTAAGAATAATCTCCTTAGATTTGAAAACGGAGATTTTGCTCCTACGGTGGGCATAACCGAGGAAATGAGAGCCGAATGCGATGTGGAACTGTATTTAGATAACGGTCATAAAAATAAGTATTGTGATGCCGGAGCATTTGACGCTAAGGCTTTTTACGAAGAGTATGGCATTAGTCAAAAACTTTATAATGCTTCAGGATCAGAGGTAAGGATTTTAAGACCTTGGGAGACTACTTCAAAGAATTATAGTATATTCTTAGGATGTAGCAAGAGCCTGTACGTAGCTGATAAGATGGTTGGAAAAAGCGGGAAAATATGGTCTGGTGTGTACGACGCGGACACAGTTCCTATGCTGGATGGACTTGACCTGCGCCAGACGTGCCCTGTGCTTCCGCCCACAGCCTTATCTCCTGGACCGGTATGTACAGTAGACTCCAAGGCAAGATCTTTCTTTTTCTTGTATGAAGGAGAAACAAATTGTAAATCTGGAGCCGGGGTTGGTAACGTCTGCACAATGTTCCTAAACGGAAGAACTTATCCGAGATGCAATGATGTAAATCAAATCAATATAGCTAAGTATTCGAGGGCTAATAACGTAGATCCTGAATCTTCTTATCCTTTTTCTGAAGGTGGGTTTTTGACCTTGAATGCTTATATTATATACCTTGAAATGTTGTACGGTACTAAATACTTGGTTAATCCAGATACTTTTGGGGGTGGGATATCGAGCAACAATGGAATAGGTAATGATGTTAATTATCGCAAATACGGAGGTGTAAAGTATCGTAAAAAAGGAGAAGAGACATGGTTGTATGGATCATGGGCTACAAATTCTCCTATTATCCATTATAAACCTACTAAAAAAACTCATTTCTCTTACCTCATAAATTTAGAATATCCTAAAGAACAGTGCATGGAAAGCCAGATGGCGGCTTCTTTTGCATTTGAGGCAGGAATAGAGGAAGGATTGGAGTTCGATTTTTATGGAGGAAAATATTGGTATAAGAACGTCCAGGGAGCCAAGAGTATGGTTGAAGGTCATATGAATGTTATTGTGTTTAAGGAAATGACCGGCACTATATCAGCCTTAAACGAAAATGACGAACCGGCAGAATTTGATTTGGAAGTTATCTTAAGGATGTCTTTGTACGATGGCATGAATTTGTCTGGAGATGTCTTTAGGTATTGTGGAGGAGGATACGAACAGGTAGGGGCTTGTTTAAATGATTCTAATGTCACTCGAATAGGTAATACTATTGATATTTATATAGAGCCAGATCAAAAGAAATGGACATATGAGAAAAGGTCTACTATAAATAATGGTGAGGTTTTTGATTTTGAATCCAAATATAAGAAGATAGCAACTACCCAAAATTTAGGAGATGGTTATGTTTTACATCGTATCCCTTATACCGGATGGAAGGGTAAAAAGGGAGGAAATTATAATTCAGGAGAATGTTTTTATACATGGGACAACAGCTACTGGGCTTCATCTGTTGGTATAAAGTCCAGAGTGGCTGCTCGTTTCGGCGGTCTTGCGGCCTATGGCACTTGTTCGCCTCGTGCTCTGTATGCGCATTACGCCGCTTCTATTACGGCTCGCAACTTTTGCGGCCTTGCCCAGTTGTTATTAGACGTCAGTTAACCGCAGGTTTGATGGGTGCAACCCATTGATGGCGCAGCCATCATAAGCGCAGCGCTAAGGCGCAGCCTTATATACTATATCACGGCGCAGCCGTATCTTGTTAATATAATATTTTATAGCTACAAAACAAAAATTTAAAATATTTAATACAAATTGTTTTGTAGCTATAAAATATTATACATACATTTGCAATGTCATTAGACAACAGAGATAGTTAACATTATAAACAATAAAAATCTATTCAATGAAATCCGTTAGTCTGCTAACAAGTTTTACATTGGGATCTGACCTCTGAAATAGCAAATAACGGTTGAGAAAAAGGTTAAAAAGAATTGGCTGCTCGTTTCGGCGGTAATGCGAACAATGGCAATTGTTCGCCTCGTAATCTGAATGCGAATAACGCCGCTTCTAATACGAATCGCAACAATTGCGGCCTTGCCCTGTGTGGGCTAAAAAATTGGGTATATTCTTTTTAATCTTTCCCAGGAGTGGAGAATCAATAAAAGACAAGCGTATGAGGTTATATGATAAAAATATGATAGAGATGCGCGACGGTCGTAAGCCCGTCATTAGCCCACAACTGAAATCAGTTTCAAACTATATAGATATAAGTTTGGATGATATTAGAGAAGCATGCGAAGCAGCATTTAAAAACCATTCTAAAAAGAATGATGTTGTTAATTTCAATTCTGATTTTGATGGTAATTCGTTAAAATTGTATGAATGGTATTTAGATGGTACCTATGTTAGCAAAATCAAATATCGCAAACTTGTAAAAGAAAACAAGAATGGTAAGGTTCGTGAAATAAACAGCCCGGATCTTACCACCAGAATTTATCAGCATCTTGTTTTAGTAAAGTTAGGTCCTTTGTATTATGAGAAGGATAATATGAATGGTCTTAATTGTAAGCCGGGATTTGGCATAACAGCATCGTCTAAATCAAGGTCTCTTATTAAAAAGATGAAGCATGTTTATTATGATAGACTTGATTTGAAGTATTGTTTGGTTATAGATCAACGTAAATGTTATAACCATGTAAAAGACAAAGTGTTTAGAAAAGTGCTTAAGAACTTTATTTCAAACAAAAAGTTTATAGATTTTGTAATAGACGTAAGTTTCGTATCTGGAGAGCTGCCTATAGGGACTCCTACAAGTCCTTTCATTCATCATCTCCTTATGAAAGATTTTGATGATTTTGCAAAGAGAATAGCTCCTTTTTCATTGAGATATGCCGACGATAATTTCCTTGCTTTCTATACTAAGGAGGATGCTAATACTGCTAAATGGAGGATTAAGAATTATTGGTGGTATGAGCTTAAGATAAGATATAAAAGGCATACTTGTATTATAACAGACATGGATAGACCTCTTGATTTTTGCGGGTATGTTTTCCATCGTAACAACAAAGGCGTATCTGAGCACAATAAAGGTTATGTGACAATAAGGAAGAGGGTAGCCAGAGACGCGAAGAAGTGTATTACAAATGAAAGCTGGTCTTCTTACTTCGGTCTTTTAAAACACTGTGACAGTTATTCATTAATGTCAAAAATAGAAAATATCATGAGATTACGAGATTTAACAAGCACGATTCGTATTGATAAGAAAATGGATGCGGACAACATCGACGTAAAGAACCTTGAAGGTATTGTATTTGATATCGTGAACTACGAAATACGAAGCAATAACAAGAATGAACCAAACTGGATAAAGTGCTTGATAGGTATTCCTGAAACCAATAAAGAAGGGATTCCTACTGGCAGGAAACTCGCAAGGGAATTTCATGGTAATTATCAAGGTATAGTAAATTTTATTTCAAAATGTGAACTTACTTATGGCAAAGATGCTATTCTCCCTATTACCGATGTAGAGATAGAAAACAGATGCGGATACGTTTTTAAAGGCAGCACTAACCGCTTGGAATACATTGATTGACTTCTTATTGTGATGGTGTGAATGAAAATTATTATCTTGCACCAAAAAAAAGAAAGTCATGAATTGTAACACTTGTAAAGATGACAGACCTGATATTCTGAGATCTAATATCTGTATCGGGTCTGATCCGTGTAATGACTGTACGGACAATTGCGAAATTCTTCCAAAAGAATGCGATTGCCCGTATGGTCATTTAAGCGATCATTGCATTCATTATACAGGATGCAAGACATTCATATCCAAATTAACTCCAGGTATGCCTTATAATGAGGTTATGCATAATATAGAGCTGGTTTTTGAAAACATAGATAAGTTTTTGGATAGGATGGTTGAAGAAAATACGCTTTTAAAACAAAGGGTTGAAAAACTTGAAAAACAACTTCAAAATGGAAAAGAGTGCACAAATTGGTAAGGACTTAAGTGGTAAACACGTATATGTTCCACATGTGGACGAGACGCCGGTGCCATGCCCGGACGGATATACATGCACGAACTGCGTGTACTGCGCTGACGGCATCAACGCTGGCTACTTCAGTCTGGCTCAGAAATCTGATCTTACGGCTTTAATCAATGCAATGATATGCCGTATGGAATACCAGGATAGGGAAATAGAATTTTTAAAACAAAAAATAAATATTTTGAGTAATGGCAATAACAGGTAAATATCGAGAGTAATATATAATTTATATATTATATATAATAGTTTAAGCTATTCCGATTATTAGCCTAAGTGTTGAAACAGGCACTACGTTATTTAAGAATAGATAGTTACCTACGGATGTTTACCCAAGTCTGTAGCTCTAAGGTAAGTGATTAAACAGT